ACTACGATGATTCAATTAACCTAGCATTTGATGCTAAAATTGCCGGTAAGAGCCTCGTTGCTGCTAAGCACGAACTGCTCACCAAAACTGGTGATTTTCTATTCCTCGCTCACTCAGATCGTGAGCTTGCTCAGCGTATGCAAATGATAGAAGAAGACATTGAGAAGGTAGCTTATCGCAAACTATCAAGCATTAGTGATTCCAAGGCCAAACTAGTACGTGCTATTTTTGACGAATGGGAACTTCGTCACGCTAGCTGTGATATGTGCAAAGTTGCACATGAAGAAGATAAATGTGTAGAGTGCAATCGCAAACTAAAAACAGGCACTGCTATCACAGGTGGAGGGCTTAACCACTGTCGTGATTGTTATGTAAAAATGACTGATAATCATGAAATCCCAAAACACTGGGGCCAAATTGAAGCTTCTAAGGGTGACCAAAAGAATTGTGCAGAATGTGGTAAGCCTGCTACCCACAAGGATGTTCGCGGTTATTTGGAACTTTGCGACAATTGCGCTAAGTAATATTAATCTAAATTAGGTTAATATGGCTTACAATTCTAAAAATAGTGATGCTTTTATTATAAAGCTTGCTGAGTCAGAAGAAGTATCCAACCCTGATGTTATCTCGCAAGATGATATTGACACGGTATTCTCTGGCCTTGTAGACACGCCCCTACCCGAATTGCTTAAAGGTTTAATTGAAAAAGGTCATAAATCACCTAATAGTTTTCCCATTAAGATCAAAAAAGAAAAAAACGAGCATCTAGCTAATAAGTTTAATTCTAGTAAGATAGCTAGTGAATCTACTTTTGATGAAGAAGATTGGGAGCAGATGCACCCTGATTGGGCTAACGAGTTTAGTCCAGGTGAAGAGTCAAGCCACGAAATTGTATCATTCGGTGGTGAAGATATTGAAGGTGGACCAAGGGTAGAAACTAGTGGTGCTTCAGAAGAAGACGAAACAGAAGAATACGAAACAAAGAATAGAAACCAGATTGATTGCCCTAATTGTTATGGCGTTTCAAAGCATAACAAAGATAAATTTGCTATTTATACTGAACCACATTGTAAGGGATGCCCAACTAAGAATTGTGGAAGCGATCAAAATAACGTATCACCACACTGTGCTGGTTGTGAACTTCTTAATCATGGTTGTAAGGGTCGTGACAGAGCATATTATGAAGGCGATAAAGACGCTGAATGTCCTGTATGCCACAACGAAGGAACTATTACTAAAAGAGATAAGCACTGCTTAACTTGTGACGATAAGAAATGTAAAGGCCCAGACCCACTGGCAAAAGGACATGGCCATTGCTATGGTTGCAAAGACCAAAAAGCACCAAATGATTATCACTTGCCTGAGGCACCTTATTCAGAAATATTTAACCCAGGTCAACACACAGTTCCTGAAGATGATGAATTTGATGATTTTGAAAGACATGAAGAAGACGAAGACATGTCATCTGGCTTTGGTGGCGAAGGTGCTCCTGTAAGAAAAAGAGACCTAAGTAGTGCTGTTGTAGAAAAACCACGTTATGAGAAGCAAGAAGAATCTAGCCGACTTGATTCACCTGTTTCTTTATCAAAATCAATGAGAATTAATGAAATTGCTCCTAAAGAACAAGATGCTCCTAAAGAAGATAGATACGAAGTAACTGAAAAGAACCAACCAGTACCAGTTCTCAAAGCAGAAAAGCATAATCCATGGTGTAAGTGTGGAGGCTCAGGTATTGTTTCTAACCCGGAAGAAATCGCAAAAATTAACGTTAGCGATGAATTTAAAAATGGTATTGCTAATATTAAGAACACTGCAAAAAACGACGAAGAGGCATCGAACAGGAAACAGCAGTTTATCCTCGATCAATATAAGTGTAAGGAAATGTAATGCCTAGATTTCAACACACATCACGACAAGATCCTAGACAACCGCATGTTGGTATATGCCAAGTTCAACATGATAAAAATAAGTACGATGAAGAAGGTTTTAAAACCATCTACAACAAAACAAAAGAACAAATGGGTAATTGCGATGCACAAGATAGAAATTACCAAGACGATGGTTACGAGAGTGACCCAGAAGAAACATTGCAGGCTAAATTTACTAGAACTAATTTGCCGAATGCTATTACAGTGATTACTGAAGCTGGTGAAAAATACACACCATCTTGTGCCGCGCACGCATCTCATTTTAGAGATACTCAACTAAGAAACATTGCTGATCTTCAAAACATTCGACCAGATCTAAACGAAGGTGAGTCCAATGAAGCACGTTGGCACTTTTCAGAGCGTTCCAAGAAGTTCTTAAGCAGAGCCAACCAGAATTGGAATAGTTTAGTTAAACTAAGAAGAATTAATAACTTTAATAGTGGTACTGAGAACGTTGGGCCTACACCACAGGTTATACAACCTAAAAATACAGAAAAAAGTTCAATTTCTTTACCTGCGAATGAAACTCCAGTAGCTTTACCAGTGGACTTGAAAGGTATGCTTAAATCACCTGACAAGTACAATGGTTGGTTAGACGACATAGAAGACTAGTTATGTTTAATTTTTCTTTCAATAAAAATAAAGTAAAAGTAGCAAAAGACACCAGACAACCAATGGTGTTTAACTTATCACAGCTTCTTGCTCAACAAGAAGAAGCAGACAATAATGAATACGATAAGAAACGTCAAGAAAAGTCTAGGCAAAAGATTGAACATCTTGATGCCCCATATGCTATCTATAGTGGCGACCCAGATTATCACGTAACTAGAAACCCTAATGTAGAGCCAGGTAAGTGGAATTTTGTTCACCACACAGAAATTGGGAACGATAGAACAGGCCGCTCAATTGCAAGAGATCTTAAATCAGAATTAGAAAAGATTGATTCACCATACGAAAAAACTTTTCTATCGCCAGACCAATACGCTCATGATGAAAAGATGACTAAGTTAGCACCTAAAGGTATGCTTGGCTATAGGTTGAAAAAAGAGAATCAACCAATACGTTCTGATAACACGTCTATTAGAGAATTTCATCAAGTACTGAACAATGCAGAAATACGTGGAAAAATGCGCCAGCGGGTAGGTGAATTGCCATCAATAAATGCTCCTGAGTTCGATCCAACTCATCCTCTTAACCTTATTGCTACTCATGGTGGCCAAACTGCAATTAAAAAGATGTTCACTGACCAAGTCCCATACCTTACAGCAAATCCTGGCGAGAACATTTGTGTTTGCGGTAGAGAAGCTAGCAAGCACACTGATGAAGCAACTGCGAGTGAGCATCATGGTAAGATTGGCGAGCATTTAGAAACACACGAATTTACTCCACAATATGTAAACACTGGCGATGGAGAATATTCAAAAGGTTCTGAATCTAGAGCTTCACAATCACCTTTGCGTTTTGCTGCTTTACCATCAACAGATAAAGATGGGAACCGTACTCTAAAGAGTAGAAAAGTTGATGAAGGCATGAATGCTGAATCAATGCCTATGGTTCTTGTTGGCACTTCAGCAGCTAAATTTAATCGTGTTACAACTTCTGAACCACCTGGAACAATTAATAACTTTCAAAAAGCAAATGTTTCAAGAACAAAGTGTTCACATTGCACCAATGGTAGAGTTGACCCTTATAAGAGATCTAATAACGTTCACTGTGAAAATTGTATGCCTGGTAAAATAACCATGAAGACTATAAACGAAAACGGTAAAGAAAAAGGTATACCTTACACTGTAGGAATGGGTGGAGGAAAAGTACGTTATTTAGACCAGAAGGATGCCCCCAATTGTGAAAATTGTAAGGGTAAAGGTTACACACTTAGTAAAGATAAAACAGCAAGTGATTTAGAAATACCATGCAGAGCTTGCAAAAGCACAGGTAAGCAAATTGAAACCGTTGAAGGTTCTGGTACTCAATGCACAAATTGTAATTCACACAATTCATCAATAGATACAACCCCTGGAAACTCATGCAAATATTGTGATGGTAAAGGTTATTCTAAAGAAGAAACAGTAAAGATACCACAGAATATTAAATTGGATGTTAGCAAAACGCCATTCGAAGGCAACCCAATTATCATGCGACCATTCTCAAAAGAATCGAGCGAAGAATCAACGGGAGTTGATGGATACTTGGGTCATGGTAAGAAGTCATGCACTAGATGCCATGGTAATGACGAGTACCAAACAGAAGATGGAAAACCTTGTAATTGTAGAATCGGTAGCTTTTCCAATGAAGACCATATTGTTGCTCCAAAGGGATCACGTTATATTTTCCCAGATCATATTGAGTTGCCTGCAGATCATTTTCTTAAAGCACTAGCGTCTGTTTACCCTGACCACGCTACTAACCCACATAGCATTAAGGATCTTAACAATACATCAGACCCAATAACTGGTACCTCACCAAATAACCCAACTGGTCATCGTTATGAGACTGCTGATGGTAAAAACTACGAAGCACATAAATTTACTCATCTATGGAACCCAGGCGTTAGTGTAACACCAGACATGTTAGCTGAACTTAATAAACAAAGTGCAGTGCACCACAGCAGTAAGAATGCTAAATATACTGCGGCTAGTGCTGATCTAGAGCTTGTTACTAACTTTGTTAGAGATAATTTACAAAGAATGCCAATCAATATTACTGGTAGAAAACAAAGTATCATGAGAAAGACTGAAGCATTACCAGGCGGAAGAACTAATCCTAAGTCATTCCACCCAGCTGTTCAACCAGCTATCTCTAAAGTTGAGAGTGCTATTGATGAACTTGGCGATAGTGATCGTGAAAAGTTTAGTCCACTTCTTGATGATGTTTACCAAAAAGCTTCACATGTTGCACACGATAGAGAAGTAACTGGTAAATTGGATAGCCCACATTACGATGAATATCAGAAGAGTATACAAAAAGTATTGTCTACTGTTAGTAGATTCCACGGTGATGAAAAAGCACAAAAAGTACAAAAAGCTTTTACTAGTTTGCCAAACCAACCTGTACCTCCATTAGAGACTGTCAATGAGGAAAATGTTAATGCTTAGAAAAAAATTTAATGCTAAATATGCTAATGATATGAGCTTCTTGAATGAAATGGGTATGAACATTATTGACCCTGACGCGTTATCAGATATTGAGAGTGGCGATGAGGGAACAGAAGATAGTAGAACAAGGCCAGTTTACGTATATTCAAAAGATCCTAATAGAGTTCAAAGAGAACCCAATGAAGTTATCATGGATCAAAAATCTTCTATACCAAAATTAAAAGAATTAACTAATGCTATCCGTAATCGTAAGTCTCCTAAATTAGATTACTTACATGAACATGCAGAAAATATTTTTAATATTGGTGCACATTATGCATATATGGACATGGTTGCTCGTAATTCAGCATACGCATGTCCAACTTGTGGTGGTAAAAAAAATGGTGGTAGAAAAAAACTACCAGCATCAAGAATTAAAGAACAAGCATCAGATGTTTGCCCAACTTGTAAAAATACTGGTCATACATTAACTAACCCAGAATTAAATATTTTTGATATTAAACAACAAGCTGAGAATTACAACACTGCTCTTAGTTTTCACGATACTTATTGTACAAGTAAGCGTTGCCACAATAGATGCCAATTTAAAGAAGATATTGATAAGCATTGCCGTACCGGTATTCCTCTTCATGAAATTAAGAAAAAGGATACTCACCTACGATCTGGAACAACTAATGAATGGTTGATTAATAACTTAAGGCCAAAAGTTGTACACGATGAATATAAAGGTTTTTCTCCATTTCTTCGTGCAGTCGGTGGCCGTGAAGATGACCCCTTGCAAGAGGGTGACTTTGTACACTTTATTAATCATGATACTATCAACCCTGGGAATACTCTTAAAAAGAAGGATGAAGGTTTCCACAGATTTAAAGAAGAATATGACGAACAAGGCAAACCAACTGGTTCTTGTGCTGTAAAAGATTGTGGTAAAGAAAAATTTAATATCAATCACATTGAAAGACAAAAATTACCAAGCGATGAAAATATTTACGTTAAAGGTGGTCGTGATAAGCAAAGCACCGGTATTATAGCTAATATTAATCCTGATGGTACCGGCGATGTCTTTCAATATTATCGTCCAATTAAATTTGTTCAAGAAGAAGTAAATCAACGAGAGAATGGGCATCCAGAACGTGCTATCAAATTTCACAGCGCATACGATGGTATGAATCTACGTGGTGAAGATGATAAAGAAACAAGAGATCTTCAACATCATCTTAAAAATTCATATAATGAAATCATGCCACTTATTGGTGAACGTTCACCTTTATCATCTACTAACTACGGGAGATGGAGGATTCAGCGTAATGTTCCTCTTTCTAGAGCAGTTAGATTATCTCCAATAACTGCACCTTTAGCTGCTACATCAGGAGTAACTACAGAAGTTGTTCCTAAAAGCAAGATTAAGGGTGTTTATCCTGGTGGATCTTGGCTACCAAAAAGAAAAAAGAATTCCGATGGGGTTACACCCCCAGAGCCTAAAACTAGAGTGGACATCATTCACCGTCAAGCAATGGGATGTAGTACAGACGAATTACGAAATATACCTTTGAAGACTAATGACCCTGATACCATTGAAGAATTTAAAAGATTCTCATCAAGATGGGATCAAAGACTAGGTATAAAGCCAGGGCACCCGCTTAGCATTAGTTCAATAGAACCTGGCACAGCGGTGAGTGAACAACATAGAGCACCTACAAAGAGTATCGAAGAAAATACTGCACCGAAGTCTTTTAATAGCGGATCCTTTAGCCAACTTGAGATACCAACAGTAGAAATACCTGGTGCACTTAAAATGACTCATACTCCAGAACAACAGAATGATATGCTTAACGTAATTGAAGGTCATATAGGTAGAAAACTACAACCTCATGAGCGCAACCAGGCTATTGAGGGTATTAGAAAAGATAATCACATCAATGGTGGGCTTAAAGCAATTGGTCAAAAAGTTGATGAAGACGAAGAGGAATAATTATGGAAAATAAGAGAATAAGCTATGTAGAGCCAATTGATGCACCTGCAGGAAAAGCTTGCCGTGGTTGTGACATGCCAAACACTGTGGACAATCCGGTTGTCCTTCAAGGTCATGCACCTGATGGTAGGCCGCTTTATGGCCACTCAGGATGTTCTTCTTTGATGGGATCAGAAGAAAAGACTACTGCTCTCCCAACCCCCATTGCAGGTAACCTAGGACTTATTCCAGGCTACAAAGAAGAAACCGAAGATATTTGGGCATTTGCTACAAAGTCTGTATTCAAGATAGATCAGACACAGGACGAAATTAGTACACAATTAGAGAAAGATACTAAGGAAGTACCAGCTACAACAGTAGATGCAACACAACCTTACAATTCCAGTGGCGCCCCAGTGATGCCAAAACACTAAAACAATGTAATTTAACAAGATATATACCATAGTGTATGTATCCAAGTACAGGAGAAATCATGGAACCACGTTTTAATATCAGAGTTGCAGACATGGCAAACCCGGACAATAATTTCCAGGACCCAAACCAGCAATGGAACGGTGACTTTATCGACCAAGACAGCAACCACTTCGAAAAGAATATGGATGCTTACATGCAACAGCGTCAAGGATTGGGCGACCAGATCCAACGTTATGTTGACGAATCACACATGCACGCTCAGGACGCTAATCCTGCTCAAGACCGTGCTTTGATGGTTATGGAGCCAGAAGTTGCTGGCACTGGTGACCTTCAGCTTGCTCCAGTTAAGGCTTCTAAGCTTGCTTCACAAGCTAATGGATTCCGTAACGACCAGGCTCGTGTTGACTTCACACTTGGCATTGTTGCTAAGGCAGAAGCAGGAACGCTAGTTAATTCACGAGTTGTTGCTGAAACACCTACTACTAAAATAGCCGGTACGGTTATTGCTGTTGGTGACTCTGAGTTTGCCGTTATCTGGGATGACAAGACTGCTTCAGTAGAACGCAAAGGCGACTACGAACTCGTTTTCTCTAACTAAGGATCCGACTAACTAAAAAATATGTTTAGATCACAGAAAACTAAGATCGTTTCTACTCCAGTAGAAGAGGTCCTTGAGGTTGAAGTACCAGCTACGCTAGTCGAACAAACAGTAGCTAACATAGAATTCTTAGCGATTATCTCACAGAATGATGAAACAGCCGAAGGCCGTTTAACTGATTATGATGGGAATGCCTATGTTTATTCATGGGATTTTAAGTCAAAAAGAATAGTTAGGTTGACTGGGGAAAGAATTGATTTTCTTACCTGGTCGTTATGTGATCAAGTACTACAAAAGTACTACAACAGAACTGAGAAGCCAATTGAAGAACCAATTGGCCCACAGATCGAACAAGCAGTAAATAAGGTATTGGCTCCTCTAACTACTTCTGTAAAGAATGTAGAGGGCAAGATTGAAAAGGCATTGACTGTAAAGGCTCCCCAGCCAGCTCCTGTACAAGCTCAGCCAGCGTCTAGACCACAATCTGTTCAGTCAGCACCTGTTGATGCACCAGCAGTAAATGTCGCTGATGATGATATCAGCGTAAATGCTTTGAGGTATTTGCAAGATTCCAATGTGAATGACCTCGGTATAGATTATATGAGCCTCTAGGAGATATTATGCAGGCAGCAGAAGGCAAAGGACCCAAGCAAATTAAGAAGCCATATGTACTTGGCCAATTTACTACCGTTTATGGCAATGATGGTACCCCAGGTACAGTTAATATAGCAAACCCTCCCTATTCACCTGTTGTAGGTGCAAATAGCACTATCAGTGGTGGATCTAGATGGAATGGTGGAATGGTTGGATCAAACGTACCAGGGCTTAACCTAAACGTTAATGGCAACGGAGCAACCGATGTTGGTTTTGTTTGTTCTCCAGACCCTTCGATTACTCCAACTGACCTTGAAACGCTTTATGCTGGTTTCTGGGCAGAAGCAGGTTTTAGTGGAACTTGTTTCCTACAACTGCAAGGTAGCAACAATAGAAGTTATCAGAATGCTGATTATAACTCACCAGCATGGATTACTATTTTGACTGGTACACTTACTTCTACCAGTGGTAACGTTACATTCACGTTGAACAATACTTCAGCTACACAAGAGACTCCAAAAGTAGCTTATCGTGTCACAGCTAGTGGTGGAACAGGAATTATTGATTGGGCTATCCCAGGTCTATTTACTGACCTTAGTGCTATGTCTATCGGAATTAATGCAGCTGATGCCAATGGAAATATTGGTCAAATGAGCACTCAAGGACCACGTTATCTTGCTATTTCTGGTGGTCAAGTTACTGCAACGGTAAATGGAACACCACCATACACAGCAACTGCTAACAACGCCGACTACATCGCATCATAAAGGACTTGACATGGAACGACAACAGAATGTAAGATTAAGCAACATCCGTAGAGTTGGTGCAAACTTTGATTTCAACGGCAACCCAATCACTCAGAACAAATCAGGCGGTATCGTTCGATTCAGTGGAGATATTGGAATGTATAGTTGTGGGCACCAGTCTATACCTGGTGTTGAAGTCTGTAGCTGCCAAGCTTACTAGAAAGCCTTACTAATGTCGCAAAAAGACTGGAGTGCTTCAGCGGAATTTAACCGTATGAAGTCAGCCGGTATTACACTACCTAAGAACCCTATTGCTGGGCGTGTAGCCGCACGTGACATGTTAAAGCGTGCCGCAACACCTGGATCGATGATGAATGAAGTCGGTCCTATGGCAGCCGCTATGGGTGGCACTACGCAAGGTCGTGATCGACTAAATAAACTTGGTAGCAGTGGTCACATTAATCTAGAAGGTATTGCTAACACTCCCAATCGTAGATTAGCTGCAGCAACTGGATCAGATGCTCAATGGGCATTACCAAAACTGCATGACCCATTTGAATACTGGCGTGAACGCACCTGGTGGTTCAATATGGAGGACCCAGATGAACAAACACGTAAGATCAGAGACTGGGCCAGACTTCTCTACACGACTCATCATTTGGTTCCTGGACTTATTGATATCTATACGAGATTCCCACTCTTAGACATTGAATTAGTTCACCCAGATAAGCGTATTAGCGATTTCTACAACGACCTTTTCTTCGATGGTCTTAATTACAATGAATTTCTTTATGACCTTGGTCGTGAACACTGGACCGTTGGTGAAGTGTTTGCTATGGGTTCTTGGCACGATGGTATCGGTGCTTGGGAAGAAGATGAGATTATCAACCCAAACGATGTTATTGTTGCAAAGAACAGAGCTCTAAGAACTTATCAATACCACGTTAAAGTACCTGAAGAGATTAAGCGTCTTATTGAACGCCGTGATCCCCCTCAGGAGTATGCAATGCTTATGCAACTTTACCCAGATGTTGTTGCGTGGGCTCGCCAAGATAAAGAAATCCCTGTTTCAGATGTAATTATGAAGCAGATCAAATTTAAGACTAACCCTTGGAGCGAGCATGGTACTCCTATTCTTTTACGTGCTTTTCGTATGCTTATGCTGGAAGAGAGCCTCAACGCTGCTCAGGATGCTATTGCTGACAGACTCTATTCTCCTCTTATTCTTGCTACTCTTGGTCTCCCGGACGTAGACCAAGATGGTCCATGGATCCCAGACGCTCAAGAACTTCAATCATTGCGTGATGACTTGTCTATGGCAATCAACTCAGACTTCCGTTTAATGACTTACCACCATGGACTAACGATCCAGAATGCATTTGGTCGTGAGAGCATGCCTCGACTTGACCAAGACTTTCTCCGTGTACAAACTAATGTTATGGGTGTATTCGGAATTGGTAGTGACCTTATCCAAGGTGGTCAAGGTGGAACATATGCATCAGGTGCACTTAACCGAGAGTTAATTACTCAGATGCTCTCTACCTACCAGCACAAGATTGAACAATTTATTCGTAGTCGCATGGAACCAGTAGCAGAAAGACAAGGTCACTATGAAATGCGCAATGTCGGTGGTCAAATGGTTCCTGTTATGGAAACTGTTCTCATGGTTGATGAGGAAACAGGTGCTGAATACGTTGAAGAACGTCCAAAGCTAGCCATTCCAGAAGTTCGTTTCCGTAGTATGAACCTACGTGACGAGACAGTAGAACGTGGATTCCTACAGCAGTTGAGTGCTTCAGGATTCCCAATTTCCCTCAGCACTCTTGCAGTCAATATTCCAATTGACTTTGATGATGAAATTGAATCACGTAAAGAAGAAAAAATTAAGACGGTTGTTGCTGAGCAGCAGTTCAAGAAAGAACTGTTCAATCGTCTATATACGCTACAACTACCTATTCCACCGGAATATGTACAGGAATACCAGGCCTACCTTGCCATGTTGGAAGATCCATCACTAGGAGCACAATTAGCTCCTGGTGCTATGGCTGGTCTTGTTACACCCCCAAGCGCACCTAATATGACTGGCAATACTGCTGGTAATAGCGATGCTGCTGCAGGAGCACAAGTCTACCCAAGTATCAACCAAGAGGCAGCACAAGAACGTCAACGTCCTGAAGAATCATACGAACAAAGAAAGTCTCAACCTAAGCCTTCTAAAAAAGGTCCAAAGAATGGTCCTAAAAAGAAGACAGCGTCAGTCGCTGGTTGGGATGAATATGATGATGATTCATTCGAGACGGTTACTTATGGCGACCGTATGAAATTTGCTGTACCTTTTGAACAAAAAAAGCGCAAGCGTATGAAGCTTGCTAAAGGTATGAGAATTATCGCTGACGGTAGCTACGAAAAGTTTAACGAAGACGAATTTAAGCAACACCTTGCGAATGCATTGAACGATGATGATTCAATGATACAAACACCAAGCAATCCAGCGCATTCAGGAAATCCTATTGCTGATTCAGCTGGTAAGAATTCTGCTGGCGGAGATAGTGGATTTGATGATCCAGCTATCATACAAACTGATCCAACAAAAGAAACAGGATCAGAACAATAAGAAGATTTATAATCATTCTTATAACGCACTAATTAATAGATATCATATTATCTATTTTGGAGAATATATATGAGCACGCTCTTTAATAATGAAACACCACGCATTCTTCCTAAGACAGCTTTTGATAAGAAAAGTTTTCTTGAGATCGTTAGTCCACTAGTAAAGCTAGACATTATTAAAGAAGGCGAAGGCCGTAAGTGCCGCAATGCTCACAAACTTGATCTTACTAATAGTATTTACGAAAAAATTGATGAATAAGTATGTTAGCATCCTCATTCTTCAATTCTTCAAATGTATGGTTTGGCTACATAGCTAATGCTTTCTTTACCGTAGGTGCTCTTGCAGCATTAGCTAAAGTTGTTCAAAAGTATTTTACTCATCACAGTTCTAAAGAGCTAAGCCGTATTGAAGAAGAACTTGCTGTTACTAAAGCAGATATGGACGACAAGCTAGAACAGTTACTTTCTCAGCACCGCAATAATGGTGGATCTAGTTCTAAAGATCAGTGGGACCGTGTAGAGAAAAAGGTTGACGGCATTGGCCGTGATTTGAACCGTCATCTAGGTTACCACGAAGGTTTACTAGATGCGGACGATTAAGAAGGTAAGTCACTGGGACTTCCACCCAGAGGTAAGATCTGGCAACGAAAGAACTTTAGGTGAAAAAGCTGCCGATGTTATGCGTCACGGCATGGGATCATGGCCTTTTGTTTTTTCATTTGTAATTATTATGGCAGCATGGATGTTTTATAACGGTATGTCAAAACATCCTTTTGATGTTTATCCGTTTATTCTTCTCAACCTTATGCTTTCAACATTGGCAGGATTGCAAGGAGCTATCCTTTTAATTGCTGCTAAAAGAGCAGATCGTATTGCTGCAGAATTAGCTGCGTATCATTTAAAGGTAAGTGAAGATCACCAAGATATGCTACAACAATTGACTGAACTATTAAAAAATAAAATTTAACACAACTTTAAACATTACAACGATGTAACGCAACTGTTAGCTTATCAAAGGCTTTGAAGATGATAAAATTTGGTGCACCCACTGTAACCCTAATGGGAAGAGAGACTCTTGCTGGCCATAGCCAGTCTATTGAGCTGCACAACGTTACATTAGATGATTTTGATTTTACACCAGAACCTGGTTATGTTTATGCGGTGTCTAGAGCTATTAGTTCTAGAGTAAATGCTAACTACGACGCTTGGCCTGTAGACCAGATCAAGAAAAGCTACCGCACTTTTGTTGGAAGACCAATCTATGTAGAACACAATAACAGTGATCCAGAGCGTGCTCGAGGAGTTATCCTCGATGCTGTTTATCGTGAATCTAAGCTAGCAAGTGGTATTACTGATGCTAGTGTTTATTGCTTGATGGAAGTTGATGCGCAATCATTTCCTAAATTAGCAAACGCAATTATGGAGGGACAGCTTAATGCAGTAAGCATGGGAGCTGATGTAGAAGGCACACAATGCAGTGCCTGTGGTAAGTACGCTAGCAAGCCTGCTGAGTACTGCACCCACATCCCTCGTTTAAAAGGTCGCAATGTAACTGTTTACAAACAAGGGAAGCGTATTGACAGCCTTGTTTATGAAAGTTGCATTAAGCCAAATTTCTTCGAGCTTAGCTTTGTTTTTGAACCAGCTGATGAGAGTGCTTGGCTACTGCAGAAGAAACGTTATTAACAATGCCAATCCTTAAAGTTTCTGAAACTCTAAGAAAAATGGCATTGGAATTAGTTCGTGTACCTATTTCCATTCTTGGTGACTGCCCGCAGTGCCAAGGAAATGGTTACAGAGATGGTATTTGCCCGGATTGTAATTACATCGATCCTAGGGTTATGGATGCTATCAACGAGTGGCAACAGGCTCAAGGTATTCAACAAAAAGCTGCTTTTAGAAGTTTGTCTTTTGTAGATATGTTACCTGATGTTTCAAAAGCAAAGGTAAAATGCCCAAAATGTGGTGACCTTACATTTAACAATGATTCGCTTAAAAAAGGTGAATTATCAGGATCTTGCGAAAATCCTGGATGTGGTCATGAAATTGCTGGAGCTTTAGGATTTAAAAGACCTAAGTTTCTGGGTATAGATCCTAGGATGATGAAAAAAGTTCAACGTAACTTTTTGAGTCCTGCAGGAATAAAGATCGAAAAAAATAAAAACAAGCTAAAAGAAAGTTCCAAGGATGTTTCTGATCTTGGTGCTTTACAAGATGATTCAATGAACGCTAGCATGGATGCAACGACTCGCATGAAGAATATGCTCCAGCAAAGTGCTCAAATGGATGCACAAAATAAAAACGACGAAAACGCCGAAAGCAAGGAGCTATAATGAGCCGTTTCGATGATGAGCTGATCAAGCAGGCAGACAATGCCTACCAGCAACAGGTAGGAGAGGGTAAGACAACAACTCCTCGCCAAGAACCATACAACCAAGTTGACACTATCAATCTTGACAGTGGCTTTGGTGCTCCTGAAAAGGCACCAGCTCCTGTTGATGAAGTTGCTGACTGGATTGCTAACCAACCAATGATGCGTCAAATAGATGTTCGTGACCTTGACGCTGCCGACCAAGGTGAAATCATTGGTGGGCCTGGTTCAAGTGCTGTTTACGCAGAAGGAGGACCAGTGTATGCTGGAAAGAACCCAATCGATGAAAGTCTTTACAATGTTTACAAGTCTTCACGTGAAATCCGTGATGCAATTGAAGCACAAACTGATTTTGACTTCTCTAACCTAATTACTGCTGCTAATGATGCAGCTACTGTTCTTCGTTTCGCTAGCGCCAACGATGAAGTTAATCAAGTTGTTGGTACTGTTGCTAGTATTGTTCTTGACATTGAGAACGACCTTGCTACTACTGGTGACTACCGCCAAGCTTCATCTGATCTAACTCAGCTTGAGAGCCTTCTAGAAGACATCAACAAGTTTGCTACCGCTGATGGTGATACTGACGACAAGAAGTCTGAAGGCGATGCAGTTGCTGATTCAGACGACAATAAGACTGCTAAGAAGAAGTCTGAAGACGAAGACGAAGACGAAGAAGAAGAATGCAAGAATTGCAAGGGCAAAGGTTGCGACAAGTGCAAGAAGTCAAAGAAGAAAGCTTCTAACGGTAACCAAGAATCACTTCAAGTTGTAGACGTTCGCGATCTAGATGATCAAGCTGGCGTTTGGGACCGTGATGAACTCATGGCTGCTGACCACAAAACTGATGTTCTTGTGCCTGAAGATGTAAACGGTGAAGACGCCGGTTACGTACCATTCTACAATGATGGTGCTGAAACTGGTCGCACACCACAAGAAGACGAAGATCGTACCCCATGGCCTTACGATGGCACTAACCCTGCCCTCGCTCCATACGCCGGTACAGTCGCCGCGGTACAAGCCTCACGTGAGAAGATTTTTGAAAGTCTTCAAATCGTAGAGCGTCTTGAGAAGCTTGGAATGGTCCAACACGATGACCGTGCTAAGCACATCGCAAAGTTTGAGCAAATGTCGGATGCAAAGCTTGCTGGATTCAAAGCTAGCCTCGACATGCTCGAAGAGTCTGGGGCCCGTCAACCCCGGAGCCAGAAAGTGGCAAGTGGAAGTAATCGCTTGCCAGAAATGGGTCGGTTGACAACGGCCTCAACAGTTACTCGTCAGGACATTCAGTCTGACGATTGGCTGATGACACTTTAATCATCCCTAACTAAGGAGAAAGAAAAATGCTGCAACTAAATAGCGTAGCTAACGTTGGGGTTCACCGTACGTGTACTCCATTGTACGAAAAGTACGAGGCTACTCCATACAACACGTTCCTGGACCCATCAGACACAACCAATATCTACTCAGGTATGGTTATGTACCGTACCGGACCTGACACAGTAGCCAATGCTGGTACTGCTGTTACCGTTACTGGTGCAAAGCCTTTCGGTTTGTCTGCCCTTGACCGTAACCCAAACATTGATGACGTAACTCAGGTTGGAATTAACGCATGGGCTGTATGGCTCGGCGGTTCTAACGCCTTCTTTACGCTCACTGCTCCGGCTTTTGACACAACTCAAGCTTACAACGTTCTTACTACTGGTGTGCGTACACTTCTGTACACTAACGCCAATGGTCAGATCACTTCAGCTTCAGGTACTGCAAGTACTCTTGGTGCTGTTCCAGTAGCTGAGTTGATTGATGTAATCAGCCCAACGCAGATCACTGTTCGTCTAATCCCATTCGGCGCTACCGCCTAAGGGTTTTTGAAAGGAAATATAATAATGAGTTCAATTACTCCTAATGGTGCTGTAGCCGATCACTTGGCTCCACGTACTGCTAAGAAGTCTGACGATTATGTTGCAAGCATTGTAGAGGCTCAAGAGCGTCTCGCTTCAGCAACTGGTCGTAAGACAGCTACTCGTGAAGAGAAGCAACGCCGTCTTGCAGGAATCCTTGCAGACAAGGACAACTACATGGTCCGTCTCGGACAGGGTATGATTGGTCCTATCCAGCTTAAGCTTCGTTACCAGGGTATGACCCGTAACGTTCTTCTGGAAGATCCACTAACACCTGGTGTCCCAGTTATGTACGATGTACTTGACGAATACGGTCAGGCTTACATTCTTTCTGGTAATGAAGGTGAAGTTCGCGTCACCCCATTCGAAGGTAAGAAAGTTCCAGTCCGTTTGTTCCGTATTGCTACATTCCCTCAAATTAAGAAGGAAGACCTCTGGTACCTACGTGTTAACATCGTTGAATACGCTCAGGACATGTCAAAGCAAGCTATCATGATGCAGGAAGACGCACGTCTTATCACTGTTCTTGAAGCTGCTATTAACAACTACGCAGTTGACCCTAACCACACTGTTTCACCTAACCACATCGTTAACGAGCTTTCAGGATACATTACTCCTGACTCACTCTACGACCTCGTGGCTTTGATTGAAGTTCACCAGTTGGAGGCTTCACGTCTATTGTTCAACCCAATTGACTACCGTGACCTCTACAAGTGGGACATCAACCAAACAGGTTGGGCATTCAAGGACCGCGTTGTTGCCGGTGAGCGTATCGTTCAATTCGGTGGCTTCCAAGTACAACGTTCAATCGAAGTACCACAGGGTACAGTTTACATGACACCATCACCAGAATTCCTCGGTGTGTTCCCAGTTATGTACTCACTCGATGTTGAAGAGAACCACACACCTGAGAAGTTCCACAAGGGATGGGTAATGGACGAGCTCGTTTCAGAGATCGTACTCAACCCACGTGGTCTTGGTAAGATCGTTAAGGCTTAGTCTTAACACATCTAGGTGGGGTATAGGTTATATAATAGCTTATACCTCACCAGGATGTAAAACTCGCATTAAAGAAATACCCTCGAAGTTGCAATAACTAGGTATCGAAAATCTCTTTACCTACCTAGGGAGAAATCCCCTTGAAGATAGGAGCATTAAAATGGCAAGAACAGTATCACGTAGTGGTGACAATGGCGAATCAACTCCAGTTCCAGTAGTGGACTTGGGTGGATATGTTGAAGATCACCGTCCGGATCCTGCTGATCTAAGCAAGGCTCGTGCAGCTGCACCAGTCGCTTTCACCGGTATGCAAGAAATTAACACTGCAGACTGGATTGAGAACTTGATGGACAGTGGAACGGTGTTTTCTAATCCTAAGGGTAGCTTTAAACTAGCTGGCCTTGGATACCACGGAAGCATCCAACCTATTCCAACTGAGATCCGCCAGGACCCATATGTACTGAGAGCCGTACAACGTGGCCGCATTGCTTTCCTCAGCGAAGAGCAGGCTATGAATAAGATCGCTGATTTGAAGGATGAAAACAGTACTAGTGAAAGTCACATGGATCACCTCCGTGACAGTCTAGCTGCTGGTGCTAGTGACAACAATGGCATGTACAAGATTGACTTGCCAGATGAAGCTGAACCAAAGGGACCAAGCCAGTCTTGGGAACAGGTTTGGGACAATAGCACAAGCACTCCTACTAAGCCTAAGAAGAACGCATAACAACCGGTGGACTGCAAAGCTCCACCCTTATAAGGAGCTTAAATGAGCGACGAAATTAAGAACACAGTTAAGCCTAGTAACGTTGGTGCTGAGCCTGTTGGCGCAGTAATCCCAAGCGGTACAGTGCTCAGCGGTACAACAATCTATAATGAACCATGGTTCAGTGTTTGGTTGCCACAGACATTCCCTGGAACTGTTACTGGTGGTGTAGCACAACCTACCTTGAGCGGTACTGGTTACCAAGGTGCAAACAATGTCGGTCTGGTATTCCAGAACGATCAATACAACACAACCGTGAGAGGATTCTAACATGGCTATTACACCAAACACAGCAATAGAACAGGCTAATAAGCAGGCGCTACGTGGAGTAGCACGCGGTGGTTTTAATTCATACGCACCTTCTGCTATTGACCCTACTGTTTACGTAAATGCTGCTGCTACTACTAGTGGTATTCTTGAACTCGTAGTTCCTGCAACTGGTGCTACTACTTTCACAATCAGTGGCCCTAATGGAACTACTGCTACCCTTACTGGTACTGCTACTGGTACCCAGGTTAGCGGTTTGGTTTCTGCTCTTGCTGCTGGTCCACTTTCTGGTTACACATTTTATGTAAACGCCGGTGGTGCTAACTACATCAATGGTACTACTACAACAATCATCGTTCCTTCCGGAGCTGCATTGCTTGTTGTATCTGGTACTGGTGGTGCTGTTCCTACCATTACTGCACTTGCATTCAGTGGTTCAAACGCTGAAGCTGTTACTTACCCTAACTATGTTGGTACTCCTAATTCTGCACCTACTTGGGTAGATGATGCTACTGTTCACGCTTACCAAGTTGGTATTGGTGGAGCACAGAACACACAAATCATTGAACAAAAGCAAGTTCGTCAGATTCTTACCGGTAACGGTCCTGATGGTGGTTCACAAACTGAACAATACAATGGTTACTTTGCTTCTTACAGCGGAAACCTTTACCAGACCGTACAGAAGAACACCAAGCGCCAGCAGTGCTAAATGGAACACGTACCTTTTAGAATAAAGGTAGATGCGGTTATAACTAGAGCGGATGGTGTCCAGGAAAACCTGGGCACCATTAGTTCTAATACGACAGAAAATAAAAATGATCACTCTACTGACGAACAAGACCAGAAACAGTTTAGTTAATGCAATAACAGGCTCTGGGTACTCATTAGCCATTCCACAATTTATTGCATGGGGTACTGGGTCAGGAACCGTTCAAGCGACCGATATAACCCTATTTAACCCCGTTCAGGTGCCTGTTAGTGGTACAGTAAGCACTCTTACAACGTCAACATCTGGCGACACATATCTTTGCAGTGCAACATTAACTGCAAGTGGACATTACAACATAACAAATATTGGTTTGTTTACCACTGGTGCAACACCTGCAATGGGTACATTAACAAGCCAAGTCAACCCTGGAGCAACCACTATACAAATAAGTGGTTACAATGCATTCCCAAACACTTTTCCATTCAACATACAGGTACTATCAGAAGTAATGACAGTAATTTCTGGAAATGGTACCAATACTTATAATGTAATTAGGGGCGTAAATGGCTCTAGTATGATGACAACGATAATTCCTTCTCTTACTACTGTAGTGGGTCAAGCTGGTTTTATGTTTTTAAAAAGCAGTTTTCCAGGTATTGGTTTGCAGTACGGAGACAGCATCAAATTTAATATTAGCATTCAATTTATATAGGAGCAACTATGGCTAGTTTTAACTCTAATTTTTATTTTCCTCAGGAAGGTCTTAACTACCTTTTGAACGCAATTCCAAGAGGAACACAGGCCGTTCCTTCTACACTTTATCTAGGTCTTACAGCCACTACTTGGTCAACCATTAGTGGATACGCTGCTGCAGGTGATGTTCCTCTTACCCTCAATGGTGGTACTTACCCAATTCTTGAAGCTAGTGGTCTCAGTGGTTATTCACGTCTAACTCTTTCTGGATCTGGTTGGCAAGCACCACAGACTAACACAATTACAATTGGTACAAGCACAGGAATTCCTGTACAATACTGTACTTACTCAGGAACTAACCCTCTTACATTCACAAACACTGGTGCTACATACACTACTATCAACGGTATCTTCCTTACCATCACTGGTACTGTAGGATCAAGTAGCTCAGGCGGAAGTACAGTTCTATGGTACGCACCATTCTCTGATCTTTCAACCGTAACTCTAGCTTCAGGCGACTCACTAACTGTTACTCCTACTTGGCAATCTGCTTCTTACCCATACTAATTAGTAATCAGTAACAGGTAGATAAACAATTAATAGGAGTATTATTTAATGGCCCTCCCAGATTCCAGTGTAATACGATCATACCCTGGTGGTGCTGCACCTACGTATCTTTCAGCATCGCTTGACTATGCATTCGCAAGCGGACAAACAATAACTGTAGCTAATACCACGGGATGGTATGAAGTTAGCGCAGGCGGATATAATACCACTAATCCACTAGGAACTAGTGGACCTTTTACGCTTGTTGTAGATTACGGTCTAGGCAGCGAAGAAAAGATACTGTGTGCTAGCGGTGCCATCTCACTTGGTGTTAATACCACTATTTTTGTTTATAACGTTAGTGGTACCAATGGCCGTGGCTATGACGGAACAACTGCAACTTCGCACTCAGTAGGAACTTCTAGCGATTATAACGTATTCCCTGTTGCTACAGCTATTGAACAAGCTCAATTTAATCTTGCAGCAAGCAAATTAGGCAATTCAACTTTAGTAGTATCAGGCACAACTGCTGGTGGAGATCTTGCTGGGACTTATCCTAATCCAACACTTAAAGCAATATACACTGGCGACACATTCTCTGGTGGTGGCGGAAGCTTCTTGCCAACATTTTCATGGGATAATGCTGGTCGTATAACTAATGTTTCAGGTATAAATATATTTATTCCAACAAGTGCAGTAAGTGGATTGAATACGACTATTAGTGGTTTACAGACCCAAATTAACACTAATGGTACAAACATTAGTACACAGAGTGGGCAAATAAATACATTATTTGCAACAACTAGCGGTCAAGCTTCAAGCATAGCTACACAAAGTGGACAAATTAATTCATTGTTTATAACAACTAGTGGTAACTCTACAGACATTAACAATCAAGCTGCAGCCATTAGCGGTTTAAATACACAAGTAAGCGATTTAAACAATTCTACTACCTCAGGATTTGCTAGTGTAAATACACAAATATCAGGACTCAATGTAGTAGTTAGTGGTCAAGCCAATACTCTTGCTACTGAAGCAAACAACATTGCTGTCCTTAGTGGTCAATACGTAACTCTTTCAGGTAACTTAGTTACTACTAACTCTAATGTTGCCAACCTCAGTGGCCAATTCGCATCACTTTCTGGTTCATATAATACCACGTCAGGAATCGTAACTAACCAAACTGGATACATTGCCACACTTAGTGGTCAAATGATCACTGCTAATAACGGTATATCAACTAACGCTGCAAACCTTGCCACGTTATCTGGTCAATATACTACTACTAGTGGAATTGTTACCAACCACACTTCATACATTGCAACAATTTCTGGTAAACAAATTACTGATGAAAACAACATAGCAACACTTTCAGGAAACATTGTTACCATTAGTGGAAAGCAAGTAACTGACGAAGCTAATATTGCTTCTCTTTCAGGGTCTCTTGTTACCCTAAGTGGTCAATTTGTAACTACTTCAGGAAGAACAATCTTCTCTGGCACTAATGCCGGTGGAGATTTAACTGGTACATACCCTAACCCAACTCTTAGAACAATTAGTGGTGTTAGTGGTACCTATGGATCTGCTACACAAACTCCATTGCTTTCTATCGATTCAAATGGTCGTGTTACTAATGCACAACTTTACACAATCCAGATTGCTGAAAACCAAGTAAACAACCTAACAACAGATATGACTAGCATATCTGGAAACATTGCTAGTGTATCTGGTAAACAAGCTACAGATGCTTCTAATATTGCATCGTTGTCAGGTAGTCTTGCTACTCTTTCAGGCCAGTATGTATCAACGAGTGGAATCGTCACTAATAACACTAGCTACATTGCTACCATATCGGGTAAGCAAATTACCGATGAGGCAAACATTGCATCATTGAGTGGTTCTCTTGCAACGCTCAGTGGCCAATATGTTACCACTTCAGGTCTTGTTACAAATCAGGCTGGATACATATCTACAATATCTGGCAAACAGATTGCTGATGAAGCTAATCTTGCCACACTATCTGGTCAATATGCTACAACTAGTGGCATTGTTACCAATAACACTGGTTATATTGCTACTATTTCAGGTAAGCAAGTCACCGACGAAGCTAATATTGCTTCATTGAGTGGCAGCCTTGCTACAGTTAGTGGAGTTGCTTATGCTGCCCTTCCTAGAACTGGTGGAACAATCAGTGGCAACCTTACAGTAACTGGAACACTAACTGCTGGTTCTTTAACTGTTAGTGGTGGTAATGTTCTAATTAGCGGTTCAACTGCCAATGGCGACCTTTCAGGCACCTATCCAGCCCCTACAGTGGCAAAGATCCAAGGAGTTGCTGTAAGCCCAACAACTCCAACTAATAACCAAGTTCTACGCTACAGCACTACATCTGGCACTTGGTATGCTGGTACGGGTAATGCTCTATTCCCAACTACTACTCAGAGTGGTAACTACACAGCAGTTCCCAATGATTATGTAGTATGTAATGCAACTGCTGGTGCAATGACAGTCACTCTAACTAATGCTCCTGCAAACGGTTCAATAATTGCAGTTGCTAGCCAAGCTACAAGCACTTACAACGTTACTGTTGTAGCTAGCGGTAGCGACACGATTCCTGGTGGTTCTTTTGTCTTGGCAGGCAACGGAGTGTTTAACTCTGTTGAATTCTACTACGATGCTGGATTAGCTGAATGGTTGATTGTAAGTAACCAATTCGGTGATGTTGCTGGTGGAGATCTTACCGGAACTTATCCTAACCCAACAGTTTCTTATCTTAATGGTGTCCCTGTAAGCCCTACACCTCCAAATACTGGTCAAGTTCTTGCATCAGTTGGTGGAGTGTGGACTCCAATCACGTCAAGTGGAATTGGAACACCTGGTCCTGGTGGAGCTAATGGTTACTATGGTGCCTTCTATGACACCACTAATCAAACTGCTACAAGCACTACAAGTGGAAACGTTCTAGCAATTGGTAGTACATTCTCTGCCAATGGTATAACTAGATCGGCTAGTGGAACAATTACATTTGGTTATGCTGGTACTTATCTTATTGCTTATACAGTTCAACTAATTACATCTTCCAGTGCTTCTAGAAACGTAGATATTTGGTTCCGTAAAAATGGTGTTAATGTTCCAAATACGAATGCAACATTTGCAGTGCCAGCATCACCAACGCCAGGTGGCGGAAATGCTGTAACTGCTGCTGTAACACATATAATCGTTGCAAGTGGTAATGACAACTTCCAAATTATGTGGATGCCAACCAACACTGATACTACTGTTGAAACTATTGCCTCTGGCGCTAACTACCCAACTGCTCCTGGAGTATTTGTATCTGTTTCTCAAATCATGTACAACCAAACAGGTACATACACAGTTAACGCAGTCGCTGCTAGTGGTACTAATGCTACTACTGCAACTCCACTTACACTTAGTACATATGCTCCAATAACTGGTGCTACTGCTTCAGGTAACACAGCATCTGGTACAGGAGTTATTCTTCCTACGCCAACATATAACGGTCAATGGATGCAGATCCACAATGAAGACCTAACTCACTGGCTCCTTGTCTATCCACAACCAACAGCGTATATTGATAATGGTTCAACTGGTGCTCCTATTTGGTTACCACCAACTAGTTATTGGGAAGGTGTAGCTACAACTACCACTTCCTGGGATACTGCTATCCAACCATTGACTAGTAACTCACTTGCTGTTAGTTACTTGGTTGTTCCTGGTCAAACAGACATTGAACTACAAACCTACGGTACTCCTGGTACATACGGTACTACTAGTGGTATTCCAGTAATTACAACAGATACCTATGGTCGTTCGACTGTAACTGTAACTGGTGTACAAATTAACCAAAGTCAAGTAACTGGTCTTTCTGGAAACTTGTCAGCATTGAGTGGTTCAATAACTACAACCAGTAGCAACCTTGCAACGCTCAGTGGTCAATACGCCACAACATCAGGTATTGTTACAAACCAAACTGGTTACATTGCAACCCTATCGGGTCAAATGGTTACTGCTAATAGTAACATTGCCTCTACAAGTGGATCGCTTGCAACCCTTTCTGGACAGTTTGTAGCCCTCTCAGGATCATACAGCACAACTAGTGGTAACCTAAATACTACTAATACCAATGTTGCTAATCTTAGTGGTCAATACGCCACTCTTAGTGGTCAATATGCAGCTACTTCAGGAATTGTTACCAACCACACAAGTTACATTGCCGCTACTAGCGGTTCTCTTGCCACTCTTAGTGGTCAATTCGTAGCTCTTTCTGGTTCATATAATACCACTTCAGGAATTGTTACAAGCCAAACAAGTTATATTTCAACTTTGTCAGGACAAGTAGTAACACTTTCTGGTAGTGATGCTAACAAGCTTCCACTTAGCGGAGGAACCGTTACCGGTACTTTGAATGTTAATAGCCCATTCAATGTTAATGGAAACGTTAGCATTACTGGTACAGAAACTATTTCTGGTGCTCTAAACGTTAACTACACGATCAATGCTACAACGCCGACTAACAACCCACCAATCAACTTTGGTGGTGGACTAAGCTATTCTGATGTTAACACAATTGCTGGATTTAACACTAGCGTTAACAACTACAACCAGATTGTTCTACAAAATACTAACTCAGGTACTTCAGCTAGCACTAACTTAAACGTAAGTAACAACTTGGGAACAAGTGGTACTAACTATGGTGAGTTTGGTATGAACTCCAGTAATTTTACTGGTACTGGTGCGTTTAATACTGCAGGAGCAGTTTACCTTGCTTCAGCCTCTACAGACCTAGCTATCGGTACTTATGGTAACAATGCTATTCACTTTGTAACTAATAGTGCAACAGCTGATGCAATGACAATTACCAGTGGTGGGAACGTCGTTGTCGGTAGTGGTTTGACTGTTAGTGGAACATTTACTCTTGCAACAGGTATCACTATATCAACTCCTATTGGTAACTATCCTATAGCAATTGGTTACCAAGCTGGTCAAACTGATAATGGTAATGGTGGTGTAGCAGTTGGTTACCAAGCTGGTCAAAGTAACAATAATTATGGTGTATCTTTAGGTTATCTTGCCGGACAAAATGGAAACAGCAAAGGTGTAGCAATTGGTGCTGCTGCTGGTCAAACAACTAACGCTTCAGGTATTGCAATTGGTTTCCAAGCTGCTGCACTTGGTAACAACAATAGCATTGCAATTGGTTTTAATTCTCAAACTGGATCTAGTGGGTACGCAATAGCACTAGGTACTAGCAGCACAGCAAGTGCTTCAGGTTCTGTAGCAATTGGTATGAATGCAACTGCAACTGGAACAAACCAATTTGTTCTTGGTACATCAAACCATAACGTTCAAGTACCTGGTACCTTTGCTGTAAGTGGTTCTTTGACCGTAAGTGGTACTGCTGTAATGACCAGTGGTTCTGCAGTCGGTGGAGATCTTACTGGTACAATAGGTAATGCAAAAGTAACTAAGTTACAAGGTTACACAGTATCAAGCGGTGCACCTACTGCCAATGCAATGCTTGTTTACAGTGGTTCTCAATGGACCTCAGGTCCTGCTGTAAGCGGTACAACTGGTACAGGTGGAATAATCCCTTACGCTACCAACCCATTGCTCGTAGCACCTCTAGAACAGGTTGTAGTTAGCTCTGGTGTAGTATCTTCAAGCGCTGCTGCTGTTCTCAACACCGTTTCTGGTGGAGTCTATGTCTACACTGCTGCTCCAACATCAGCATGGCAAATCCAAATAACCAATGCTCCAACTACTGTTGGTCAAGCCGTTACTGTCACTGTTGGTACAAATAATGGTTCTACAGCCTACCTCCCATCAGGGTTTACGATCAATGGTTACACTGTTAACGGTGGTACTACGCTACCTGCCCATGGAACAGCATATACTAACACTTATACCGTGACAGCGTACTACCAAGGTGGTTCAATATGGACTGCTGCAGATGCAACAGTAAACTATGATTTCTATGCTATTACATTAATATGTACAGCAGCTAATACGTATGTTATGCTACTCGGACAGACTAAGTTCTAATGTTATTATTGGAGATTAATTTCTAATGCCATTATTCTCATCGTTAAGTGACCTTGCCGCTCGTGCTTATGGACTCCTATCAGGATCTTTAGCACCTATTAGCGACCTGTTTGCAAGAACAACATCAGGATCATTAGGAACAGCAACATCAGGACAACTTTGGGTTGCACAAACTGGTGTATGGTATGCAACGAGCGGATCAGCTACCACATCAACAGCAGCTAGTTCTTACCCATTAGCTACAATACCTTACAAAGCTAGTGCAACAATGACGTTGAAGAGTGCTTCAAACGGTACTGGAATTGCTTTTTGGTGGACAAGTACTGGTAACTGGTGGGCAGTTGTTAACAATGCTTACTCACAAAATAACATAACAAGCTATACCTGTACTGGTGGATATCCTTGCACAGGTTATACATGCGCAGGCTATGGACCAGTGTGTCAAAGCTATTACACTGTTTGTACAGGTTATGGTTACAGCAGTGCTTATGGTGATCCAAATGCTAAGGGAGCAACTACAACGTTGCCTAAGCGAAAGCGTCGTACAAAAGAAGATTCACCAAATACTCGACCCATTGATGTTCCAAAGCCGCAAAACCTTAGTTACGCACCAATTCCACCACCATTCTTCCCACCCTTCTTTCCGCCTTTCTTCCCACCCTTTTTCCCACCATTCTTTCCACCTTTCTTTCCTCCATTCTTTCCACCGTTCTTTCCTCCGTTCTTTCCACCGTATTTCCCACCGTGCATAAGTTATGGATTAGCTTGTGGAGGATACGCTACAGGATGTACATCATATTCTTGCTCTTCTTATGGTGCTTGCGCTGGATACACAGCCAACTACACAACACAGTACTATAACCAGCTAAGCTTGCTACAATCTGTAGGTGGTACAATCACTACAATTGCAACAGGAGTTCTACAAGGGCCTTCAAATAGCACAACAGCTCAGATTAACTCTATCCAAATCGTTACCACTAATAGCAACATTACAGCAACTGCCTTTAGTGATTCTGCATTGGTAACATCTCTGGGAACTTTGTCTAGCAATCAGACTGCTCCAACTGGTAATGTTAGTGTTGGTATTATTGATTCACCGGTTGGCGGAAGTGCCACCCAAGGTAGTACTGTAGGACCATTTACAGCGTTATAATTAATAGAAAGAGACCATGACAAACAAAGAAGAAAACCTAAATAATACGCCTCCTATGTATCGGATTGCTTTTATTCTTGATGGTTTTGTACAAGAAGTAATTGAATGCTCAGAGAGATTTGCAGCTTTATTACTAAGTAAGCCAATAGCAAGAAACATAACAGGACTTGACATACCGGTAGGATTTCAGTATGATGTAGCTACCGATACTTTCACTGATTTTGATGGTGAAAGCCTAGAAAATAATAGGAGTTAATATGGCAATTCCAATCCCAGAAGATCCAATGATAGCTATCAATACTACTAACCGTTTGGCATTTATCCTTGATGGTCAAGTAGTTCATGTTCAAAGTTGCAGTGCTAGAAATGCAGCAATTATGACAAGCCAACCAATAGTAATTGATATTACAGATCATGAACGCGGCGCTTTTATCCAAGTTGGTCTTGGTTACGATGAAGAAGCCGGTGAATTTGCGAGTGAATACCGTTAAAAATGAACGGACAACCAAAGCAAACGCCTTGGGAATTATATTTAGAAAATCTAAAGAATACTTCCGAAGAAACATCTGAACAACGCCCAGCTAGACCATGGGATCTATTCAATAAAAAAATTGGTAGAGTAGAAGACGAATTAGCTAGTGAACGCCTTGCAATTTGCAAAGATTGTCCACGCATTCGTAAGTCATCCATGCTATGTAAAGAATGTGGTTGCTTTATGCCTGGAAAAGTAAAATTACCTAATGCATTCTGTCCAATAGGTAAATGGCAAGCCGTTGAACAAGAACTAGAGGTTAATGAGGAAGACGAAGAGTAATGTCGCGTCAAATCATAAAATACGAAAGTCGTAATGGTTTTATAGATCACATGAGGCCTATGCTTTCCGTTGTACCTGATTGGTACAAAAAAACAAAAAGATGGGTAACTGACGAAAATGGTCAAGAATGGCCTGGAGTTAAACATTGCATCCCATTCCTTGAAAGCCTTACGCTCGGTTACACCATAGTTCTTGAAGAAAGTGTATATGTTCAAAGAACAGAAAACGGTGTAATTATACGTTATAATAATCCAAAAGAACCTGTCGTTAACAATAGGCCAAGTGCAGTAACTGATCCATCACCAGTCCCAGAGGGATATGAAGATGAACATTTTATTTGGTTTGCTAACATAACTGTAAGACCTCCTGATGGTTATTCATTACTTTACACACACCCATTGAATCGTTGGGATCTACCATTCTTAACAAGCAGTGCGGTGGTAGACGATTATGTAATGCCCGGTGCTAACATGTCTTTTTTTATTAAAAAAGGTTTTGAAGGTGAAATACCTAAAGGCACCCCTATAGCTCAAGTGATACCATTTAAAAGAGAAGAATGGGTAGCTAAATCTACAAAAGGTCTTTGGGACATAGCTGATACTACTGTGAAAGCTCCTATATCTGAGTTGTTGAATGGTCATTATAGAAAAAACTTCTGGAAGAAGAAGGTGTATAAATAATGTTTAAAAAGAATAATAAAAACGTACTTCATTATGAAGGCTCCCCAACCGTAGAAAAAAAGGGTATAGGAGCTATGGTTGAAATCGTACCTGATTGGTATAAAAAAACACCAAAGTTTTTAGATAATAAAGATCCAAATAACAATATGCCTGCTATGGGTCTTAAGATGTGTATACCATTCTTAGATGCTATGACAACTGGATTTTATATGTCTTTGCCACAAGAAGTTTATGTAGAGCAAACAGAGAATGGACCATCTATCCGTTGCAAACAACAACCAATGCCAATTAGCAATAGACCTCCAATGACTACAGACCCAATGCCATCGCCAGCTGGTCATGATGAAGAGCATTTTATTTGGCAAACTCAGTATGCTTTCCACCTTCCTGAAGGATATAGTGCAATTCTGACACACCCATTTAATAGGTTTGAACTACCATTTATAACATTTACTGGTATTGTAGACGGTGACTTTTTTATGCATGGCGGCAATATACCTTTTAGTATTAAAAAAGGCTTTGAAGGAGTTATCCCTAAAGGTACTCCAATACTGCAAATTATACCATTCAAAAGAGAAGACTGGGTAGCTAAAAAGAAAAAAGGAGTATGGAAAAGAAGCATGGAAAACCATCCCGAAAGAAGCTATGATTATCAAGTTGGTTGGTATAGAAAAAATATATGGCGTAAAAAAACTTATAAGGTAGAAAGTTAATGTTTAAGAAAAACAAAATATATAATGAAAAGCGTCGTTGGAAAACAATGGTAATCCCTAAGAACGATGAGAACCAAACAAGGTACCTTCGTTTTACGGAATCACGCACTGCAACAAGACTGTTCATAGAAAAAGACAAGAATTACAAATTTTATGTTGTCTCTAGAGGAACTAACCCAGGTAAAGTAAAAGTAGTCGGAATTGCAACAGACATAAAGAGTGCTATCACATTATCTAACCTTGAATTGGAAAAAATCAATAAAGGTGAATAATGATTTATTCACCTGATAATAACTTTTTATTGTTAAAAAATTATAAAGTTGGTGGGAGCTCATTAGAAATAGCGTTGACCAATATAGTTCCAGAAAATGCTACTTGCACAGAACTTAAACCTTCAGAGTATGGTCATATGCCAAGAAACCATATATATGATAATATTGAACTAGAAAACCATGCTTCATATTATGATATATGTGATATATTCGGTGAAGAAAAAATAAATAATACAATTTCTGTTGTCTTTGTAAGACACCCATATGAGATTGTAGCTTCATGGTATTTTCATAAAATGAAAGAATATTGGGGAGAAAAAACCAATGATAATGCTGACCCATTTGAATATGGTGGCGGTTATGACTGGGATGCGTTATCTCTAAAACAAAAAGATTATTTAAATAAAATGTTTTTCTATGGAAAAGAAACAGATTTTCGTTCTATTAATAGTACAAAATGGATATATGCACCAAATGGTGAAATACTAGTTGATCATGTTCTACGATATGAGAATGGAATAGAAAACGAAATAAATAAAATTTTACCAATGGTTGGGCTGCCAAAGATTACAATACCTTACAAAGCAAAAAGCAAATACAAACCACAACATATTACCTATAAAAATATGTTTGGCAAACAAGAACTTGAAACTATACAAAAAGAATGGTCTTGGGAATTTGAAATCTTTGGTTATGAGCCTTAAATGACACTAACTAAGGTTTGGAGCAAATACAATAATCCATTTAATTTTATTAACAAAGGCAACGTAGACGTTGGTAAAATTGCGGATTATTTGTTGAGCAAGAATGAAGATAAATACTTTGATGAACGGTTAAATATAATCCACCATCAACATGGTAAAATTCTAATAGTGCAAGATTACCCCAGGAATTGGTTCTATCCGGCACCTTTCACGCCAGAATTTGAATGTAAAGATAAAGAACTTTGGGCATTAACTAAACCAATAATCGATAAATTAGAAAAAGACTGCGATGGTAAAGCAGCTAAAATATTTTATTTCTTATTGCCAGCTGGAACCAATATCTATATTCATATGGATCTTGGACAATATTTTAGTGCTGTACATAGACATCAAATACCGATAATAACTAATCCTCAATGTGAAACATGGGTTGATGGCGAAACTATAAACATGAAGCCAGGGGAAATCTGGGAGATAAATAATGTTAAACGCCATGCAGTTGATAACAATGGAACAACACCAAGGATTAATTTAGTTGTGGACATAATGCCTATGTGGGCTATAGAATCAAAATAGGAGACAAAATATGCTTAGAGAACAATTTGAATTGCCTTTAAATCAAAAAGCATATGATGACGGCTTTTACGAGTTTCGTGGATTGCAAATAGCCATTGGTGAGGGTGTTTATGCAGAGGCTTATGGAATTGATGTGTTTTTTGAGAACATGTTACTTTTTGTAAAAGAAAAGATTAATTCATTAGAAGGCCTTACCATAATAGACATGTGTGCTGGATCAGGCATGCTCGGCATAGCAATGGCAATAGAATTCCCCAATTCAGTAATTTATGGTGTAGAGAAATATGAAAAGCCATTTTTTTGGACTACAAAGAATGCAGATGGTTTTAAAGAGCAAATAAATAAAAGCAATTCTAAATTCATTCCAGTGATGTGTAGTGCTCTTGATTCAATTGATAATCTTAAACATCTTCATGGTCAGGTCGATTTTATTCTTGCAGGTTATCCATGCATACCCATCCCAGATGACCTTTCAAAAGTGGATACTCTCCCTTACGATCTAACATCAGTAGCTGGTGGCGAAGACGGGTTAGATGTTATAAAAGAAATTTTAACCGCATCATCTATTCTTCTAAAAAAAGGTGGAATTTTAGTAACAACTACTCCAGTAAGAATGTTTAAACATGTAGAACCATTGCTTGATGACTCAGTGTGGAGCGAAACATTTGAATCACCTCTTGAGTTCATGGTTACAGTTAAAAAATAAAAGGTAAATCATGGATGAAATAAAAAGAGAAATATTAGCACCAGGCATCATAAGCTATAGCAATGTAGGAGCAAATATTTCTAATATGGTTCCTGAATGGGAAGAGCATGTTAAAAATGGTTCTTTAAATTGGGCTCCACATTCTTATGTTGGAGAAAACATAAATGTTCCAGAAGTTAGAAAAGTAAAGCTTATGGGTATTTCCAATGATGGTATAAACGAAATAATAGATAGTATAAGAGAACATTTTGATAATGCTTATAAAGCATACGTAGACGATTATTGTGAAAGGTATCGTACCAATACTATTGGATCTGATGCATACCAAATTCTAAAGTATGAAATAGGTCATCATTATAAAGCACATACTGATTGGGATCGTGGTGAGTGGTTTGAAAAAAGAACTTTTTCTTTAACACATTATCTTAACGATGATTACGAGGGTGGAGAAATTAATTATGTTGAATTTGGTTTAAAAATTAAACCAAAGAAGGGGCAATTGATTATTTTCCCTGCACACTTCCCTTATGCACACCAAGTAGAACCAGTTATCAGTGGAGTGCGCTGGGCAATAACAAAATTCTACCACTAATGATTATCCAGATTATTGGGCTTCCTGGATCAGGTAAGACCGCCCTAGCAAATGGTTTAAAAGAAAAAATACCTGTAATTCATTTAAATGCTGATGAGGTTAGGGCAACAATCAATTCAGATCTTGGGTTCTCAAACGATGACAGGGTTGAACAAGCACGCAGGCTTGGTGAGATGGCAAGACTTTTAGAACGCCAAGGTCATAACATAATTGTGGATTTTGTTTGCCCTACGGAAGAGGCAAGAGAGGCTTTTGGCAAACCAGACATTCTTATCTGGATGGACCGTATCAAAAAAAGCCGTTTTGAGGACACCAATACCCTTTGGCAAGACCCAATAAATTACGTTGATTTTATAATCAAAAATGGCTTAACCGTTGAACAAGAAGTAGATTGCATCATTAGTAAATACGGCCTTTAGATCCTTACAATGTAAGACCCTCTATAACTCAACAGAGTATATAGTAATCCCTTTCTAGCTTGCTCTTCCCCAAGAATCTAACCATCAAAGATTGCGTAATATAGCATAATGGCCAATAAAAAACCCAAGAATAATATTACTAGAGGGTACCGTTCAACCAATAATAAGGTCATTGAAGGTTGGACTGGTGGTGAGGGTGGACCACACCCGCCAGAATATAGTAGTAATTATAAGACTATTCTATTTAGTTATTTTGCCACGAACAAAAATGGTAAAGTACCAGAAGGTTGGAGAGGTGGTCAAGGTCCACATGTCCCACCACCTTATGTAGGACCTAAGAGTAGCTTTACTAGAGCATTCTATTCACCCAATACTGAAGCGTATGAGCTTGGTTGGAGAGGTGGCTATGGATTCCAAAAACACCTTGATTACTTTAAGAATGCCATCGCTTTGGCCACAATATTGGTTAATAACCAGTCAAAAATCGGTAGAATTAAACAAGCTTCATCTACGTCTACAAATTTAGCAAAAACCTCAAAAAGTTATATCCAATTAAGATTTGCCATTGCTCTACAAACCTCAGCAATTGTTACTAGATACATTAAGTCAAAACTTAAATCTGCAATAGTTAATTATGTTGGTGTTATAAAGAATAGCAAGCGTTTTACAGGTATTCGTCGTGCTACCGCTAATAGCATTGGTTACGCAAAAGTTACTAAAATCACAAGACATTTTAGAGTTTCTATAGTTAATCTTGTAAACTTTGCATTCGAAGGCCGCATCGATCGATTCTTTAGAAAAGCGATTGCTGCCTATACACAATCAGTAATTATTGTCAAACGATCTAGATTCACCCGTACTGCTAAGGCATTGCAAACCTATTTAGCAACTAGTTTAAAGCCATTTGATCAATATTACAGAAGTGCGATCGCTACTTCAACCAGACTAGTAAATTCTAGTAAAACTTTTAATAGGTTTAGAAAAAGCACTATAACAAGTATAAACATAGCAAATAGCTATAAAACAATCAAACGTATAAAACAAGCATTAGCTGAATCCACGTTCTTGGTTCGTAATATAAAATCCTACAATAATTTTAAAAGAGCGTTTGCCACCAGAGTTTCGCTTATTACATCTAAAAATTCTAACATTAGAAGCAAATTAGTTACCGTTACTAGGGTATCTCTTGTAAAGAGTAGCAGGACATATAATGCCAGAGTCCGTGCTATAGCTATCAATATTGTCAAAACTATTAAAATTGGTAGGTTTATAAGAACCGGTTCAGCTAATGCTATCAACATAGCAAATTCTTATAGAATTAATGTTCTTTTTAAAAAAGCCATTTCTATGGTTATCAACATAGCACGAGATGGAAAGATCGATCGATTCTACCGTTATGCCATAGCTAGAACAACCAATTTGGTTACCACTACTAAACAATCTAGATTTATTAGAGTAGCTAAATCAACCCAAGTAGGCATTACCATTGCAACAAGAATTGTCGTAGCTAGACGCCTCGCAACAGCTAACCGTGCAATGCTCGTTAAAGTCAGCAAAAACTATGGCAAGAACATAAAAGTTATATTCACAGGGTTAACCAAAAATAACAAATTATTTAGATTCACAAGAAGAGCAACGGCAGCAGTCATTAATCTTGCTACTACCAGGAAATTTTCTAGGTTCATTAGAGTTGCTAAAGTAACTGCAACTAATATTGCATTCGATGGAAAAATTGATCAATTCTATCGTTATGCGATTGCTAGAACTACAGGGCTTATTAAAACCACTAAATTATCTAGGTTCAATAGGAATGCCAACGCTAATAGAATAAACCTTGCTAGAACCAATAAACGCCGTGCTACCTATATCAAGACTCTATCCACTAATTTGAGTTTTAATATCAAATCCCATGCATACCGTAAAATTGCCAAGAATATTGTTATATTCATTGGTAAAGTTGTAAGTGGTGGAAAAGTTACACATAAGAATGCTTCAGTATTGCAGAGCGTATCAGCTACTGTAACCAAGGCAAACAACCGTAAAAAATACGCCACTGCCACGGTTAGCTATGAAATTGGTACTACCAAGGGTAGAACTTATCTTAGAAGAGCAATTGCCACAACAGTCGGATTGGTTCGCTATGGACTCAGCCTAGTAATGAATGTAAGATCTATAGAATCTGCCAAGGTTGAGCCAGTCAACGAGGTCAATTTCTATGTTACACCTAACAACCCAGACGTTGTTGGGGAGTACACATCTGAAAATGACCAGCCTGGTGACTATTCAGAGCCTGTGAATAACCTTGGTGAAGATGTAGTACCTACTTAAAAACACCATAGATTATAGGATAATTGAGGAAAATATGTTAACTTTTGCAGTTCTTGATGCTAATAACATAGTGGAGAACATCATAGTAGCCGATTCCCTTGAGACAGCAGAATCTGTTACTAGAACAACTTGTATCCAATATGACGAAACAAACCCAGCATATATTGGCTGGCAATATAACGGAACTACTTTTGTAGATCCAAATGCACAATAAGATAAGGAAAAATAATGACTGACGTAAGACAAACAATTGTTGACTGGGCTAAGTGGTGCGCTGCTAATCACGACAAATTCACATACTCAGAAGGACCACAACGCATGTCCAGCATTGGACACCCAGGCAAACTGCCAGTTATCGCTGACTGCTCAGCCTTTGTGACATTGATGTACAACTGGGCTGGCGCTCCTGACCCAAATGCTCAGAGCTACAACCACACCGGCTACACCGGCACACTGCTTTCACATGGGACTAAGATTGCCCTCAAGGATGTTCTGCCAGGCGATGTAATTGTCTATGGCCCAGGAACCGGTTGGCACACAGCACTTGTAGTTGACGTTACCGGCGCTAACGCAAAGAACCCCCTCACGGTGTCCCATGGACAGGCCGGAGATCCGAGTTATTGCCACGTCAATCAAGATGGTCGTTTGCCACAAACCTACCTACGCTTCAACACTTCTGCAATTAACGCTCAGTCAATCCACACACCACCTGCAAAGTAGGATAAATGGCACGTTATCGTCAAGACTTTGTTTATGGTGTGGCATCGGGTGTTCTTGCTAGTTCTGCACAAACTACTATTACCGGTACCAACTGGCCAACCACTATCCCAAGTGGTTCATACATGCCTATTGTGCTTAACCCAGGTTACTATGGTGCTAGTGGTTCACCAGAAATTGTTTATATAACATCTGCTACAAGCACTGTTGCTACGGTAGTTAGAAACCAAGAAGGCACATCACCTACTAGCACGCCTAGCGGTGGAGTAACTCCATGGATTGCTGGACCACTTATTACTGATTTTGGTGTTGTTAACCAAATCGCCAATGGTGATTTCCCATCGCCGACTGCAAGTGGACAATTCTTTGTTTCAAGCGCATCAGGAAGCAATTCACCTTATTGGTCAAACGTTATCCCTGCTGGTGTAATTCAATATGTATATGATAGTAATGGTGGATCAGCTACATACATTGCAAACACCACAGACATTAATAACATTGTACAAATTAGTGGTAACTGCGTAATTCAATTACCTTCTGGTGGTATTACTTATGGTCAACAGATCACGTTCATTCAACTTACTAGTGGCACCGTAACAGCATTCTCCGGTGGTGCAACCCTTATTTCTACGGGTGCTTTGAACGGTGGCGCCAACCCACAACTTAGAGCACAATATAGTGCTGCTACTGCTATCTACTTGGGTACCACAATGAGTGCAAGCCCAACATGGATCATCACTGGAGACGTAATCTAACAATGCCTATCATCTTCGGTGTTATTGCTTCGGAGGAGTCTGGCCACTTACAGCCACAACCTCCATTTATCGATACCACCTCAGGTGCCGTAGTTATTTCAGGCGGAACAACTTCTGGTAGTAGTTCCACAGTCCAAGTCTATTTTACACCAAACCCTTATGGTCAAAGAGCAACTAATTATGCTATTACTGCTTTTAGTGGATCACCAATCGTTGCAGTTACCGGTACGACTGTTACCGGCACTACAAGCCCAATAACAATTACTTACCCATTTGCTCCTAATGGCCTTTATGAATTTAAAGGTTATGCACTTAATGCCAAAGGTGCTAGTTCTTATGGCAATCAGAGTAATCAAGTAGAACCTTTTGTTGCTACAGCTACGCCGTCTGGTTTATCTGTAAACACTTTATCTACATCTGGAGTACAATTCACATTCCTACCAGTATCTGGTTCTACAAGTTATTTGCTTTCTGCATATGGTTCGTACACAGACCCTAATACACAAATAACAACTACCGATAGTGCTTCATTCACTCTTTCAGGGTCAGCAATGACATATCCAACGGTTACTGGTATTCTTAACCATGGTTATTTTGTAGGTATGACCTACGAATTTTATGTCCAATCACAAAACTTCGCTGGTACAAGTGCTAGTGGAGCAAACATACCTTTAACACCAAACCCATTTGGCTCACCAAAGGTGCCAGTATTTACTGCTACATTATCTGGATCTGTTAATGCTGGTATCAACATTGTTGTAACACCAGACACCAATACATTAGACAATTTGCCTACGGGTTACAATTATGCTGATAGCACTGGTGGTTTTAACAATAGCGTAAGTTATTCTGGAACAACATGGACATTGATCAATTCATCTAATCCAATTCTTCCAGTTAGTACAGTCAACGTTACTGCTAAAGCAAGATCACCATACCCAGATACTCCAGGTACCCCAGTGGTGTTTAAATTCCCACCACAGGCTTCTCCATCCGTTATTTCAACAGTTACCGCATCTGGATCTGGATTTAATTCTTCAACTGCCAATGCAACAATTACAGTTAACTGGACACAACCAACTTTTAATACGCAATACAGTCAACCAACTAACTATAACGTAGTTCTTTCTGGTACAAATGGTGATGTTTATTCTGGTACAACTTCTTATGGCCTTAATAGCCTTGCTTTTAATAATAACTATTATGTAAATACAAATTTCACTGCTACTGTTGTAGCTACTAACTCTGGTGGTAAAAGTCCTGTTGCAACTGCAGGCAGTGCTGTTCAACCTTACATAGTTGCTGTTCCAGGCGCTGTAACTGGAGTGACAGGCGGAGCAGCTGGAACCGCAGAGTTCGATTACCAATGGACTCCTCCAACCAGTGGTGGTCCATATTCAAATATACTTCTATACACTTCACCAGCAACTACTACTCAAACAGTACCTTCTGGTACAAGCCAAGCTTACTTTACTTATAATTTTGCACAAGGAACATCCTACACATTCTATGCTGCTCCATATAATGGAGCTGGTTACTCAGCACCAGTATCTTCAGTGACTGCAACACCTTATCCAGGCTTTGTACCAATAACAGTTTACACTATTGGAGCTGGTGGTGGAGGTGGATGGTACACCGGAGGTGCTGCAGGAAACTTAGTTAATGGTGGATCAGCACAAGCAACAAAAGGACAAACTATATCATGCGTTATAGGAGCAGGTGGTAGTGCAACTGCTGTTTCAACTGCTACTGCTGGAACCGGTGGTAATAGTGGTGCAACTGATTACGGAGTTACTGTATCCGTAATTGGCTTCGGTGGTAACGGTGGAGGACCTGGAACCACTAGCAATAGAGGAACTGGTGGTAGTAACAACTCATGGTCTGGTGGAACAGGTGTTGCTGGTGCTGGTGGTGGTGGTGCAGGATCTAATGGCAATGGTAGCGCAGGAGCTGGTACCACTGGTGGTAATGGTGGACCATCTACCCCTATTGGACCATTTGGAACTATGGGACCATATAACGTCGGTGGTGGTGGTGGTGGTCGAGGTACAGTTACTCAAGGTAATACTCCATCACAATATCTACCAGGAACTGGTGGTTTCTCAGAAAACGTTGGACAATCTGGTTATGTAGCCATACGATGGGCAATTGCTGATTACCCAGGCACTCCAACCATCGTAGGAAGCCACGCACAGTCTACTGATGGAGTATACAACTATGCAGAATGGACCAGCACTGGTTCAATTACTTTTAACTAAGGAAAAATATGAGAGTACGCCCCTTTCCACAATATGCAGTAGAGCCAGTAGGCATTATGACCTACTCACAAGGTGTTCTTACTGACCCTGACAATCAAAACGTTACGCTTAGCATTGTCAATTCTGATAACGGTACGGTTATTGTTCCTGCAGGAACTACTGCTACATACGAAAGCACAGGAACTTACCAATATACGTTGACTGCTAATCAATCATCAATCCAAGGCAATTACAATGTTACTTGGAATTACACAATTAGTGGATCACCAAGAGTATATACAGATAGTATTGTTATTACTGATCAGATGCCATATTGGAGCAACCTTAGCTACGATGAACGTCAAATGGTTACTGGGATTGTTCATAGGTTAGACAAGAGTTTTGACTCCACTGCTGGCGGACCTTACTTACAAGAACTTAATCAAAGTGGTTTTATCATGTATGAAGAAGTTGCAATGATCATGCAAGATGAAGCAATTGACTACATTAACTACGAGTTTCAACCTATCTTTAGCCCAGCTTATGAAATTGGTTTAAATGCTCAAGTCCCATTCCCAAGCACTTATTACGGTGTACTAGCTAGCCAGACTTATGCTCACTTCTTAAAGCACATTGCTCGTAACTATATTGAACAACCTTCACCACAAGGTATGAACGCTGCTTGGATGGATCGTAGAGATTACTACCAGAGATGGTGGCAATTGTACTTATTTGATAAAGAAATTGCTGACAAGCAACTACGTCAAATGAAGCGTCAGTTCATGGTTGGTTCACGCAGAAGTCTCTTGGTTGCTGGTGGTCTTATCCCACGAATGTTTGTCAACCCAGCACGTCCTCACTTCCAATACGCTGCAGCTAACATGGGTGGAGCATAATAAATGTCTGGTATTGATCCACAGCCAGGGCCGGTTGTACCCGGTGCCGGTGGACTATCCACCCAGCAAGAAAGCCCTCTTCTCGTTGTAAAACAACGTGAAATATGGGCTCAGACTGACCAGCAACGTTTCCACGATGAAGCTTTGCAATGGTATGGAGAAGAAGTTATTGTACGTCAACTTTGGCGTGCAGAAGATGCTGCTCTTGGACTTGTAGGATACTGTCAACAATGCCAAGATAGCCCAAACCCATCACAACCTAATGCTGCTGTCCAATCACGAGTTAGCAAAGTATACCGTCAAACGGGTAATAGTTACTGTGGGACTTGTTATGGAACAACATTCAGTGGTGGATTTAAACCAACTTGTTATCACTTATATATGCTAGCTGCTGACACACCTCAAATTCGTATGAATCTAAGCACTGGTCAATTTTGGAAAGATAATCCAACTGTTCAGTTCAGCTGGTATCCAGAAATTAGAACTGGTGACTTAGTTGTTCGTGTAAACGAATGGTACGAAGAAACGCCAACATCGCTTGGAGATAGATTTCAAGTTAGTGCCGTAAGCCCACAAAGCATCCGCACTGGCCCAGGAACAAGTTATAGCCCAAGTGTTTATGTTAACCAAACTTGTACTTTAGAAAACGTATTCCCAAGTGCTCCATACTACAATGTACCGGTGATTTAATGTACGAAGGAATAGCAGCACCAGATGCATTGACACAACGTTTAGCTAGACGTGCAGTCGAGATTGCTCAAGTCATTGGACCACGTAAAAGTGGTAAAGCACTAAACAGTTTGATCCCTTTTTATCAAACTGGTGTAATAGGTATTGAAGTTCCTGATGAAGTAGCTTATCTAATGGATCTAGACCAAGGTATTAAAGCTCACGCAATGGTTGATTTATCAGGAAGAGTTATACCAATTAGGAACACAGACGGAACTATTTCTTTTAGACGAGCTGGCGCTAACCAAATTGGCAATATCCCTATTATTACTAGATTAGCTAAAGATGGAAGAATTAAAGAAAGCAAGCCTGAATGGGTATATCCTAAGAAGCCTGCATTGAAGGTATTAGAAAATTCATTAAACGCAAGCGTTGAAGAATGGAAAAGAACTGTTACTTCTAAAGAAGTATTAAATCTTTTGATGCAGACTGATGCAAAAGACGATTTAGGAGAAATCTTTTACGGAAAGAATATGATATAAAATGTTTACTACAGCCGTAAAAACCGCAATCGTTGAAGCACTTCAAGCCGGGTTCTCAGCTCTAGCATCTGCTCCAATTGATACTAGCCTCGATCTGGTTCCAAACAGCGTAACAATTGAGTATCCACTCGAACTAGTTGCATGGCCAGCAGTCTTTGTGCAGTTCAGACCAAGTAAAATTCAATGGTCAGGTCTTAACCCAGACATTTATACAGCTGCTTCAGGCGGTATAGTTATTAGTGGTACAACTTATTCTGGAACTCAAAGTTCAAGAACAGGCTACTTTGAAGGTAGCATAGATTTACAAATTATGGCTATGCACAGCGAAGAGCGAGACCGCCTATACGATAGCGTTGCTAATTTGATCCTTATGGGTCAGGGTAGCCCAGCTAGCACAGCGTTTTTTAATAGCATTGTTAACAACAATTTGCTGGGTATGACCTTACTTTTGGATACTTTTACCCCATTAGGTGACAGCGTTAGCGTTGGGACCCCATGGAGTCCAGAAGAATTGACTTATGAGGCTAGCATAAGAGTCCAATGTATAGGTGACTTTTATGAGAATAAGTACAACTACGTACTACCTGAATTCACAATTGTTACCGCTAGCGGAACTATGGTTGCTAACCCTTATTCTACACCAAATGAAACAAATACCTTATAATAAAACTGGTAAAAGAAATACTGTAAAACAATCGCGATTATGCATAAGGCATTGAAGGAGAATGTATGCCCATTTCCAACTATCAGATTCCAGGTGTTTATGTCACGCAGTCTGGCACATCGCTGACAGCTATAAACCCTACAAATCTTAATATTCTATTGCTTGCTGACCAGCCTGTCGCTGGTAGCAATACTGACACGTTCTATAACATCACTGCTACATCCGGTGTAACAATCGGTCAACTTACTACCCCTATGGTCAACACGACTTCAACGGGTACTTACACTTCTTTCTCTGGTTACACTGTAACTTGGGTTAGTGGTAGCACAACTGTTACTGGTACTTACGGTGTTAACTTTACTGTCAGCACCGCCAGTGGTCAGCCTTTTAGTGCTATAACTACAGTTGGAACCACAACTGGCGTTGGACTTCCAAGTGGAACTGTTTCTGTTACATACGGTCACAACTGGGCAGCATACGGAACTTATTACGATTTTAATACACTCACCAACACAATTGGTGCTGCTATCAGTGGAACAACAATTAATAATCCAGCTGTGCTTGCTGCACAATTTGCATTCCAAAATGGTGCAAATGTTGTACAAGTTCTTCCTGTAGCTCGTATTTCATCAAGCGGACAAAGTGCTGCTACTACTACCGACTGGAACCGTGCACTTGCAACTAACGGTACAGGTAGTGACCCAACATACCTTTCATCATTCGCTGGCGTAGACGTAATTGTCCCACTCTATGGTTTTGTTACCAATGGGCAAGTTACTGCTTACGCAAACGGTACGGTTGCTAGCACATTGGCTGCGTACCTTACTAGCCAAAATAGCAATGGTAATTACCAGCGTGCCTTCCTTGGTTTTGATGGAACCTCTAACCAGATCACTACTTCAGGTGTGCAATCATTTGTTGGTGGAATTGGTGCAAGCAATGCAGGTACACGAGTCAGTGTTGTATTCCCAGGTTCTATTAACTACAACCCAGGATTGAATACTAATACTGGACTTACCAACGTTAACTTCAATATCCCTGGTTACTACCTTGCTGCTGCAATCGCTGGTACTTTTGTAGGACAGACTCAAGTTAGCACCCCTATTACAAATAAGATTGTTTATGGATTTAATTACATCCCTAACCAAATTAGCCTTACGGACGCAGCTACTAACTATCTACCTTATGGTGTTACTACAGTTTACCAAAAGCGTGACGGTAACCTCTGGATTCTACAGGGTCTTACAACTAATGTAAATAACTGGTTGACACAAGAAATATCAATCAATGCTGTTGGTGACCGCTTAGCTAACAACGTTCGACGTGACTTGGTCAATAGTGCACTTATTGGTGGTCCTTTGACACAGATTACTACTGGTGCTGCGCTTTCAACAGTGCAAGGTACTTTGATCAATGCAAAGGCATCTGGACTTATCCAAAGTTACCAGAATATTAATTACACAGTTAACCCATCTAACCCAACGACTGTAAATATTACTTTCCAATATTCTCCGACGTATCCGATTAATTACATCCAGACTACTTTGAGCCTAAATACTCAAACTGGTACCGTAATTACGAATAATACTCAGAGCAATCTTGTAGTCTACTAGGAGCAATAAAAAATGGCAACTTCACTATTTCGCGTAGGTGGACACTATACTGCGTTCACCTACAATGGACAGGCACTAGCCTATGCTCAGGTTATCAATGAGCGAGGCCCACAGCCTGTAGCACAACCACAGCCTATCCAACCTTTGGATAACGCTTACCCAATTGAGATTGCTTTGCCTGCTGCTTTGAATGCAGGATATCTCGAAATCACATTCCTAGAACAATGGAATGCTGAAGTATGGGCACAATTGGGTGCAAACTTTGCTAATGCAGCTGACCTCCTTGACGTGTTCAAGGCTCAACTTGCTCAAGGCGAAGTCCAGTGCATAAAAGTCATCAATAAGCCAGACGGTACCCAGCGTAGAATTACTTACACTGGTTGTGTCGTAGTTAACGTCACAGTTGATGAATTAATCCAAATTGGAACAATGACTATTCCCAAGACGATTACAATCATGTACCGTCAAAGAACCGAAACTCTAAATTAAGAAAGGCATGAAATAAAATGTCCGTACGTTCATATGTAATTCAATTGCAGGCAGGAGTGGGTCAAGCCATTCTTCCTGATCACCGTAAGATGGTCCCAGGTGTACAATACGTGGTAGATGCTGATACGTTCTCAAAGATTAGCCTAGGTGCTCGTCAGAATGTTATCAAAGTTGTCACTGTTAACACTGACCTTACCACTGCTAGTGGTGGTTTTGTACCTGCCCAAGTATCAAATGGTGTAAATACCCAGTTGTTTGGTGGAAATGGTCCACTCAGCCTCCTCGGTACTGTAAGCAACACTCTTAGCACATTCAGCATTGCTGGTTTTGCTGCTCAAGGAGCTGCTGCTGGTGGAACCACTGGTGCTGGTGCTGGTATTGGAACACCACAAGACACACTACTAGGATCTTTCCAACCTTACTCACTAACTGGTCCTGATGGTGCTCGTTACCAACTCGTTTATAATGGAACTGCTACTACCATTTCAGGTGGTTGGGCAACGGTATGGCAAGACGAAAGCAATGGTTACGTATCAACTGCTTCTGGTATCACATACCAAGTCAAGCAAGATGGTCAAGGCGTTTCATATGTTATTAGCGCCAATACAACTCTTAGCGGTGTAAACGGAAACGTTACTACTGTTGGTACTAAGCAAGGTGCTTTCTCAGGTGTTGCACTTGTTAACATTCCTGCTGGTTACTTTGGTTTCACTCAAATCGAAGGTATTTGCCCATCAGTTGCTGTCGTTAGCGGTACTGCCGTTGGAACTGCAGTTGGTGTTGTAGCAACTAGCAACGCTGGTTACCTTGGAGTTCCTGCTTCAACTACCACAGCTGTTAGCTCACTTGGTGTTGTAACTGGTAGCCCACTTGCTAATAACATTGCTGGTACAACGCTTACTACTCCTGCTTCAGGTACTAACGGTCAGTTTTTTGCTCAAGTTGAACTCCGTAGCCGCAGAAGCAAGAAGCCTTACAACCGCTTCCTTAACAAAAACTAATTAAGCTAATGTGGTAGGCTTTGAATAGAAGCCCTAGATCCAAAGGAAACATGACAACGAAGAATGGAATCGGATGGGGGAGTGAAGACCTCCCCCAGACCGAAACAAGTAAGAACATCGATAGCTTTCCAGAAGAATGGAAAGATGATTTCGAAGGCCTGCTCTTTTTAGGTTATTTACAACGTGAAGTCACAAAAGTGCCTTTCCACAAGTTTGTGGTTAGAACATTGACTATTAACGAAAAGCTAGAAATTAGTCTATTGACAAAGCCGTACCTAGATACTGTTGGGTACGCTCGTTCTTACAAATCTGCTATCGTTGCTGCCGGATTGGTTAGTGTTGATGGTAGGGATCTAATCCCTGGTAATAAAAATATTAACGTAGTTAGACAAAAGTATGATTACGTAGTCAATAATTGGTATGATACTATTATTGATATTCTTTACGAAGAAATTGATTCTCTTGAAAACCGTGTAATTATGGTATTGCAAGAACTCGGTATTATTGAACCAGTTGTCCCTTTTGATATCTTTGAAAAGGTAGAAGAGGAACTGGATATCCCAAAAGATGGGAAGTAGATCCGTATGTGATCGAGAATAGTGAGATTGCCAATCTTACTGGTGTTTTTACCAGAGGCAACCTCAATGTAGTACAACAACAAATCCTTGTAACGCATACTATCCGTAAACGTAGACAAGAAAATGAGTTAGAAGAACTTCGTTTTGAACAGAATCTGTTTATAAACAACCCAGAGTTCCATAGCATTTACATGAAGAAAAAACAAGAAGAGGAAGAGATGGGCGATGTCGTCTGGCTTACTCCTCAAAGTATTGAAGAACAACGTGAGCTCGATAAGGTATTCGCAGAAATGGCAAAACCTCAACAAAGAACACCTGAAGAAATCGCCGCTGACGCAGCTTTTGTCGAACAAATGACTTTAAACAACCCATTTGATGGCATAGATATAGACGAGATAGGAGGTGATTAATGGCTACAGGTGATCCACTTGAGATACCGGTAAATTTTCAAGATAATACCGGTTCTACAGTACAAGGTTTTCAACAACTCGCTTCTGTAACAAAACAAATACGTGACGACGTAGAAGCCATTGATACCGCTATTTCTGGCGTTACTGATCGTGCAGACAAACTAAGAGGTTATTTCCAAGAAAACTTAGATGTTGTTACTGGAATTAAATCTATTTTAGAGATTGTATCAACACAAGCACAAGCTAACCAAGCTACATTTAGCAACCTTGTAATGCAATTGCAAGAAATGATGAATAGCGCAAGAGGCCTCGGCGGCAATGCCAATATGGGTCAAGCTATGCAGATGCTTGGTTTTGGTGGTAACACTGGTGCTGGTTACTTTGGTAACACTGGTTCTGGTGGATATAGTCAAAGCATCACTTCATCCGTAGACTTTTCTACTGACCCTAACGTACAAAGAACTTCCATTAATAACAGATTCGCTGGTAAGTCTAGAGACTTTAGCGATCTTATGTCAGGAATATCTGGTGGCAATGGCAATAATATAGTACCACCAAACGCACCTCCATCTGGTGGATATGACGAAGAAGACGATGGTAGAAAAAGAGTCTTTGGCAATGCTCTAAGCCAAATAATTTCACCTACAGTTAATAATCAAGTGCCTAACGATTCTTTGCAAACAAGGCTTCAAGCGCAACTTAAAAATAATTATTCAAATATTGCTGATAGCATTATTGCTCAAAAAAAAGAAGGCAGAGCAGCAGAAGTTGCCTACAGACAATCTACTAATTTAATTACTAGAACACTTGGAAATAGAGCTGGTAGCTTTTACAAAAGTGTTCTTGGTAATCTTGGTATTGATAGAGAAACACTTAGACAAGCTCAAGCTGAAGCTAAATATGAAAATGTTCTTGATGCAAATGGTAACCCAACGTATTATCCTGGTAGTACCATACCAATTCAACAACGCACAAGCGAAATCGTTTCCGGTGGCACTGAAGATAAAATGCTTAAAATTGCTGACCACATTACAAGCATATTTGGATCTAAACTATTAACAAAATTTACTGAATTTGCTGGCTATGCAAATATTGCATCCGGAATTTACGGGGGTGCCGTTGCTATTGCTAACCAAGCACGACAAATTACTGGTTTTGCCCAAGCACAAGGACAAAACGTTGGTCAAGTAGATTATGGACGTAGCGCTGGACAAGCCCTTAGTGCTTTTGTACAATCTGGATTTAATCTTAATCCATCTTTCAGTATGGCCGATGTTATGCAAGCTCAAAACAATGCTCAAGCTCTTGGTCTAAGAGGCGGAAACATACAACAATATGTTAATAATGCTTTGCAATTTAAGACACAATATGGTTTAAATGCACAACAAACTCAACAAATCATTGGTGGTGGTTTAGCTGCCGGTGTAAACATGGGCGATACTGCTAACGCTTTTGCTTATGTACGTCAACTTGAAAATAATACTCAAACAAGTACAGCATATGGTAATCAAGCTTTTATGACTGGAATGTCTCAATATGCTGCTGGAGGAGCTACCGGCGTTGTAGCTGCGCAACTAGGTGCACAAGCTGCTCAATTTGGTGCAGGAAACTTTGTTTTGCAAGCACAAGGTGCAACTGGTACAGAGTTGTTAGGAACACAATTAGGCAATGCTTTGATGGCGCAAGCTCTTGGTACAAGTTACATGGGTCTATATGCAACAGAACGTAAATCTACTTCAGCACAATTGCAGACTGCTACATATACTTCTGATGAACAAATCCTACATTGGGCACAAATTGATACAACAACTGATTATCAAGGTAGCCAAAAAAAGTTTGATGATAAAAACGCTGGTCAATATATGATCTTATCTGCTATCATGAGTCAACCTTCAATGGGTTCTGCTATAAATAAACAAGGTGACACACCACAACACGCAGGTAATTGGGCATGGGGCGTTGTAAAACAAGTACAAACTGCAAAAAAATATGGTGCACCTGTCGCATTCACTGATGCTACTGCTAGCGGTAATGTAAAGAAAATAGTTGATCAGACAAATCAAGCTGCTCCAGGCGGACAGCTTCGTATTAGAGGTGCTAGTTCAGAATATGTTTTTAAACAAGAACAAGAACATGCTCTAGAAGCACTTAATAAAGTAACTCAAGGTACAATCAATGTGCCAAAATCTGTTTACCAAGAAGCTTATAATGCCTATCAATCAGGAGATTATACGACTGCTACACAAGATATTTATGGATATAAAGCACCAAGCAATAACAATAATGCATCAACATCACATGTTAGCCTTAGTTTTAATCCATCTACTGCACAAGCTCTTAGCTTTTCTATGCAAAACAATGCAGCTGGTTATACTACTGGCACTATACCACTTACTAAAATACCAAAACATTTATGATAAATTATGGCAGTTAATATCGTAGGAGGCAGTCAAAACTCATTAGACCAACCATTGTTGGTTAGTTCTGCCACGATCAAAGACAATTATACTGGTAAAACTTATACTTTCCCTTTTAATGTTAATTCGTTAAATTGGTCGTACCAAGTAAACTCACAAAGCTACGATACTATTGGTGGCCGTGTAACTCAAATATTATCTGTAAGAATTAATACTATGCAAGTGCAAGGTGATGCTGGCAGTAGAGGCACTCTTATGGAATTATATGAAATCTTTAAAACTGTACAAGATAGCCAAAACCAGTCTAAAAAACCTATGACTTTTAGTATTCCTAGTAGAAATTTATCTTTTATGGTATTTTTACAAAACTTTCAAATGGGTTGGGATATCACTACAGTAACTTACCCATACTATCTTACTTTTGAAGTGCAACAAGATCTTACAAAAGTTGTTACGCAAAGCGCCACTTTAAAAGCTCTCAATAGTTATTCAGCAACCGCTGGTGGCATTGGGTTTAATGAATTATGGACTGGTCTTAGCACAATTTCTCAAAGTACAAAAACCGCAAATATTCTTCAAGCATTGGAAAACTCTAATGCTTCTCAACTTTTTACAACTGGTAGTTAATTATGGATAATAATACAAACATAAACAATGTTGAAGGTATGTATTCTGCTAATTGTAGGATATCAACACCTATTCTTTATCCACAAGCTAACGTAAAAAGTTTTAATGGATTTGCATGGAGTAATAGTATGGGGATGATACACGAAACATCTCCTATAGTAGATGAAGGTTGGCAGCAATGGCTGGGAACGCAACAATAACATTATTTGATGGTAAAAAATTAACTACATTTGAAGTATGGTTGCAAAGCATTAGTACTAGTTCAACTAATCAATTTTTAACACAACAAACACGAGACGGGATATCTTGGCTCCCTATTAGACGTGCTGAAATGTTTGCTAATTTTACAATTGTTTGGTCATTGGTTAGTCTTAAGCCAAAAGGTACCGAACCAGATCTTGGTTTTGAAGATATTGATCCTACTGATGGTTTTTCAAAATTAAACAAATTTCAAGATGCTATCAATGCTCATCAAATAGCTTATGTTAATGGTACGACTGCAGCAACAATGGAATTAAATTATTACAATAATTCTGATCCAACTTTACCTACATATAATACTATTATTAGCAAGAACCCTTTACAACCGCTAAAATATAATGGTTGGATACAAATTGTAGAAAAACAATTTGTACGTTTTAAAAGTTATTTTGTTACTAATTATACTATGAATATCTTAACAAAAAATATTGCAAACACCCCTTCATCTTCTTTGGAAGCTGGTTCTAAGATTACATATGCACCTTCTGCTTATGATCAAGAAGCATACGGTGCTAGTTGGGTCGATCTTTATGCTACTGGCATTGTACAAGGAGCAATTAATACAAAAGCAAGTAGCATTAATAGTCAAAACGGTGGAGTGCCAAGCGCATGAGTATTGAAACTGGTCAATCCGGAACTTTCTTTTATACTCCTGATATTAGTGTTGTTGTTAATACTAGTTCAGGGCCTGTAGATATATCAGCAGATGTTGTTGACTTTAATTTACAAAGACAAATTAATGCCGTAAGTACTTTTACTTGTACCCTTAATAACCCAGGGTTTAAATATAACTATGATGGTGGTTCTACACCTATATCAACCATGGATCGTATTGTAGTGTTCTTAAAAAGAACTAGTTACGTACAAGTATTTACTGGTTTTGTAACATATGCACCCCTTGTAACTTTAATTCCTACTCCAATCCAGATCCAAGCTACTTGTACGCTTAGAATATTGCAATCAACTTACTGGGATGACACGCTTATCCAATTTCAAAATCTTCTTCTTAACTATATGGACTCTGCTGCTCAAAGCAGCAACAGCACACTTAATGACGGTGGTATTGCGCAAGCAGTCGTCAATGTCCTTTATAACGTATGCAACTGGAATCCAAATAATATCCACATCCAAGGTATTCCAAATAGCTTTATTAATTTTACAGCGCAAGTATATAGTAATTTGATTAGTTCAGCAAATGGACTAGACCAGAACTCTGTGCAAGAATTAAGTAAAATTATTAGTGCTGCTGGTGTTTCTAGTGGGCAAAATGCAGTAACAACTAATTCTGCAGGCGTTGAAACACTTACAAACAACCAAGCACCTGATGGTGGTATTGGTACTAAAATTTCTGTTAGCCAAGCAAAACCATTTATTACAACAGGAATTGGTGGGAATCCAGCTTATTTCCCAGGGCCTAACTCAATGAACCCAGTTAATTCTTCATTGATTACTGAAGACATTTATTATTGTTCAGCCCCATTTTCTTATTTAAATCTACAAAACCAAACTGAAATTAATAATGCCAAAACTTGGTTGGCACAAAACCACGTTACGGGTAAAAACGATGGAAGACTTTTACTATTAATCAATCAAAGATATAATAAAGTTGTTGCTGTAAGAACAACTAGTGTTCCACAAAAAACTACAGGAAAAAACAACCAAGCAATTGTTGATAAAAGTGTTGATTATTTTCAAGTACACCCTGGTGTAATAGCATATCTTACAAATAACGCAAACGATCCTAAATCGTATGACCCTAAAAATGCTACAAGCAGTATGTACTCAGAAGTTACTTACTTATGGGCAGATCAAACTGTAGTTAACGTTGGTCCACAGAATGGTCTTAATTCAAATCTTATTCAAACAAATGCTAGTGTTAATTCTCAAGATGTATTAAACAATACAGCAATCGTTAATTCAGTTATTAGTAATATGAGAACTCAAGTTGGTCATACTAAATATGTTTATGGTGGCAGAACTCCAGGGGTTGGTTTTGATTGTTCTGGTCTGGTTCAATGGGCATGGAATACAGAATTTAAAAAAAGAAACGTCAATGCTTCATTGAATGCTAATACAAATTCTCAATTTGGTTCTCTTGCGCCGAGTGACAAACAAATGGTCAACGGTCCAGTTCCTTTAAACAACCAAATTTTAGGAACATATTTTGGTGTGAATGCGCAACCACAAGCTGGTGATGCTTTGTATTTTTATAATATGCCAAAAGCAGGTGGAGATAATACACCACCACCGAACCACGTGGCAACATTAAGCATTGACTTTGGTCAACCTGGACCAAATGGTGAAAAAGCTAACCCCGATCAAGGTTGGTACATTGCAGCACAAACAAGCTCAGGGCCATTAAAAGATCAAATTGTTGAACAACCAATATATTGGAGCCAAATTGTTGGCGGTTATAATAATAAAAAAGCTCAAAGCAATGGTTCTATTTATTTAGGAGCTAGACGACCTTTGTCATTGTTTGGTGGCGCTACTACAACTTTAAATTCAAATAGTTCAAACAATGGTAGTTATTATAATGCTAATGACCCATCACAAAGGTCTGCTTTAAACCTTACCAACGCTTTTAATACTCTTTTTCAAGCTCCACAATTTGACGTAAGAGCAAGTGTTATCCAAGGTTCACCAAGAGCGTTTTTACTTGATAACCCAGTAATGCAAGACATTACACAAATTATGGGTGCTGGTCTTCGTCTATACCAAAGTGCGCCAAATGGTGACTTTGTTGCCTGGTTCCCTGATTACTATGGTATTTATGGCACTGATCCAGTTATGGATATTAGCCCAGTAGAAATTATGGATTTCCAAATTTATCATGATGACAACCAATTAGCTACTCACGTAGGTGTCATCGGTGATACTACCGGTATTGGTCAACAAGTTAGTTTCCAAGATTATATTACAACAAATGGTATTGTTAGCATCCAAGATACAAGCACTATGGAAATTTTGTTTGGTACTTATTTGGTTCAAAACAATACTAATAACAATACTACAGGAAATACTCCAACATCTACTAACTTAAAAAATGTCCTTACATTTTTGAATAGATATGGTATGCGACCAATGGTCCAAGAGCAAAGTGTTATTCACAGTCATGCTATTGAATATTTATATGCTTTACAACAATTTATGCTTCAATGGGTTAACCAATTTGTTAGCACTGTCCAACTTACATTTATGCCTGAACTTTATCCAGGTATGAGAATAAAGATAAACATGGATCAAAATAACGTTTATCATTTTTATGTAATGGGTGTTACTCACCAGGGTAGCCGTTCTGGTGGATTTACTACACAAGTACAATTAACTGCTCCTATGAAGGGTAATAAGATTCTTCACTATGGGCTTGATCTAGTGCCGAATGTAATATCATGAGTGTTACAGGAAATCCATATGATAAAAAAATGGGCGTTATTAAAGTACGCCTTACATCACTTCCACAACTTCATCCTTTTAGCCTAGCAAACAATGCTGCACAAAATTATTATTGTCTAGCTTTAGACACAAAAGGTTTTCAAGTTGAAATCGATCTCCAAGCTATGCCACCAGGAGTTACACTTGCTCAATTACAACCTAACCAAGTTTGGTGGGTAGAAAAAAGAACAACATTATATAGGTTATATCTATACGGTGGCATATTTGATAGCACAAAAAATCAAGTAGTTAGTACAACACCTCTACCGAGCAGTGCAGCAACAGGAGGAGTACCTGCAGGAACGCTTCTTGATTTTGCTGGCCCTGTTGCACCATCTGGGTATCTTCTATGTGATGGATCTAGTTATTCTACAACTACATATAGTGGTCTATTCAATGCCATTAGTTATACATGGGGTGGAACTGGATCTAGTTTTAACGTACCTGATCTTAGAGGTCGTACAACGATTGGTGCAGGCAGTGGTACAGGGCTTACCCTTAGAGCTTTAGCTACTTATAGCGGTGAAGAAACTCACGTATTGGTATCTGGAGAAACTCCTTTAGTAGCTCACTCCCATGGATTCTCAGTGCCTGCACAAACAGGCCTTACAACTAGTACAGGAACTAGCAATACTGTCAGTTTGAATACAGCCGGTGGATCTACTGGTTCAGGATCTACAGGAACTGGTACTACCAATTCAACTACTACTGTGGCAGGTAGTGCTAGTATTAGTTCTGGTACTACAGGAACCGGTACTGCTAATATTAGTGCTAGTACAAGTGTAAGTATAACAGATCCTGGTCACACACATAGTGCTGGATCTTATGCTTTTATGGTATACAACACTACTGGTGGTGGAAACCTTTATGGTACCGGAACCCCTAGTAACCACTTTGGTACTGCTAACCCAACTCAATCTGCAACAACAGGTATTACTTCTAGTGCTACTACTTCTGGTAGTGACTCTGGTCACACTCACAGTCTATCTGGTGTTAGTGTTAGCATCCCTTCACTCACCGTTAATGGTGCTACTATACCTGCACTTTCGATTCCATCTCTTTCTATTGCTTCTCAAGCAGTTACCGGTAGCGTATCTATTCCTGGTCTTGCTTTTACAGTGCCTGCCCAAACGGGGCTTACAACCAGCGGAAACACCGCTACAACAGCTTCTGGCCACAATAATATGCAGCCATATGCCGTAGTTACCAAGATCATCAAGTATTGATGTATAAAAAGCCCTATTTTGCCTAAGATACTATGAAGACTATAACAGTTAGCAACGGTGATATTAAACTTAGTACAGGAAAAATACAGTTTTCCACAGGTAATGCTAAGTTAGTACAAGACATATCTTTATGGCTAAAAGAACCCATTGGCACTGGATTCACCACGCCTAACTTTGGTAGCCTATTGCCACAATTGGTTGGTGGGACACAATCTGCATCAACCATTAGTACAGTAACAAACGAAATCATTCGCGTATTACAACTATACCAGGGTCAACAAGCATTATATCTACAACAAGCACAAAATACAGCACAGCTTGCCAACTGGAATAAAAGTGAAATTATACAAAACATTGTATCGGTAAATGTATCGATACAGAATACAACAATATTTGCCGCTATTGCTTTAAACACTTTGAATAACAATACGGTAAATCTTAATCTGACGATCAATAGCAACGGAGTGAATATAACTAATGGCTGATACCTCAGGAGTTCTCGCTAGGCTACAAGCCGCCCTTTCAGTATACGACCCCACCTGGGACGTCAGCGTTGGTACAGCCACGTATAAAATCCTAGAATCTGTTGCAAAAGAAATTGCTCTTGCTAACAATAACTCTGTTCTTCAAACATATAGTTATGATGTTAACACAAAGAATGGTATTGAATTAGATACATTTTGTAACTTGTTTGGTGTTTATCGCCAATTTGGTAAAAGAGCTTCTGGGCTTGCAACTTTTTCTGTTAATACTCCATCAACTAACATTATTGATATCCCACTAGGTACACAAATTGCTGTACCAATTGGCACTAATTATACGTCTGCAATTTACTACGCAACTTCTGCACCAGCAATTATTGGCGTTGGTAGCACATCCGTTGACGTTCCAATCATTGCAACACTACCTGGAGCTTATGGCAATGTACCAACTGGTGCAATTACTACAAAAGTTAGTTCACTTGTTGGTATTACATCAGTAGTTAACAATAGTGCAATAACTGGTGGTCTTGACCCAGAAAGTGATGCTTCTTTACGAGCTAGATGGCAAAGCACAGCTTTTAACAACAACATTGGTACACAAGGTAAGTATATTCTTACTGCTCTTCAAGATCCAAACGTAACTCTTGCTAACACAGTTAGTCAACAGACTTTCTATAGCGAACAACTACAAATTAATTCATCAATCAGTGGAACAGGCAATGCATTTACCATGCTGCTTGTAGCTTATTCTGGTATGACTAGCGTAATTAGTGGTACTACTTTTAGTGGGACCACAGTCGTTGCAAGCAGTGGATTTACCGGTTCAGTTACTGGTAGTGCGTTAGCTTCTGGAATAACTGCAATGATCAGTGGTGTTGCACCAAACTATCAAATTGTTGCATCACCTAACTCAAATACTAATACAGTCAATGGAACAGGTGTTTTAATTAATTATAGCGCAGGTTTACCATATCGTATAATGATTGGTAGCGGTACTTCTATCCCAGGTGCAAGCGTTACTACCAGTGGCGTTACCACTGTAAGTGGTGTTAGTTACTATAGTTATATTCAAAGTGCAAACCCTGACATTGGTACTAGCGGTACATTGTCATATAATGGTACTTTTGGTGGATATGTCTACCCGCAGGGTAATGAATTAATTGGTTCAAACCTTAATACGCCTTCACAAATAGTATACGCAAACAACACTGATTATTACTATCCTACAAACCCAACTGCCCCTCTAGTAGTAACTATTGCAAACAATGCCAACCAAACTGCACTATTTGCTGGCAACCAAATACAATTAATTTCAGAATATTGCCCAGCATCAAGTAGGTCTATAACACTTGCTAGTGGTAATTTTATTGATATCTTTATTAATGGTACGTCAGCTTCTTCAGCAACTGAACAAGTTGTTTTTAATCCATCATTTACTTTAAGTTCAGGCAACGCGATTGCTAGTCTAAACACTGTTAACTACACATTGGCTAGTGGTGCTGTAGCAACTACAAACTCAACAATTGCTAATGATATTTATATCCCATTAAACCAACAACCTGTTATCAACTTCCCATCTCAGTTGTCTACATCAACTAGTGGAATAGCAGACAATATTTATCTTTACAATGTTGGCACAAGTAGTGGTACTACTTACCCAATTGCTTTAAATAAATATCCATGGGTAACGTTTACAGGTACGGTTGTATCAGGAGCAACTACGAATGGAACAACATTTATTCCAGTAACAAATGCCAATGGTCTATCACAGTTATACCCAGGTTTAGCACTCGCTAATAGTGCAATTGCATCAGGATCTGGTTACTATATTACACAAGTAACATCCAGTGGTGTTTATGTAAATCAAAATATTACTGCACCATCAGGTACTGCAACTACAGCAGCAATTAGCGGTAAAACTTTAGTTTACCCAATTTATGACACAACAGACAATAAAAATAGTGTACTACAAACAACTGGCCTTGCATTTGATGTAACAACGCCACCAAGTGGTTGGCCTGCATTGCCAACACTTATGTCATGGTTGAAATACAACCATAATTATAATAGCGATGTAGTTTCTGTAGAAACGTTGGTACAACAAAGTAGACCATTAGGAACAAACACTCTTGTTCACCAAGCAAACTATATCAACCTGGTTCTTAACCTTAGAATTGTGTTCTCATCTGGGTTTACTCCAACTTCAGTTGAAACAAATATTGCTAATAACCTTGCTACTTATTTTAGTAGTTTTTATTATCTTGGAAGTATTTCTTTCTCGACTCTTGCAGCTCAAATCCTATCAGTGCCAGGGGTATCAAACGTTAAAGTAACAAGTATTAATACTGTTGCTTTAGATGGAACAATACTCACTACACAATCTAGTGATTTTAACCTTGCAAGCAACCAATTACCATTGCTTAACGCAATTAACTTTACAGTTAAGGGAAATAGTAATTTCTAATGGCTGGTAATCTTTTCCCCACTGCTTTGCACTCTACCTTTATACAAAAGGTAAGTAATTTTCCAGATGATATTTATGATTTTAATAGTGGTGATGACCTCACCACGTTAATGAATATTTTGCTTGGCAACAGTGGTACTGGACAACTTAACAACCTACAGCTTGCTGCAAGGCTTGGTCAGCAAAATATAGAATTTAATAATTTAGATACAATACTTGGATTAATTCTTAATGTAAAAAGAACTGCTCCTGAAATCTATAGTTTTGCTACAAATCCTTTTATTGATCAATTGACTGATGCTCAATGGCAAGAAATCAGTACAAAAGATGCAAGTTATCGTGAAAGACTTATGGGAGCTGCAGAAGCTTTTCAAATAGGTTCAACGCTGTGGGGCGTTCTCACTATGTGTGAAGCATTAACACAAACAAAGTTTTATGTTGTAGAAAGTTGGAGAACACCCGGTTATGGAAGATCGGGCGTTAACCCAGCCCAAGAAATAGTTCTTATTCCTTTAATGGATTCTACTAACAATAGTGGTTTCTTTACTTGGGATCAAAGCAAAGTTAATACAATTTTGAATACTATAAAGTATTTTACATTTAATAATTTTGTAATTAGCTTTGGTTCGCCTATTAATACACTTACTCAAATTTCTGGAAACTACGTAGCAACTAACGGTGGTTATTCAGAATACTTTCATTTGCAAACATCTGTGAATGCAAACGGTTTGAACTCACCTGGAAATATACAACCAGGTGCTAACACAAGATATTGGGTAAAGAATAATACAAGCAGCGTAGCTCCACATTTTGCTCACTTGCAAACACAAGAAATAATTATTGACTTAACAGGGAATATTAATTTTGTTAGCAGTACTGATCCAACTGGTTTCCCAGAAAACAGCGTTGCTCTTCCTTCTATCCAAGTTACATCAACAGTCTATGGTGCACAATAATGCCAATTTTACCAAACAATACAGACCCCTCAAAAGAATACGTAACGCAATCGGTTAATCCGCCTTTAACTATTGACGGTGTTGTCTATAATAAAATTTATTCACACACTGGTGTAATTGATACTTTATCAAATATTCAAAGCACTGGATATTCAGATCCCAATGTAAACATTTTTAATCAATCAAATAGTATTATTAGTTTTGATCCACAACTACAAAAATCATGGATCTCAAGTACTGATTTTGGTGGACCTACAAGTAATCCTGTAGTAATTACTTACGATATTGTAAATACTACTTATTACAACAATATTGTTTTTGATGTGCTTAACGTACCTTGTTTTGTTGAGATACTAGACGAGAATGATAATCCATTGCCCGGTTCCTCAACATTCTCAATTGCCGGTGGTGGAGACATTTACACAACTACTAATTGGTTGCGTTTAGAATACAATGCACCAACTAACCCAACACCAGCTACAGTATCAGGTACAAATGGAACAAGTAATTTTACTTATCCATTAACTGGTGTAAGCGAAATATCTATTCGCATTACAAGGAATAAAACTGTTCAATCTAACTCGGGTAATGGAAATACTTTAACAAATATTGCTTATTCAGTAGGTGTACAAAACTTTAGTATCAAATTAATTGTTAAAAATAATTCTGATATTCCTGCCGCGGTTGTTAGTGGTTCTAATTCTATTATTACACAAAATCGTTTTAATTTTGTAGAAACATATTCTTATTCAGTTAATAGTGTTTCTAATATGTTTGTTAATGATTCAACATATTGGAAATGTGCTCCACAACCTGTAAAAGACTCAATCGTATATTTTTATATGAAAGTTAGCGATCCAACGCCAAAAACAATTAATAGACTATACATTGATCCATTGTACAGTGGTTGCAAATTTAATGTCTATTACACTATTCAATCAACAATTAGTGGTACAGTAGATCCAAGCACTTTCTCTTGGACGCCTATTCAAAGAGATTTTTCTTTAAGAAAAGGTTTATACGATTTACCAACCGTAAGCTGCACGTATTTAAAAATTGAATTTATAAAACTTATACCAGAAGTATATGACCTGCCATTGGATTCAATTAATAAAACTATTAATGTTTTTCCTTATGATGTTGAAAATTACTTCTCTCAACTAGAAGCAAATATTATTGACGGTAATGCAGTAAAATATGCAATTACTAACCCAGGTGCTATTGGTGTTTCAACTATCTTAAACCAACAGATTAGTAACTCAACTATCCTGGGTAATGCAACTGCAAATATTGGTAATAATTCTACTTTTCCAAGTCTTGCAAATCTTAACTCAACACAGATTAATAATCCTACTACACAATCTATAAATACAAGTTCATATATCATTGACCCAAGTATTAGTTACAAACTATTAGATTCTAATGGTAATTATAACTATAGTTCATATAATGAATTCCTTCAAAGAAGATTTCCAGACAATCGTGTCCATGTTTATAATCAAGTAAACATTAATCAAACTTGGCACCAAGCCTACTTTACTGGTATTAGATACATTACTTCATTTTTTGAAAATAATTTTGATGATCTACGTGGAACACCACAAAATTTTATTTCAAGCAATGGATCAAACACAGGATTCTCTAGCCAAGGTGTTGATTACATTAACCTTAATGTTGACGAAATTGCAGTAACACCATGGTTCTCTACCATTGATAGTTTTAACGCATTTAATATTGGTGGTTTAACTACTGACTGGCAAAGTTTTTTAACTCAAGGCAATACAATTAGCAATGATAATACATTGATGAATAACATTAGTGCTGCAACTTTAAGCACCATGCTCATTAATGCTAGCGGTACAAAAATAGGTACGCTTGGTACAAGTACTATTTATGCAATATCTGGTCAACCTAATACTCAATATGGTATCCAATCAGCAGCGTATTCTTTTGGCAATAATATTCTTAATTACTACAACGCTAATTTCCTACCATACTCTGGATCAATTTTAAATTGGTCAGGTCTTGGTGGTACTACAATAACTGGTACATCTGTAAATTATTATAATCCATCAACGGGTCTTAGTGGCACTGCTAGCGGACTAAGTGTTAGCGGTGGGAACTATACAGCAGCATTTAACTTTACTATACCAAACGTCAATGCAAGTGGTATCCAAACTTGGCAATTGCAATTTGGTGCACCATCGTTTGGTGTAGTTGGTTATGCAAGCTATACACAAGCCGGTGGGTTTAATTACTACTTTTTAACCAATGTCCAAGCTTCTGGTTCTACTAATATTAGTCTAAAAACTAGATTTATTAATCCAACAACTAATAATGTAATCTCTGGAACTACTGTGAGTGGTAGTACAGTTGCTGTAACTTCTGGATTTAATATAGCTACTGTTACTGGAACTAATTATAGCACTTCAATACCATCAAATACAATTCAATTAGTGATTAGTGGTAGCGCAAGCGTACCATATTCACTATATCAATTAGGTGTTTTCACTCAACCAACTAATAAATGGATTGGGCCATCCGACCATAGCAATATGAGAGTTAGTGGAACAGTACGTGTACTATTGCCAAAAAATAATGCAGGAACTTATAGAGCAAGTCTTATTGGCACTGATGTATTAGGTAACTTATCTGAACTAGCTTATAAAATTTATACACCAGGAACTATGCCAATAAATACTTGGTTCGATGTAGAACTAGAAGGATTTACCGGTAGCAATTACGTATCATTCGTAATGGTTATAAGGCAGATTGTACCAACAATTAACGAAATTTTTTATGTAAGTATGCTTGCACCATTCTATCACCCAGTGCGTTATGAATTTACTAATACACAAAACAACAATATTACTGGAAAAACAGGTTGGTATCCAATCACTCTTGGTGTAAATGATGCAAATAGTTTTATAAGTACTGCATCTGGATTACCAGCCAGTGGAATACAAATACGTATGACAGCTCTAGACCCTAATGTTTATGTAACTGGAGTAAGTATTATTCCACAATATAAACAAAACTCATATTACTCTAATCTTGATATAAATTACATTGGAGTGAGTAAAACCAATGAAATTAGTTCACGACGTAGTATTAGTAGTAAACCTTATTTTCAGTTGAATTCTGAATATCATCCAGCTATTTTTAATATAAATAGGATCTCAAGCAATGTAAATCTTTACAACGTAGATTGATTTTCTCTGTTGTTTATGGTAATATTTACTCATGCCTTCAGAGAAGACTATATATGTTCAAAAGAGTAAATTACTCAATGGAGTACTAAGATACAGCTCCTTGGACCCTGAAGTCAAGAAAAAACTTTTGATGCTTGATAATTACGGTACTTTAAAAAACCGTGACAGGATTGATGAGTTTGCTCAGCTTGTAGAAAATAATGATTATTCTTTAATTTTTGAGGATAAAGAAGCTGAAAACGATTTTATAGATTTACAGATGTGCAGTTCTGAACCATATGAAGTTAATAGCCCTTTTTTGGTTGAGAACCATTTATTCCCTTTTCAGCATGTTGGACTTAATTATGTCTGGAAGCAAATGCTCTCAGAAAACCCACAAGTATTAGTCCAGTGGGATACAGGTGCAGGCAAAACTTTATTGAGTTGCCTCACTAGCCAGAAACTGTTTGATCATGGTGCCATTGACAAGGTGCTGGTCTTTTCAAAGAAGATCAAACAATACGACTGGGAACAGGAGTTTAAGCGGATGACACACTTAACTGTTGAACGTGTAACAGAAAAGATGACTCGCAAAGCTCGCCACGCCATGTACGAAAAAAACACTAACCAAGTATTAGTTCTTAACTACGAAAAAGTACGTGAAGGCAATATGGCTAAAGTGCCAGGCCAGAGAAAGAAAGTTAAGTCCTACGACCGTACAGATTTATTGCAAATTCTGAACATGATCAAGGGGCAACGTGTACTTATCATTATTGATGAAGCACAAAAAATCAACAGCGGAGAAAGTCTGTTGGGAGAAGGTTTTCATACTCTTATTAACACACCGGATAGCGAAACAAAAGCTCTAGCATTAACGGCTACACCATATACGACTAGCCCATTGAACATCCGTAATATTTTTTCTGTAGTAGCCCCTGGTATTCCTGACGTTAGTGACATGAAACGTGATGTTTTTAAACGTTTTTACGGTAAAGAGTTCAGCATGTATAGCAATGGTTTTGTACAAGAACTATATGTAAAAGAATGGGATCGTGCAAAACTTTCTTTATTAGGTAAGAAACACGAAAATTGGACTCACATTGCAATGAAAAGCGATCCCATTATTGCTGCACAGTTCCCTGAAAGCACTCCAAAAAAGCTTGTATATGAACTTTCTGATATTGACCGTGCTATTTATGATTGGGCTGAAGAACAAGCTCGTGAACGTTATAATCCAGATAACCAAGTTGCTAACTGGAGCTATATTGACGTACTCCGTATGATTTGCAATACCACTGAAGGTCTTAAAAACAGTAATGGTAAGTTTGCTAAAGAAATTGTTGCAGAGTTTGGTAATGACATCAGCATCCAGAATAGTGCAAAATATCAGTTGATTATAAATAATCTTGACGTTTATTTTGAAAAAAATGAAAAAGTTGTTTTGTTTACATATTGGACAAACGGCACTCTATTTCCATATTACGAAGCGTTAAAAGCACAATACCCAGATGTTCTTATTTTGCCTATCTGGGGAGTTGGAATGAGCACTGATCAGTCAGCAGAAAACATGAAACTATTTAATGCTGCTAAAGGTCCAGCTGTATTAATTACAAGTGATGTACTCCAAGAAGGTGCAAACCTTTATGCACCATACCTTTGGAACATTGAAGTACCACGTACATATGCAGATTACAAACAACGTAAAGATCGTATCAATCGTGCCGATTCTCGCTCAAAAGGAGTTGACAAAACATGGGTATATCGTCCAGTAGCTGTAAATACTATTGAAGAAAGAGTAGATGCAAAAGTTTTGAGACGGAGAGCGGAAGCAGAAGCAATTCGTGGTATTATAGACGAGCATGCTGACATGGAAGACACTATTGATGTAACACCGTTTGGATTTTTGTTTTAATTTGACTCTGGTCCCATATCGTGATATGTTTTATAAACTTAAAGAAGGGAGATCTATTGAAAACTAACTGACCTTATTGTTAGAGAGATAGGATAATCTTGAGACGTTTAATTACAATCTCAGTATTAGCTGTCAGTATGGTTATTAATCATGTTGGAGCTAGCACCCCAAAAGTATTAACAAACAAAGAAACACCAAAAGTGGTTCAAAAGATTAAAAAAGTAGTATATCCAGTGATATTGTTTTCTAGGCCAATTATGTTGGCTTGGGAAAAAGTTAACATCTGTGAAATGGGTGGTAACTGGCATTACATAGGCCCCTACTACAGTGGTGGACTAGGAATGACTAATATTAACTGGATTAAATTTGGCGGTTTAAAATTTGCCAAGAATGCAGGATTAGCAACACCAGAAGAGCAGGTAACAATTGCTCGTGAGATCGAAAAAAGTGGCTACGTTCCTGACCAATATGGTTGCGGACAAGGCTGGTAGAGGAGAAAATAATAAATGGCAATTAATAAGTATGATCAGATCCAACGAGACATGATGGACATGATCACCAGTGGTCAGATGCATAGTACCTTGATTGGTAAGACCATTGCTGTGGGCGGAAATAGCCCACGATCACTCCAAGAAATTGAAGATTTTGTAGAATATATCATAAATTTGCTTAAAAAAGCAGAGCAATTCCGAAAGGATAATGTAAAAAAGAGCAAAAGATAGCTAATGAAGTGAGAGAGCTTTACAGCCTCTCCAGAAGGGCCTGGTCTTCCTCGGGAGTTGCAGTCGGTGTTCATACCTTGACTCCTCCCGAGGCCCTTCCAGCTATCAATCTTTCCAATAATTATGGATACTAAAATTGATTATAAATGGCAAAAAGAGTCTGCCTGTAAAGGAATGGATATTGAGTTGTTCTATCCATCGCATGGTAAAGCTCCATCAAAACAACTATCAGACAAATGCGATGGTTGTCCAGTATCCACACAATGCCTTGATCATGCACTCAAATATGAAGAATATGGGCATTGGGCTAATACAGGACCAACTGAACGTAGAGAATTACGTAATAAACTTGGCATAGAATTGGTTAATATTAATATTGCGTTTCTAAATAATCAATATATTGAAGAAGAAGAAAAAGTTGAATCTACTTCTATAAAAATTAAAGGACGTGGTCGTAGACCAGCAGATTGTGGGACACGTTCTGGTTATGGTGCACACAGGCGAAAAAAAGAAATCCCATGCGAAGCATGCCGTGCTGCACAGAATGCAAGCGTTAAAGAGTTTAATAAAAATAAAAAAGACAAAGAAAGTGATCCATTTTATCAATGAAAATTGGCTTAGTAATTCCTGTTCTTAATAATTTTGATCAAGCAATAGATATGATCTATAGTGCTAATAGTGAGCATAATGTAAAGTTTTATATCCAACCACAATACCGTTATCAAGTTCCATTAGCTAAAGCATGGAATACTGGTATCAAGAATGCAATTACTGATGGGTGTGATGTAATCATTGTAAGCAATGATGATGTTCTATTTTCTGAAAAGACTATAGATTATTTAGCTCGTGAAACTAAAGCAATGCCCGATGATTATGTAATGGCATTCCCAGTAGACATGTTTGATGCTTTAAGTGACCCATCACAAATCTTATGGGATGATGAAATAGTTGGCGATGTTTCATACGCTGTTGAAGATCAAAGTTACGCTTGTTTTGCAATACGACCAGACTTTTTTGAAAAGTGTGGAACGTTTGATGAGAATTTTGATCCAGCTTGGTGGGAAGATACTGATATGAAATATCGTATCAAGTTGCTTGGATACAAAACTATACAAACAAGCATCCCTTACGTGCATATTAGACACCAGACTACAAAAAAACTCACTCAACCTCTTAATTCGTTGAAGAGCGGTCAGTATTATGAAAAAAAGTGGGGAAGTACTCGTAAAGACTTGAAAGAGGTCTATGCTAAGCCCTATAATGATCCTAATATGAGTCCAAGAGAATGGAAGAATTCATGAGCAAGATTAAGGTACTAGCGTGGGGTGACTATGCTTGTAGCACAGGGTTTGGTACCGTGATGAAAAATATCATGGGAGAACTGTACAAGACTGGCAGCTATGACATTGACGTAGTTGGTGTTAATTATGATGGTGGGCCTTACGATACAACTCTTTGGCCTGGTCGCCTATGGCCTGCTATTAGTGCTTTACGTACACAAGGACCATACGGAGATGTTTTTGGTCGTCAAGTGTTCCTAGACCTCCTTGCTCAAGGCGATTATGACATCGTATTTATTGTTCAAGATACGTTTATTGTATTGGATATTGTTCCTCAAATTCTTGAATTGCAACGTACTAAGCCAAATACGTTCTCGACTATTTACTACTATCCATTCGATTGTGCTCCACGTGAAGAATGGGTCAACCAATGTGTATCTAGTTTTGACTTCCCTGTTGCTTATACTGAGTACGCAAAGAACGAAAGCCGTAAAGTAATTGGTAACATTGCTGATAAGCAAGATGTTATTTACCATGGAACCAATACTAAAGACTTCTTTCCACTATCACCAGAAGAAAAGAAACAAGCTAAAAGCATGATCTTCCCTATGCTTCAAGATAAATTTTTGATTACGAATGTTAATCGTAACCAAGGTCGCAAAGATGTTTCAAGAAGTCTTATGATCCTTAAAGAATTACGCAATATGGGAGTAGAGGATGCGTTCCTTTACATGCATATGCAAGAAAAAGACTTTGGTGGAAGTATTCTTGAAATGGCTCGTGCACTTGGGCTAGATCCAAATAAAGATTTTACTGTACCAGACCCAAGGCAATTTGGTGCACACAGCGGATTCCCAATTGAATTCCTTAACCAAATCTACAACGCTAGCGATGTTTACCTTACCACTACTCACGGTGAAGGTTGGGGCCTAAGTATCACAGAAGCAATGTCTACTAAGACACCTGTTGTTGCTCCTGATAATACATCAGTCCCTGAAATTCTTGGCGATGACCGTGGTTGGAGAATCCCTAGTGGGCACACCCCATCTCATTGGATTATTAAAGATAATGATAATGAACGTATGCGTCCATTAATGAGCGTTGAAGATGCTGCTAAGACTATTAAGCACATTATGGATAATCCAAAGGAAGCTGCAGAACGTGCAGAGAAAGCCTATGAATGGGCATCTACAAACACTTGGGAAGCCATTGGTAAGCAATGGATGAATGTATTTAATCGTGCTACCAATAAAGCTAAGATGGCACGAAAACTTAAGGAACAGGCAAAGTGACTCGACGTGTAGTTAGCATTACCCCATTTTATAACGAGACGCATATCCTTGAATTGCGGCTTGGCATTTTAGAAAATGTGGTTGATCGCTTCTACACGATTGAAGCTAACAAAACTTTTACTGGTCTTGATAAACCAATGCTTGCTAATACCATCAAGCACCCAAAACACACAGTTGTAGAGATTGAGTTTCCTGAGGGCCTTAGTGAGTGGGGCAAAGAAAATTATCAACGGGATGTTATTCTAGATTTATCAGAATATAATGATGATGATATTGTTCTTATTAATGACTTAGATGAAATTCCTAACCCTAAAACTATTGAATTTCTTATTGAGAACTTTGATCCTGATTTCACATATTCATTTGAAATGGTTATTCATCAATATTATTTAAATAACCAAAACCTTGGTGAAGGTATATGGTGGAAGGCTAAGGCTTGCAGCGTAGGCGAATACCGTCGAGCTGGGTTTAATGCTACTCAACTTAGGTTAGGTGTAAACTCTTTAAATATCCCCAATGGTGGATGGCACTGGACTTTTTGTGGAGATACTACATTCATTAAAAACAAGATTGAAGCTTTTGCTCATACAGAATGTAATACTGACCAAATTAAATCAAACCTTGATTTGAATTTTGAGAACAATGCTGATACACTTGGTCGTGGATACGAACTAAAACTAGTAGATATAGATTCAGATTTTTATCCAGATTATCTAAAAGATAACAAGAAAAAATACAGTAAGTATATCAAGGAGCTATAATGGATTTTGATGAGTGGTTAAAATATGGAGTAGATAATGGTTTCTGCTCAGAACAGTTCTGCAGTACCCATGATGGTTTTCCTATGCATGATAGCGAAGAAAAGTCATGGGAAGACGGTGGAGACCCTTGTGCACATGTTGTGCGCTTGGGATCATATAATGATTGGAACATAGGAGAATAATAATGGGTGCAGGACAAAACTTTTTGAATTGGTTGCAAGGAACTTTTGGTGGTAATAATGGACCCGGCATTCCAGACCTTCCACTTCCAATGGGAGATAAAGCTCCAACAGCAAAGCCAAAGAAAGATAAACCAGCAGTGAAGAAAGCAGCACCTAAGAAGGCTGCACCAAAGAAAAAGGAACAATAATGCACGTAATGTTAGTACTAATTTTACCAGCATTGTTTTTTATGGGTGTTGGCGCTTTTATTCATATGTTTAGCCAAGGTGTAAAGAATGGTATTTATCAAAAGACCAAAGCACCTGAGAAGAAAAACTCATGTGGTGGCAACTGTAATTGTAAATGTAAGAAGTAATGGCTAAAGATTTAAATTGGGCAGCAAAGACTATGCTAGAATTAGCACAGATCCCAGCTCAGCCAAAACTTATTGCTGCGTTTAGTAATTATAGTGCTAATACAATGTGGGTTAAAGGTGTTATCAAGTCTGCATCGCGTAGGGTTGTTAATGATATGAGCAACCCTTATTTTGAACAAGCAATGGATATTTTACGTGAAAATGGCATAGACGTAAATATCTATGATACTAATTAAAGTATTGCCCTAGTAGCTCAACGGATAGAGCATCGGAGTTCTAACCCGCAGGTTGCAAGTTCGAGTCTTGCCTGGGGCACCAATTTGACTTTTATAGTAGTCAACAGTAAAGTATTAAAAAGTAAGGAGTTATATGAGAACCAAAACAAGGTTGCTTAGAAGTGGTTTACAAATAGCACTAGGTGCTGAGCTTGTTTCAGTTAGTAAAAGGATGAAACAATATCAGAATGAGACTCAGCTTGCAAAAGCTACTCCCATAGAAGTGCCTGTAGCACCGCCAGTAAATAAAGAGTATCAGTATGTCATGCGTGAAAAAGCAATTAAGCAAATTAATACTGTACTTAATGAACTAATTAATGCTACTATGATGAATGATATTTATATTGAACCAAACATCTTAAACCAGGCAAAAGAACTTATGGACTTGTTTGCTTGGATTATTGAAAGTAGTCCCGAAGAAAAGGAAGCATATGGAACTCAAGCTTAGTGTAAGCATTGGAGGCACTCTCCAAGTAAAGAACGCCAAAGGCGAATGGGATTGGATCAAGCCAGAAGTTGGTTGTGAGATTATACTTCATCATGGTGAGATCACAGAACAATTGCAAGAGCAATTTGCTGCTATGTGGGATCAAGTCGTTGGTCCTCAATTTAAGAATGTAGTCAGCGAACTTATTGCTGAACCAGTCGCTGTTGTAGAAGAAACTACAGAAGAAGAATCTACAGAAACGTCAGAGGAGAACGAAAAGCCTAATGTAGATGAGGATGATTACTACTAATGACTGAATGTAAACATTGTGGCATGCCAATCGTTAAGTATCTAAACCCAGGTAGCTGGGACATTATTGGCGAAGACGACAATTGGGTCCACTTAGAAGATCAAAATACTATAACTAAACATACTGCTAAACCTGATTGGGATACTAAGTCATGACCGTGCTATCTGCAGCTATTACAAAAATGGATGGCATTGTCATCGCTGCTGACTCTCAAATCTCCTTTGATTATTCTAAGAGCGATGAAGGCCCAGGTAAATTATGGATGGACAAAGACCGTAGGTATATATTCGGTGGCTGTGGAAGCATTAGAGCTATGCAAGTTATACAATATTGGACTGAATGGCCCGAGTTCCGTGAATTTCATGAAGTAGATAAATTTGCTGTAAAAGATATTGTTCCTGCTATGCGTGAAGCTTTGAATGAACACGGTGCTCTTGAAAGCTCAAAAAAAGTAGAGACTTTTGGTGCTGGCATTATTATGGCATGGGATAGCAATCTTTTAATTATTGATGAAGATTTCAGCGTTACTATTCCAGTTAGTGGAAGATGGGCAATGGGATCAGGAGCAAGCGAAGCATTTGGCAGTTTGGGTGATCAAGGCCCATGGACTAAAACAGATGTTATTAAAGCAGCACGCACTGCAGCAAAAACAGCTCAAGGTGTTGGTGGAGATATTTACTACATCACAACAAAGAGCATGGAAATCAGAAAGGCTTAAGCCAGTTTGATTCCTTTCAACTATTATGTTAATATAAATACAAACACAAGTAAGGAGAATAATAATGGGTCAACCAATCATGCCAAAGCGCAAGGGACTATCAACTGGGAACCTACAGGAGGTTACAGAACCTTTGTATGGAGAATCACCCAAAGCTGCTACCCGAGCTGAAGTCCGTAGAAATAGTGCAACCGATGTTAACTTAGTTAACCTTGATGAAGTTATGGGTTCTGTGTTGGAAGAGCTAGGCAAAACAGACATTAGTCAACCACACCCTGAAATCACACCTTTTCAAATTGATACACTTGCTACAGAGCTTGTAGCTGTACGCAATGCTAAAGACGTTATTGAAGGCCGTGAGAGTGCTCTTAAAGCATATGCAACAGAAGTAATTAATATGCGCATTGCATCTACAGGTAAAGATTACGCCACAGAAAGTGGTTACCTTGTAAGCCCTGAGAATGGCGTTAAATTATCCAAAGAAGTATCTGGTGGCAAACTTAATATTGATGTTGATCTTTTGTTTGATGTATTAGACCACGATCAATTTATTTCAGTCGTTAACATTGTTGAGACAATTACAAAAACTCAAAAGCCTGATGGTGGTGTAAGCACAGTCGAGTCACGTGTCTATGAACTCAATGAAGAGTGTTTAGAAAAACAACTCAAGCTTGGCAATATTGGCATGGAGCAAATTGTAAAGGCAACAACCCCAGGCAAGGTGCGTTCAGCCTTTTATGTCAGAAGCATCTAATAAACCAAAAAGATTAATAAAACTACGTGACGATGATCAAATCTACACGCAGACTATGGCTGCAGCATTTTTTGATTTAACTCCAAGAGCTTTTAAGAAAAAAGAAAAATATTTTATTGATTCAATGGGCAACCCTATTGAGATCGCTAGAACACCTGGTGGTTATCGTCATTACAGTCTAAATGACATTCTTAAAATTGCTCATTCATTGCGTAGGGCAAATAAGATGACAGATAGGCAACTACGTTTAATAGTATTAAGAGTAGACGCTTTTAAAGAACCAATAAAGAAACATCGTCTAAGATATCGAAAAGGCAACAATCCAACATGAACAAGAAAACATTATTACTGTTTGATGGGCATAATGTGTTCATTAGATCATTTAGTGGTTTGATGAGGCAGGGGCTGAGCGCTCCAGATGGTTCAGGCACTTGGGGAATCTATGGTGCTTTTAATGTAATTGCTAGTATGGTTAGAAAACATAAACCTACGCATGTTCTTATTGCTTTTGATAAAGGCCGTAGTGCCAAACGTTTAGCCATTGATCCTGAATACAAAGCTAATCGTGATAAGAAACGTGATCCAAAAAACACAATGGATAACGCATTCTCTTTAGAGTTTAAACCGCAATTAGAAACATTTAAATTTCTTTGTTCTAAAAGCGGCATACCTTTTATGAGCATAGAAGACGTAGAAGCAGACGATATTATTTCTACTGCGGCATTGGGTAATGCTGGTATTTTTGATAAGATTGTAATCGTCAGTGCAGACCATGATTTACATCAATTGATACGACCAAATATAACTGTTATAAAACCTAGCATTAGCTACAAAGATATTGATGAAGAAGTCAATGACATGGAATCTATCATGTTAGAGTGGGGCGTAGAACCTTGGAGGCTTCCTGAGATCTGGGCTTTGATGGGTGACAAGGGTGACAATGTTAAAGGTATTCCTGGCATTGGACCTAAGAAGGCTACAAAACTTATTGCTGATTATGGCAATTTAGAAGAAGTTCTTGAAAAAGAATCTAAAGTTAAAGATCATATAAATATAGTGCGCAAAGCAAAATCATTGATTGAGCTTAGCCATGATGAAGATTTACCATTCCCACCATTGGGGGATCTACAGTTTACGCCTGTACAACCTAAAACTGAAAACGCTGATGAATTAGAACAATTGTTTGATGAACTTGGGTTTATTCAGGTAAAAGATAGATGGAGACATTTCACTTTATGGAATGATGTGATCCCTTTTGGTAGGAAACTGCGATGATTAATGAATGGATTATTAATCCATCGGTGGATATGGTTGCTGTTTTAGCACAATATGGCAGGTTTCTAGAAACTGACTATCGTATGCTAATCGAAAGTATGGGAGTACCTTCTACTTTTGAAGAATATACAGAAAAGACAGGTAGGCGGTTTCTTATTGTTGGCGCCAAAGAAACACCAGGTCTAATAGCAAAAAGTGCATACTTATGCCTCAAGCTAGCTGGTCCTGATAGTGTTGTCGTAAAAGTACCAACACTTGATGAAAGTTTTTTGTTGCAAAATGTATTTGAGCATCACGCTGGTGATGTACGAAATAAGATATTTGTATCGCATGGTGATGAATTAAAGCTTAGTAGCGAATGGCGAGATGAGATTGAAAATGCAACTGATATAATTGTATTTGGTAGCCAAAACGCTATGGAAGCATTTCGTGAGTACGAGACAGTTGATCGACGTGTATGGGAACATGGTTTTAAATTTAGTTTTGGTTTAGTGCGTGCTGAGTATTTGACTCCAAGCATTATTAACGAAATATGTTTTGATTTTTTCAGTTACTACGGTGAAGGTTGTTTAGCACCAAAATTCTATTTTATTGTTGGTAAGCTAAGCAAAAAAATTGCTAAACAATTTAGTGAAAACATGTCTTCATTCTATGGAGAGTACATCGAAGAATATAGAGAAAAGCTACCTTTAACAAGAAAAAGCGAACTCGTACAGGTAACTCTTGATTCAAAGTATGCATATGATTATGTTCGCCTTGGCGACTTGAATTCTGATGATATCTTTGATACTCTTTATGGTGATGTAAGATTAATTGTAGTAGATGATTTAGATGAAGTCAGTTATTTCATTCATGAATGGAGTGACAATATCAGTACTGTTGCTATAAATATGCAAGATGATCCAGCTATGATGGATTTATTGGATGACCATATGGTTATCCGTATTTGTAATATTGGTGAGATGCAGTTCCCTGAATTCTTTGAACAATATGACAGCGTAGATGACTTTAATATTTATGTTGGTGACGAGATCGAAAATGATCCCTACGACAGTCTTTAGAACTTACAAAAGTAAGAAATAAAAGGAAGGTAATATGACAGTTTCTTCAAAACGAAGAAAAAAGATTAGAGTAATAATTAATAGTTATTCTCAATCAAAATTATTTAAAACAATGTTAACTATTGGTTTTGGCATTGCAACGATTATAATGCTACCATTGTTTATTGTTGCTATACCATTCATATTTGCATGGGATGTAGCAGGTATTTTTATGGAAAATAATATTATTAAGGAAGAAAGCATGGATGCTGTTAAAAGTAAGTGGGGAGAATTTTCTCTTGATTTCGATAGCTGGAAGAAGAACGTTTAATGGAAAATTTAGCTCAGCAAACTGAAACAATGTTTGAACGCAACATAGCTATTATTGCAAGTAGAAAACAAGAAGTTCAGGTCTTTAGTGATGGTTTCGTTTATGTCGGGTATCTATGTGGGCTTGATGAAAAATGGGTACAATTATATGGCCACGAAGAGAATGACAAGAATAATGTTGATACCATGTGGCGTTTCCTGTTAATCAATAAGAATAATATCTCAGCAATTGGACCGAATGGTAATGGGCTATACGACATTGATCAAGTGACACGCGAATGGATTAGCAAGAAGATTCAGATGTTTTCAGATGTATGTGATAAGTTTCTATCAGTTAGAGGAATAAAGAAAAATGACGATCGAAAAGAAAAGTTTTGATGGGCCTTTGGCCAATTACGACGACAATAGCTACGACGATGTTGTAGAAGTAGTCCCAGTAGAAAGCAAGAATGAGCTTGTAAAAGAGATTGATCTTGCTAATGCAGAACCACGTGAGCTTTTGATATATTTTGCATCCCGTTATAAAGAAGTGCATGGCTACGAATATGTGGTTGAATGGATTAAGGAAGTTGCTATCTTTAAAAGCTTTAAAGAGCGTTACAAAGTTGATGCAGGCCCTATGGTTGCTTTGCTATTCGATAAGCACAAAGGCAAAATCAACGACATGGTGATGACCGTAACAGCCTTTAGTAAAGGCAGTAAATGGATTCAGGACACCTTATACATTCAGTTACAACAAGATAAGATAAAAGAAGAAAACCGACCAAGTTCAGAAGGGTTAATGAATACAGATGACTTCCTTAAACGATTCGCTGTTTGATTGGCAAAACGACTACGTAAATATTAAGTTTGATTTCTTGTCAGACGATGAGATTGATTATTTAGAGCTTAAGTATCCTCAGTTTGAAACGTTTAATAAACGAGGCTGCCCAACGTGTGAAGGCCATAATTGTGGTGACTGTAAAGCGCAGTTGCAACTTTATAAGCATTACCTACGTGCAGGCATTGGACTAAATTATCAACGACTTGGTTTTGAAGACTTCCATGGCGATGCTAAAGCATTAGACCTTGCTAACGTTTATCTAAGCCAACACAAACAGTTTGTTAAGGGTGGCATGGGTCTGATGTACCACGGCTCATGGGGTACTGGTAAGACTCTTCTTACTAGCCTTATTGCTAAAGAACTAGTAAAGCTTGGCTACACAGTTTACTTTGCTACGTTTACCCAAATGGTTGATGAATTTACCCGAGGGTGGGGTAGTAATGAAGACAAGGCACGATTCGAGAGCAAGGTTGTTAAGAGCGATGTGTTCTTTTTAGATGACATCGGTAAAGAGTTTCGTACCAAGAATAACTTGAGTGAAGCTACATTTGACCACGTGCTCCGTCAACGTGCATTGGACAATCGTCCTACTTTTATCACCACGAACATGACAATTGAGGAATTGAATGAGGGTTACGGTAGTGCTATATTTTCTCTCCTAAAGGAAAGAATGATTGTCCACAACATGGAGGGCGTTGATTACCGAGAGTTTGCTCGTAACCGTACGCTTGATGAAATTAAGAACGACACAGTACGCAAAATTATCTAATAGAAAGTAAGAAGATGGACATTGAAAAGTCGATAGTAAAGCATTTTGACAAGTTAGAAAGTTTCAACACAATTTGGGATAAGGGGGTACGTAGCGAACACTTCTTTGATGATGGTGTACGTGAACTGTTTGATTACAGCCTTGACTATTACGTTCGTAGTGAGTTCAAGAGTACAGTAACTCGTGACTTCCTAGAGACTAAATTTGAAGACTATTTTGTTCGTAATGAGTGGCCAGAAGAAGAATACTTAGTTGGTGTTCTTATCGAGGAACTTATGACTAAGTACCGCAAGGCAACCACCCAGAGCGCACTGCTTAAGGCAGCTAATGCGCTTGAGGAAGATCCTGAAGTCGGTATTAGTATGGCACTTAATAGCCTTACACGTATCCAAAGTGACACAAGTACACGTGAGCGTATTGAAATTTATGGTGATGGTTACGAACGTCGTGTTAATGAATACATGGACGAAGTATCTAACCCAACCAAAGATAAGAAGGGAATCTATCTTGGTTGGGATGCATTGAATGACCATATGTACGGCATCCAGAAAGGTGAACTTGCGGTTGTCGTAGGTATTCCTAACGTTGGTAAGTCATGGGTTGGATCGGTTATTGCTCTTGAAGCAGCACGACGTAAAACTAAAGTTTACTTTGCATCATTAGAGCTTCGTAAAGAACTAACTCTAATGCGTCTTGATTGTCTTGTTAGTGGTGTGCCGTATGCTCGCTACGAACGTGGACAACTAACTCCTAATGAGTTAAAACGTCTTAAGGAAGCTCGTGAAGAAGTTATGGAGTTTGGTGAATATCTTCTTATTGACTCACCTAGTCGTAAGTCTGAACGTAGCGTTATGGAGTTGTACTCAAAAGCTAAGCACTGGGGTGCTGAACTAATGGTTGGGGACCAATTGTCATGGATCTCAACCGAGAAGAGTTATGGTTCAGCAAGTAACTTCCAAACTCTACAGATGTCTGAAGTGATCACTGACGTAGCTTCTACTAACCGAGAGATGGGTATGGCTTCTGTATGGCTTGCTCAGTTCAACCGTGAAGCTATGAAGAAGAAGAATGGTCGTGGTGGTCTAGCTCAGATTGGTCTTAGTAGTACCATTGAACAAATTGTGGACATGGCTATTGGTATCGGTGCTACCAAAGAAATGAAGCAGCAAGAAGCACTTGTTATGGATATCCTTAAAAGCCGTCGTAGTGACCTAAAATCATGGATGATGGGTTTTGAGCTAAAGGATCGTACATCACTCCAAGTTGTTCGTGAATACGAGGATAATAATGATTGAGAAAACTCCTAAAGAAATGGGCGAAGATGCCCTTAGAGATTTAAGCCCAGAAGATAAAGCATTTTTAGAGAAGGTCAAAAAAGATAATAAAGACTTTTTAGAACATTTGAAGAATGATAAGTTTATCTGATATCTTCACTAACTTAGACGCCAGGGTTGTTCTCCAAGACATTATTGGGGTAGGAGAACTAATAGAGAACGGTGATGAATATATTCACTCATGCCCACTCCCATTTGGCATGCATAAGAATGGTGACTCCAACCCAAGTGCTAGTTTAAATAAGGATACCCTACTTTTTAACTGCTTTACTTGTGGTGGAGGTAGCGTCATTTGGCTAGTCCAGAACTGCCTAAATGTCACTAAAGATGAGGCTATTTCTGTCCTAAAGAATGAGGTAACAGAACTCAAGGTTATCTCGATTGAGGACTTCACCAAGAAGCTAGAGGGTGTTTTTGGTACCGCTCAGCAGAGCAAGACAGAAATCCCTATTTATAGCGAAAACCTCCTTAACAGATGGCAAGGAACTTGCGATTATTTGACCGTTAGAGGGGTCTCAGAGGCCGTTCAGCGGGAGATGCGCACAGGGGTAGAGAGAGCACGGCCCGAAATATCTAAAGTCCAAGGAGAAGAGCATATGGTGACCCTAGATAGGGTCGTACTGCCACACTTTATGAAGGGCAAGCTTATTGGCTGGGTAGCCAGAAAGATCGAAGATGTGCCAGGTGTTCCCAAGTATAGGAATTCCAAAGGGTTCCCTCGTGGGTCATGGTTATACAACCTTGATAATAACCTTAACAGCGACCACGTGTATGTTGTGGAGAGTCCTATGAGCGTCCTTGTGCTCAAATCCAGGGGTATTGACAATGTCGTTGCGACCTTCGGCGCAAAAGTAGACAATCAACAGATTAATCTGCTTCGCAGGTTTTCTAAGGTGACTATCTTTATGGATGGTGATGCACCTGGAAGAGCTGCTACGCAACATCTTGTAGACGAGTTGAGTTGTTACACAAAACTTGCTATCATTGAAACACCGGACGACGAAGATCCTGCTACACTGCTGGAGATTCCTAGTTCAATGAACTCAATGGAATGGCAGTTAACACATCAAGGAGTATCATGAGTTTTATTACTAGCATTCATCACTGGCTTAATAGCCACGTTTTTGATATGGTACTGGCCTATTGGTTTTATGCTTGGGCTAGAAGAATTTTTTAAGTAATTTGATTTATGGTGGAGACATGTGGTACCGTAGTAATTGTCCTAGGACAACTGAATTAATAAACTAAAATATAAACCAAAGGAATAAACTAAAATGGCACTAAAAAAAGGAATGGCTGCAGTACGTGAAAGCATCGAGCGTTCACAGAAGAGTAGTGGTCCTCGTACATACGAGACAACCAACTGGTTCTACTGGTCCGCTGGTGAGAGCAAAGCTCTTCGTTTTCTAACTGACTCAGCTGATATTTATGTTGTACCTGTTCACGAGAATGTACCATCGCATGATGGTAAGAAGAAGACATTTGTATGCCGTGAAGCATTCGATGCTAAGTGCGAACTTTGTGCACGCGAAGTTGGCGCACCTGGTCGTTACCGTCGTGATGTAGGCTACGGTATAGCTATTCTGCGTGAAGAAGTGCGTGAAGACGGCAAGATTACCGGATACCGTGACGTTACTTCTGAGTACACTGAGACTGTTGATGGCAAGGTTGTTACTAAGAAGAAGCCATACGTGGGTATTGTATCCCAGGGTATGCGTAATTTCTGGAATCAGATTGCTGTTATCTCAGAGAAGTATGGTTCACTCCGTGACCGTGAAATTGAAATCATGCGTCAAGGTGCTGGAACCGATACTACATACATGGCATTCGCTCTACCTGAGAAGGAGATCGAAAACATGGATTCACGTTACGCTAAGTTCGTCCCTGATGTTGAGGCGTTCCTAAACCGTATCGGTAGCCAAGAGTACTACGATGCTCAGCTACACGGTGTTGTCAAGGAAAAGGAGACTGGTGATAAACCAGCTTCTACTCCAGTTGCTACAAGCGACGATGATGAGTACGGTGACGAAGAATACGTCGCAATTGAAGAGGAGACCACTGCTGAGCGACTCCGTCGAAAGATGGCTAACCAGCAGTAAGGTTTGATTACCTGGTAGGGTGGGGGCTAACCCGACACGGCTTACTACTCTACCAGGTATTCATTACACATGAAAAATTTTATTATTGATTTAGGTGACTACTTTCATATCAAAGAAGGCTTACCAATATTCCTCAAACACGAAAGAGATGCTATGCCATTTAATGCATTAGAAAACAAAGTAATTATTAAAGTCGCCGTTGTGGAAGAAAAAACCGAAAGCGGTCTATTCATTCCTGACACTGCCACTGCCATGCCAGAGACTGGTACCGTTGTATCTGTAGGCCCAGGTCGAACGGCTGCCAATGGTCAAACTATCCCAACTGGAATTAATGTAGGGGATACAGTATTGTTTGAACGACGCGCTGCACAAAAAGTAGAGATCGAGGAAGAAGAATATCTTGTGTTCCTTACGGATCACATCCTTGCTATTGTAGGAGAATAACTATGAAGTTGTTTCTTCAAATACTTGTACCTATTCTAGCTTACCTAGGTATTGGCGCCATGGGAGCTAAAAATAAAGATGATTGGAAATACATTATCTTTTTACCATTCTACTTGGCTATATTTTTAGGAATCTTTTGCCTACTAGTTCTATTTCTCAAATGGTTGTATGCATGAACACTGAATGGTTTACCAATTATGATGGTAAACACATACACATAGTTGGTGCTAAACGGTTGCCACGTAAACGTAAAAAGTTAGTCACAATAATTTATCAATGTTTGCCAAACGATAAATCTAGGGAATATTTTGTAACTAGTCCCAAATATATTGATAGAGTAGAAAAACAATTAGTAGAAAAGAATAGCAATGACAGATCGGTTAGTACACTTACACACGCATAGTGAGCATAGTTTTTTAGATGGTCTTTCAACGATTGACCAGGTAGTGAACCGCGTTGTAGATCTTGGGCAAGAAGCTGTTGCTATCACTGATCATGGTGAATGCAGCGGTCACCTTCGTCTTCAAAAAGCAGCTGACAAAGCTGGCATCAAACCTATCTTTGGTATGGAAGGTTATTTCACCGAAGATCGTTTTGAGAAGAGTGGTCGAAAAGGTGAAAACTATGACCACATGACTATTGTTGCTATGAATAACAAGGGACTCGAGAACCTTTGGGCATTGAGTAGCCTTGCTTATATTGAAGGTAGTTACTACACTAATGCACGTTTTGACTGGGAATTGTTAGAGCGTTACAACGAAGGTCTCATTGTTACTGGTGGTTGCATGGGTGGTTGCATTGGTAAACACCTTAAAGATGGTGAGAACCATGAGAAGGCTATTGAACGCATTGCTAGATACCAAGCTATTTTCGGTGACCGTTTCCATCTAGAATTGCATACTTATCTTGACCCTGAAAGCAATGAATGGAATCTTCGTGTTGCTGAAGCAGCATTAGACTACAGCGTTCCTCTTTTATCTGTTAGTGATTCTCACTACGCTGAGCCTGAGCAATGGTTTGCTCATGAACTCATGACTGCGGTGCAGATGGGTAAAACCATTCATGATCCTTCACGTTTTTCTTATGGGCCTAATCAACTATGTATTTTTTCTGAGGAAGACACTCGCAGCAGGCTTAGCTATCTTCCTGAATCAATTGTTGACCAAGCTATCAATCGTACTAATGAAGTTGCACAGATGTGTGACGCACGTATTCCTGGCTCACGTAAAATGCCAGTATTTTATTCATCACCTGCTATGGACGAGCGTAAGTTTCGTGAGACTGTAGAAGAAGGATTCAACCGTAAGATTGTTGGTCATGTAGCAGAAGATATGCTACAGACATACCGTGATCGTCTTGATTTTGAGATCGATGTTATTGTTACTCGTGGTTTTCCTGGGTACTTCTTGACCGTTCAAGAAATTATTAATTGGAGTAAAGAAAATGAATTCTTGGTTGGTCCTAGCCGTGGCTCTGTGGGAGGTAGTCTTCTTGCTTATTGTATGGATATCACAACGGTAGACCCTATTCCTGCAAACCTTATCTTTGAACGTTTTCTAAATCCTGAGCGTGTGAGTATGCCCGATATTGATATTGACATGCCTAAGAATGAACGATACCTTGTTCGACAGCACTTAGAAGAGCGTTACGGTAAACATAACATTGCAAGCATTGGCACTTTGAATACTCTTGGGCCAAAGCAATCTTTGCGTGATATCTGTCGCGGCCTTGGTATTGACAAAGATGATACACAAAAGATGATCGATATCATTGATGATGACTGGAATATTAAAAACCGTGGAGCTACGTGGGAAGACGTAGAAAAACAATACGCTAAAGAGTATGCACCTTATATTATTAAATATCCAAAGCTATTTGAGAACTTACCTGAGTTTGTTAATCACATCCGGCATACTAGTGCACACGCTGCAGGTATTGTAATCAGTAAAGAATCTCTTCTAGGGGTTATGCCACTGCGTTATAGCCCACAGAATGATGATATCCGTACACAGTTTGACATGAATGAGATAGATGAGTTGGGTTTTGTAAAGATTGACTTGCTCGGTCTACGCACTCTCAGCACACTAATGGTTGCGCTAGATCTTATCAAACGTAATAATGGTGGAACATTGCCTTTCAAGCATTTCTACGAATGGGACCATGACTGGGAAACCTATTACGATGACCCAGCAGTATGGGATGCTATTTGCACAGGCCACAACATTGGTTTATTCCAGATTGAAACAGGTCAGCTACGCTCTTTGGTAAAACGTTTTCAACCACGCAGTATTGAAGACCTTTGTACAATGATTGCTATTTATCGTCCTGGCATTACTCGTTCTGTGGATAGCGAGACTGGTTTAAATCTACTTGAAATGTATATGCAAAAGCGTGAAGGCAAGCGTCCTGTCAAATACAAGCACCCAATGTTAGAGAAGATCCTTGGGGTGTCATACGGTTCATTCGTATACCAGGAACAGATTATGGAAACTTGCCACATCCTTGCTGGTTATACCATTCCAGAAACTGACCGTGTTCGCAAGGCTGTTTCTAAGTCTAACTATGAAGACATGAAAGATGAAGCTGAGATCTTTGTACAAAAATGCATAGACAATGGTATTGATAAAAAGACTGCAGAATCTATCTTTGATGACATGCGTGCATTTGGTATGTATGGTTTTAACAAGAGCCACGGTTACGGATACTCTATGCTATCTTACTGGACTGCTTGGGTTAAGTATTACTACCCACGTGAGTTTATGACTGCTCTATTCCGTACTAACCCATCTGACAGTGTTACCTACACTCGTGAAGCACGACGCATGGGCATCCAGGTTCTTGGGCCTGACATCAACGAAAGTGAAGGAAACTTTACACTCACATCATCTGGTATTATCCGTTATGGACTTAGTAGTGTTAAATATGTTGCTAATGCTGCAGCGGAGTTACAGAAACTTGGTCCGTACAAAGACATGGAGGATTTCCTTGCCCGTGTACCTACCAGAAAAGTAAACAAACGTGCTGTTATGTCTATGATTAAGTGTGGCGTATTTGATAGCGTTTGTGGTGATACTAAGCAGGCATTATATGAGTACTGCAAAACAAGGAAAGAGTTTAGGAAATTAGATGATAGTTGCAACGTTGACTGTACTTATTGTGCTGGTCGTTTTACTTTATTTGAGTGCTTCGCAGAGAACCAGGAATATATCACGCTACGGGGGCAACACGAGCAGGAGCTATTGGGAACTATGGTTAGTATTGATCCTCTTGCTGCTTATATTGATGTAATCGAAGAGGAGCAGACTTATCCAGGAGAGAAACGTATGTTCCAGGGTGAGAAAGCTATGCTAGGTGGCATGGTTACTCAGATTAAACCATTGATTACTAAAAAGGGTAAGAACCCTGGTGCTGAGATGTGCCAATTATGGATTGAATTACCGATTAATAATTTTGATGAGGATGGTTTGCTTGAAGAGGAAGATGAAGAAAGCTCTACGAAAGATGAAAGCGTTCAAATCGTGGCCTTCCCAACAACGTACGCAAGAGTCAAAAAAGATCTTGAGATCGGCACGCCGGTTTTGGTGGAAGTAGAAAAACTACAAGATGGGTTGAGCCTAAGAAGTTTATTTCGACTTGACTTATTAAAACCGGCAGTGTAATCTGATAACAGTAAGAAAGGAAAATATATGTCAAAACTATCAGTGTGGCGTTGCCCTAAATGCAAGCAAGAGATACAAGCTCTTGCAACTGAGGTAACACACAAATGCCCAAGCAACAAAAATCTTCTTGTTCAATGGGAAAGTGCAGGCAAAGATGAATGAGATAATCATCAATGCTAATCTTAAATTGAGTCCAATAGCTTTAATCCGTTATGGTAAAGCTCTTAGAAAGTCAGGTTTAACGCCTGATGACTTTATTTTGCAAGCAGTAGCTACTATGATTTACGAGACTTTAGGAGAAGATGAGTATGAAGTACAATGAGTTAGAACACAGCCATATTAGCCTCCGTACACATGAGGATGGCGAATGTTTAGGTGATGTATGCACTATCCATATGCGTAGTGATCACCATATGCGTGGCTTCCCACAATTTTATCGATTCGATCGTGGGATTATGGAACGCAAATGCACTCATGGAATTGGTCACCCAGACCCAGATGATATTAATATTATCAATGGTGCTGACGATGGTGCACATGCTTGTGATGGTTGTTGCCTAAGATTTGCAACTGAAGAAGAATACAAAAGTGCTAAGGTAAAGTAATGCAAACATTTTTACCATACGAAAGTTTTACTAAATCTGCTTCTGTGCTTGACCGTCAACGTTTAGGGAAACAACGTGTAGAAAATCTACAAGTAATCAAAGCATTAATTACTCCTGGATATGGTTGGCAAAATCATCCAGCAGTAAAGATGTGGCGTGGTCACGAATACACACTTCTTAAATACCAAGAAGCTATCTGCAATGAATGGACTGGTCGTGGCTACAAAGATACATGCCTTGAAAAATCCATAGATTTACTTGCTGGTTATCCTATTGGCATAACCAAACCAGAATGGTTAGGTGACGTAGAGTTTCATGAATCTCACCAAAGCAATCTTTTACGTAAATTCCCAGAACACTATTCACAATATTTTACAAATGTACCAGATAATCTTGAATACGTCTGGCCAATAGGAGCATAATGAGTTACAACAGTAGAGAACGATACCACCAAATGATGCGTCGCAAAGAACGAGAAACTCAGCTATACATGGAAATGCATCCACCAAAGAATAATATGAGTGCAACTGAAGCGATGAGTCGTATTGTATTCCCAGAATATTACGAAAAGGAAGATGATGCAAATAACAATTGATATTGATCAACGTACATATAACCACTTGAAATCAATGGCAGAAATTGATAGAATGACCGTTGAAGAATTTATTCAAGAACTTGTAGAGGAAAACTATGGCTAAAGATGCTATTGAATCATTAATTAAAGAACTTAATAAGTTCACTCCTGAAGGTAGCACTAAGCCCATTGCTTTCCGTGGTAATAACATTGAGCGCATTAATGCTATCCCTACATTCACTCCAGCATTGTCTTACTTGCTTGCAGTTGGTGGATGGCCAGAAGGTAAACTAATCGAGTTCTTTGGCAAGGAACACTCAGGTAAAAGTTCATTCGCTTTGATGGCATTGAAAGATTGCTATGACTACTACAAGGGTGAGAAGCTTGTTGCTTATGTAGACCTAGAACACCGTTTTAATCCTGAATGGGCTGAGAAGCTTGGGCTAAAGGTAGACGAAAGCCTTATCGTTGTGCAACCACCAGATGCTGAAACAGGAACTGACATGATGGTTAGCCTAATTAAGTCAAAAGAAGTTTGTGCAATCGTATGGGATTCGACTGGTGCTGCAGCTACAAAACATAGCATGCAACAACTTACTGATAAAAATGATCGCATGGGTGGCAACGCTGCAGTGATGAAACGCAACGTCCAAACTGTTGCTCCATTAGCTAACCTTTATGGTGTGACTTGTTTCTACCTTAACCAACTTCGTGCAGACATGGATGGATACAACCGACCTATGACTCCAGGTGGCCACGCAGTAAAACACGCTATGTCAGTACGTATATATTTACGCCCTGGTAGTGACAAATACTTTGACAAAATTAATGGTGAGAATGTACAAGTTGGTTTCCCTGTTGTTATGAAGACAGTAAAAAATAGTTACGGTCCTCCATTCCGTGAAGGTTGGACTGATTTCTATAATCAGCCAAATGTATTTCTAGATCACCCAGGTGTTGACACTAAACGTGATCTTGCTCGTATGGGTATCCTTTTAGGTGTAGCACAACGTGCCGGTGCATGGTTTTCTTGGAAAGATATCAAGGCACAGGGTCGTGACTCATTTTTTGATCAGATTTGGGAAAGTGGACGTGGTGCAGAGTTTGAAGCAGAAATCGTTGCTGCTATCAAAAAGGGTTCAAGTTTTGCTGAGGTAGAACAAGATGAATTCTTTGGTCGACCTTTGACCGTAGACAGCGATGACGTTAACGATCCGGACGTGTGATGATGACTGAAGAATACGAAGAAGAACAAGGTGTATCTATTGAGATTGATCCAGAAGGTTGGCCAGAAGATCTGGCTGGTATTCTAATCAATGGCAAAGCTTTCTATATTGTTGATGGAGTAGTAACGATTACAGGCGATCCTATTTGGAAGTTTGGGGTTATTGCCGATGACGATTAAACATTTTTGCCATAAATGCAATTTATATTTTTATCGTGCTGTAGACTTTATACTCCATAGACAAGAGCATATGAAAGAAGAACAAAATGAAATTGCGAAATGAAAAATCGTTTACCTATACCGATGAAAGCTTTCACATTGAAGCTACCGGTATTTCTTCAAAAGACTTTTTTAGAATTGTTAATGAATTAAAGAATAACCACGTCGAGGATGAAGAGAATGACAACTGAATGGGAAACCGCTAAGTGTAAAAACTGCAGGCGTAAGCTTGGAGATGATCGAGAAATTATTAAGAGTGGTAGTGGTGTTTGGGTACACAATAACCCCATTAATTATGATCTTAAATGCCATCCGTTTCACCAATACGTAGCAGAACCATTGGAAGATTAAGAAGAGAGAAAAGATAATGACAACTCCTAAGAAAGCACAAGATGTAACACCATTTGAACAAGTGGTTGCTGAGATTATGGCTATGCATACAAAGAAGCAGGCTGATTATGGTCGTGCAGATGTTGGCGACCCATTCGCTAACGTACGTGCTAGTGAAGATTTTGGGATACCGGGGTGGATAGGTGCTGTAGTTAGAGCTAACGATAAAGTTAGGCGTCTACAAAAAGCTGCCCGTGGTGGTAAATTAGTTAATGAATCTATTGAAGATTCATTGCTTGATGCAGCTGTTTATTTTATGATTGCTCTTTGTTTGTTTAGGGAAGAAAATGGGAATAAATAAGTGCCCCGAATGCAATGAAGATCTTCGTCTTATCACCGAAGGAAGCGATGCTTATTGGATCCATGATGATGCTGACTTAGCAAACAATCCAGAATGTTTTTTAAGGAACGTTGCAGAATGATTGATGCTCAACAATGGTTAAAAGAATTTCGTAATAAAGATAAAGCCAATTGGGAAACTTTTGAAGTTGAATTGGAAGATGACGAGTTTGTAAAAGTCAAGCAAGCTGCATCTATTCTTGGTATGAATGTTGAAGAATACTGCAATTATGCTTTAGTAAAAGCTTTGGATGGGTATAAATGCCCTACATGCAATAAATTAAGGTTGGATATGTCTCAAAGTTGTAGTAATTGTGGGGAAATAGACTAATGATTTGTGATAAATGCAAAGAACCTGTGCATGTCGGTGAAGTTTGGTGGGTGCACGATAAGACAAATGATACATGGTGTGACCCCTTGCAAAGTCAGTTCTCTATCGAGTATAATACAATTAAACCTGTGTTTGAAGAAGAGGATTAATAATGGATGTCTGTAAGCACGGCAAGACTAATGAGTTTGGCACTTTCATGCCTTATTATTCATATTTCTGTCCTGACTGCAATAACCGTATTATCCCACAAGAAATGAATCCATGCGACCATCCAAAGAGACGTGATGGAAGCTGCGTAAAGAAAGGCTGTAACGGTAAAGCATAATGAACGTTGGAGATCGTGTAGCACACGTTAACTTACTAGGAACTATTGTTGGAGTATCTGCAAAAGGACTACCAGTCATTGAATGGAATGATAGTGAATTCACTGAAGAAGATCCAGACACACTCTTGGTAGTTGAATTGCCAGAAGAACTAAATCCAGAAAACGAAGTAGCCGAACCTACGGAGAATAATAATGGAACCACTGAACAAACCACTGAACAAACCACTGAAACAACTAATAGTTGAAGCTCTAAAGAGCCTAGAAGGGTTCATGGAGACTGGCGCTGATAGTTCTTATCACAGTTACGATAGAGGGCGCTATGATACATATCATGTTGTGCTTGGGTGGATTAACCAATTAGAAAGAGAAAATGGGGAAGTTCCAACAGAAGTTTAGCCAACGTCAAGAACGTGAGCTAGAAGAGCAATGGCCAATGGCCAAGAGAACTATTGGTTCAGGTGCTAAGTGGGAGAAGGCAGACCTTCAAACACAAGAGTACCAGAACATAGAGTTCATGATTGAATGCAAGAGCACACAAAGCTCAAGCTTTTCCATTACTAAAACTATTTGGAACACTGTTAAAAGCCATGCTCAGAACAAGAGTTGGCTTAGTCGTCCGGTACTTGCTGTACGTTTGTACGGTCCTACTATTGAAATGACTGAGTGGGGGGAAAGAGAAAACACTCCTGAAACTTTACCAGTCGAGCTTGACCTTATCGTAATAGATAAGGATGATTTTCTTGAATTATACGAAGATTACATAAGACTAAAAGAGAATGAATAATGTGGTCGTGGATCCTAGCAGTTGTCGGAAGCTTTGGTGTTTTTACTATAGGTAGTAAAAATATCTATGGATGGGTTGTTCTATTCTTGAATGAATGTTTATGGGTTGCTTATGCTTTGCATACACATCAATATGGTTTTATTTTTGCTTCTGCTTTATACATGGGTACATACATTAGAAACTATTTGAACTGGAAAAAAGATGATAAAGAATAGAATTGTTGATCTAATTTTTATGGTGCTGGGAACGGTACTTGTGACTGAAATTACTATGAGAAAGAAAAATAAGTGAGTTTTTTAGAACGCACTCTGGCTACATACCAGAACAATGAGCCTATTACTCCTCATATTGAGGAGGCTTTGATCCATGCAGATTGGCCTGAAGAATACCCTGTAAAGGTATTTAATAAAGAACGTAAGTTTGATAACATGTATCATCCCTCATCAGACGTAACAGCTGGTGAGTTGCAATTATATTATAAATTCCATCCAGAATTGAGGTTACAATGTCAAGAAGAAAGAATAAGTCCAACACTGCAAATGACCTTTCAAGTGGGTTCAGCTTTTCACAGTATTATTCAGAGCATGTTAATCCATTTAGGTTTTACGACTATGGAAGAAGTAGAAGTAAAGTTCAAAAACGAAGAAAGAATGTGCGCTGGCGCAGTAGATATCTTGAAACTACAAACTCCAGATGGAGAACAATTCTTAGTAGATATAAAAAGTTGTAATCAACTACCTAAAGAAGCTAGTTACCAATACCAGATGCAATTGCGTACATACCAGGATAATTGTCCCGGTGCTCCAGATCGTATGGCATTGCTATTCATTCAAAAGTCTTACCCACATAAGATTAAAACCATTGAAGTATTTAAGGATCAAAATGAACTCGATAAACTCTACGATAAGTGGGATAGAGTTCGAGTGGCCATCAGAAATAATGATACCACTGGACTCAAACACTGCTGTAACGGCCCTACAGATGAAGTTTTTCTCAGCTGCCCTGCAAGGAAAATTTGCGAATATTGGAATAAATGAGTACATGTTTGGGAAATTGTTTTGACATCACCACAAAAGGCTAAAGGCTCCCAATGGGAGAGAGACATTGCAAAATACTTTAACGAACGTGGCTACCCAGATGTAGAACGTCGCTATGGTGCTGGAGCTACCCTGGATAAGGGTGACATCAATGGCGTTAAAGATACCGTGATTGAGGCTAAGAATGTAGCCAAGATCACGCTTGCATCCATCATGGATGAAGCACTTGTTGAGCAGAAGAATGCCAAGAAACGATTTGGTATTAGTATCATTAAGCGTCGTAATAAAAGTGCTAAGGAAGCATATGTTGTTATGACGTTAGAACAATGGATTGATCTTTACTCATATTACGTAAATAATTAATGATTAACCTTTACAAATGCTATTATAAAATGGTATTTTTGTAAGGATGAATAATAACAGATCGTTACGTAAGGGACTAAGTGGGCTTACAGAGCCCGAGCTTGGCATGGAGCACAACGATAAATTCAATGAACTTCATTCGTTTGCAGTCCGTGCATTTGATTGGAAAGATCGTCCAGAAGAAAAAGAGATGCTCGACAGTATTGAAGTTCTCGTAGAGAAATTCTTGTATGATTACCTAAATCCTGCTGAAGTTATCATAGCTAAATTCAACACTGATGCTAACATGGGTGAGGTAGAAGCTGAACGTTTATTTCTCAATCTACAGAGTACAATCGTATCGATTGAAGAAGAAGTTACCCGTAGGTATCTTAAGGCACAATTTAGCTATTATATGCTAGATGATAAGTACTGGGAGAATTACCGAAAAGGTAATGGAACTACTAATGATCTAACTGCTCGTGCACGTATGGAGACTCGTGACGATCGTTATTTTTATTTTGTTCAATACGCTGCATGGCGTATCATCAATGACAAAGTGCAAAGTCTAAAAGCTACGCAGAGGCATATACAAAACAAGATCTATCGTTCTGGGTACAGAACATGAGCGACACGCCACCTCAAAGAAAAAGTCGTAAACAAGAAGTTATCAGAGGAAAGATGACATGGCAAATTCTTGAACGACTCTTGAATAATTATTGGGAGTGGTATGAAGTTTATCAAACAACAGGTAACCCTGAGTTGCAACTGTTGAATGGAATTACCGTCAACATCTATGACATTTTGAAAGGAATAGATCGTTTGCCTCCTCGCCAGAAGCAAGCAGTCGTACTATCATGTTTGGAAAACAGAAAAGAAGTAGAAGTAGCGAGGATAATGGGATTCACGAAGTGGAGCTCCCAGGTGGGGATGTACAAGAGGAAAGCACTGAAGACGTTGTGCGAGACAGTGTGGAAGTCAGAAGTAGACTAAGCACTGACGATCAGTTCTCTGCTTTAGAAGAGAAATATTTTGAACGTTTACCACAAAATTGGGATGAAATGAACATGGGTGCTAAACTAGATTGGTTTGGTCACCGTATCCTGCTTGATCTTCGTGAAGAAACTGGTCGTGATGCCACTAGAGACTGGGGATTCCTCAGTGATTACCAATTAGAGCGTCGCAGAAGACGAGAAGTACAAAGCAAACTTATTGGTGGGTGGGATGATCTACCACCAAGACAAGGTGTATTCCGTAGAGTACACGTAGACAAGAATAACTTTTTGACAGGCGATAATAAAACAAAGCCAGAAGATAAGAGGCCAGAGGGTAACAATGGACAGAAGAACTAAAGAATACAAAGAGCTAGTCCACATGACTCCCACCACTCAGGAGTTGTTGAGCGAAGAAATTGATGGTGAACTATATCTGTATAAATATTCACCACAATGCAAGATTTGTAATACCAGTGAAGACCTCAGAAATATCATCGATTCACTCCTATTGTTTCCAAAGACCTATAAAGAAGTTCTTCAGTCAATCCAGTCGTTACAGGATAAATTAGGCATCGTAGGTGATGACCGTATAAATTATGAGAATATTCGTAACCACCAGAAGCGGCACCTTCCTTTTGATAAAGCGATGGTCAGAGAAACTGTTGAGCGGCGTGCTCGTGAAAAGAATCGTAGTATTTTAGATACTAGTGAAAGATTACTCACTGCTGAAGCTTTCTATGAAGTTATTGTAGCCAAAGGATGGGAAGAGATTGCCAAGGGTCACACTCAACCTACTTTGAACCAAACCATGGAAGCCATGGAGAGGTTACAAAAGCTTGAGAAAGAAGGACAAGAAGACTATCGTCCAGAAGAGCTTATTAATCAATTGGATATTATTCTTATGGCTGTTCGTGAAGTATTGCCTCCAGATATGAAAGAAGCACTTTTTCGTAAAATTGAAGAGTTCCAAACTGCTGATAAGAAACATAAGAACCCACAGGCTCTCAGGGAAGCTGATATCGATATAGATGATTATGTCGATGAAGATCTTTTAGAAGAAGATCTATAAACCCTCCATTTTCCATGTTTTAATGTAAAAACTCCGTTAAAACGCTAAAGATATTGTAGACGTAGGGGTATATATGGCTGAAAATCAACCAAAAAAGTGGTCTAGACAAAAGAATGTCGTAGAAACTGCTATTGAACCACGTCGTCTAAGCTATTCTGACCGTATTTTTGACCCATATGATCCAGATCATCCAGATCCAGAAATGCGTTCTGGCGGTGGTGGCATCCAAATTAGCGATTATGCTGAGGATGCTGACCGTCAAAAATACAATAGAAACACTGGACATGCTTTATTTGATCGTCAAAACGAAGGTACTGGAACAGGTACTCCTAGCCTTTACTCATTCCAACGTGGTGTAAGAATCGCTGCAGGTTTATTGTCACGTCGTTCTAGAAACGATGCTTGTGTTAGGTGTGGTGTTGGGAAAAAACCACGAAAGATGAAGCAAGTAGAAATATCAGTCCCACCTTATTTTGCTTACGCTTGCAAAAGTAATTGCAGAGACTGGAATACTGAAAAGAATCCTTACGGCGCTAGACTTAGAAAAAACATGTAATGCTTAACGAACCAGAAATAAGTAAGGTAGGTCAAGACTATGCTGTTAAAGCAGGTCGACTTTTGCCGCTCGTAAAAGATACTGGTAAATACAACATCACTTATCTTTATAAGAACCTTCACAAGAATGCTGACAAAGTAACTAATCGTGGAGAGTTCAACTACCCAGTACTCCAACACAGTTTTGATGGCCAAAATCATTCATTCAGTAATTCACCAGAGTTTTCTGAACAATTTAATAAATATATCCCACAATTAAAAACATTGTACGAGATGAATCTAGAAAATCAGAAGCCGGACGGCACAAGGGTTACAGCACCATGCGTGTCTTTGAATAAGACACACGGCGATGATGAAACTTTAAATGATTACATGAAGCGTAAGTTACCACTTGATGATATTAAAGGTTTAAGAACACCTCAAATTAATGAAGAGGCTATCATTCCATGCCAAGAATTTCACTGCAATAAATGCAGTTCTTGCAAACCACACCAGGAAGAATTTGTTAAGTCTATGCAAGGTATCCTTTCACATGATGCTAATACTGGCGATGGTATGAGAAACTTTCACGTAAAAAACCTTTTAACTACGTTAAATAGCTGGGCAGCTCACCAAGATGAGCGTGGGCATAATGATGAAACTGTTGGTGACCATAAATTTGATCATGATCATTATGGGCATAGCTTATTTTCTACTGCATTGAGAGAGATGTCTAACAATCTACACAGAGCATATGAAAATGACTGGATTAAATCAGGTGGTAAGGGCGGTGGCACTCATCGAGACCACCTTGGTCAAGAATACGGTAAGAAAACGGAAGCCTACTAATGAAGATAAGTGAAATCTTTAAACGTCGCAATACACGTGAATCTGCAGGGCAATCAACTGAACCCAACCCATTCGGTATGGGTACTACAGTTGAACGTAAGAACCTATTAGACGATAACCAAACAGTTGTACGTAATGAAATAACAACACCAGGTAGTCTAAAACCTATTGCTCTTGCTAGCCCAGAAGAATGCAACTGCGCTCAAAAACTAAACGTTTTGAGCTCTTCACCAAAACTTAGAATACCAAGTGATGCAAGTTCACAATCAATCAATGAACAATTGGAAAGTATTAAGAATACTCCTAAGGATAAAAAAGATTTCCATAAGCAAGTAGTTAACAAGTGGTTGGGAATGATGAATGAAACTGATGATAAGAAACGTCATGAGAATGTCAATGTTCTTCAAAGTCTAAAAAGAACCAACCCAACTGCAGATAATCGTTATGAATTCCAAAACCACTTACTCATGCATCTTTACAATGCTGGCATGTCTCATAGAGATCTTGGTATAAAAGACAGTGAACTTGGTGAACAATTTAAACAGACACAAGGTCTATCACAAGTTGAACAGAATGTTGCTAAGTCTACACACCAATATAATCAAAATAACTGTGGTGTTTGCCAACAATATTTAGACTCTTTCAAAAACCATGTACGAAAGTATAAAGATGGTATTGACAATATTTCTATGATGACTACAAAAAATAAACCAGAGGATTCTGGTAAGTCTGCTGATGAACTTGTTAAGTCACTTTATGATGATTACCAAACGGGTAACAAGTCAAGAACAAAAGATTCAAGCGCGGCATCTGCTATAGATACGTTATCTAACTGGGATGAACACAGTAAGAATGCACATGGTTATTCATTTAATAGCGATTATGATAAGTACACACCTGTTGCTAGAGACAAGTCATTTATTCGTAGTACATACGATAGGTTAAAGGGTTACTCTGGTGGTTGGTCAAGAGGAAAAAATGTACCACTAACAGGCAACCCATTCGAAGAGCGTAAGCCAGGTGGTGAATTAAGAACAGAGGAAGAACTTTCTACTAAAGAAAAAAAGAAAGTTGATATCATAAAGACTCGTCAAAAGTTCCAAGAACCTTCTGCTATATCTACTAGAGAAACACTTTACCCATTACCACCTGTAGAAACTAAGGGTATGACTGCTGATGAAGCAGAAGCTGCCTATGAGAATAGAAGAAGCCTGTTAGAAAAAGACGAGCAAGGGCAAAGCATTCTTACTCCTATTCAAAAGAGAAAAGATACCGGTGGCACTCTTAGAACAGTTATAGAATTGCCTAATAAAACAATTACATATTTTCCGCAACAGAAAAAATACAATCAAGATTTTTCAGAAAACACTGTGGGTGGTCCATTTTCTGTAACACCAAAACCGCCTGTTCAAACATACAATGCTGCTGATGATCCACGCAATAAACTATTTCAAGATGTTGTTAGCGCTGGAGAACACCCAGAGATCATCAAGCCTAGCCTGCGTGAAGGTATAAATGCTACACTTCCACGTCAGCACAAGTACTTGTTCCAAAAGGCTGGCATTGAACCAGAGACTGCTGGTCTAAAGGAATACTCAGAAAAACTGCAAGCTTACAAGAATCAACCCACACACTACAGCGTTGATACAGGTAAGAAAGAAACAGTCGAAGAGCCACAGACCGAGAAGCGCAACTTAATTGAAAGAAATGGTGAGCTTCTTCCATACGAAGAAACGTATCACAAAGAACACAAAGAATTCTTGCAAAAATTAAATACTGAAGGCAATGAATACTTACCCTTGCGAAGTGATGGCAAACCAGCAAAGCTCAAAAACATAGCACACGATTGGACTAGCGAAGAAGACGATAAGTGGATAAAAGATTGGCACTCAAAGAATTCAAAGACTGAAGTATCGTACTCAGCACCTTCAGATAAATTTTCTCCTCCTGTTAAGAATGAAAAACTCGTAGCACCAGTACGACAAGAAATTCCTAAGCTAGATAACAGTGGTAAGCAGATCACGAAGACTGTAACTAAATCAATCTACGAGGAACGTCCTATCCCTGCTGAACAAATGATCCCAGAACCATCACAGGAATCTTTAGCAAATGCTCAATCTAAATACAATGAATCATTTGATAATGCTTTGAGCAAGGTTTACCCAAACTATACCAAAGAACAAGCAATGAATGCTCTACAAAATGAGCACGAAGGCGTCGTAAATAACCTAGAAAAGCAACACCAACGCAGTCTGCAAACCCGTAACCGTCGTATTAACGCAAGCAAGGAAACAATTATGTTTAATTCAAAGAATAAGAAAGAATCACACATCGATCTGTCAGTCATTCCTGGCATGGTAGAACATGGTATAAAGGATGTTGGTCATATGCTCAACACCGTACGTAACCAATGGGACCAAGCACGCCAGAATACTAACCAATCAATGAAAGGTGATGCAACCGTTCAACTTTTAGGTGAAGCTGCTGCTGCTGGTTTTGGTGGCAAAAAGTTGCTTGACAAGTACAAGAACTGGGTAAACACACCAGGCAAGCGTAAGGATGACGAAGAAGACGGTGAAGCACCACGTCAAGCTAGCCTACGCAATGCTAAAGCAAAGCTCGAAGCTGCAAAAAAGTCAAAAACTTGCGAAAAGTGTGGCAAGAAGTGTAGCGATGATAAGGAATGTAAGGCTAACATTGAAGAACGTAGACGTTCACAGTCAGCTGACAACGCTTACAACGATTAATAAATAAAGAAAGAAGACAATGGCCATTACAGACCCAAATGAAATTGGTGGTATCCGCCCTGAAGATGTAAAGCAGACGCCTGAGCAGATTGCTCAAGTCAATGCATTCCTTGCACAACAGAAGCGTGAAGAAGAAGAGCTTGGTAAAGAACAACCTATCGAGCTTATGGAATCTGAACTCATGGGAGTATGGAAGCTACTTCAAGAACTACAGGCTAAGTATGGTAACCGTAAAGGTAGCTTTGAAAACCTCACGTCTCTAAAGAGTGAAGCAGACGAGAAGTTCCATGCTCTTGGATTTCAGGTCGTTGTCGACTGGGTTCTCCCAGGTATTAGTCAAAAGCCTACACCTCCAACGATTACTATTGTAGGTCGTATTGATGGCAGCGAGTTCAACAATGAGCAAAACCGTTACGAGACTGGTAAGGGTGTTGCTGACGATTACTACGACATGAAGCGTAAGGCATTGAAGCTGCCTAACAAAAAGCTTATTCTTCCAGGACAGTAAACTATCATGGCAGACAAGATCAGTGGCTCTCACAATGAGAATAATGAAGAGGACTTCGAATACCCGAAGCACGTCTACATGTCTCCTGCTGAGAAAATTAAAGATCTTGGCATGTCTGGTAGCGAAGTCAATGACATTAACGAAACTAAGAATTTAAACTCTAACGATTATTTTAATGCTAGATACCAAGGTGCTACTCACAATGAAGTAATGGATGCTAGCTCATGGGATAGAGGATCTGTCAAGCCAGTCCCTGTAGAAGAAATGGTATACAACCCTGTAAAAAAGGTTCATATTAAATCTACATACATGTGGGACCCACACGTTTCTAATTATGCTAATGCAAGAGGCAATGGTGCTTCTCACGAAGAAGCTAATGAGGTCCACTCAAAGGGACTTAACCTAAGTGATTACTCCATGGGTAGAAAAAGAGGATTGTCTCACGTTGATGCAATGGATTCTATCAGGCCAACGTTCAATTCAGTTGGAGAAACGGTTAGCGTAGAACCAACCACAGACGAGTATGCTGAAGCTAGAAGCCTAGATATTGATCCAGATACATTTGATAAGGCCACATACAAGCGTGTACGAAACGCTGGTGCTCCTCACAAAAATGTAATTGATGCATCTAACCGTGGCATACCAGTTGAAGATTATGAAGCTGCTCTAAAAAACAACGGTGGTAACCACTTGAAAGCAGTTGATGAAGCACTGCGTTATCAAGATGATTACAAAGAGAACATGTCTAACAACTCTACTATCGTTGCTCACAATACAGAACAGATGAGCAATAACAAAAAATTGATCGATGACAACTCTGAAGCATTCAATGGATTAGTTTCAGAACTGTTTGGCCATCACATGTCATTGAAAGCTAAGCCATCGTTTGATAATGGTGGTGATGGGTACGTTGATGCTCCATGGCGTCGTCGTGCTAATGAATGGGTAATGAACGAATGTTCTAAGCTAGATCCATCGCTTAAACCACACGTAGGCAAAAGCATCCATGACCCAGAAGCAATTCTTTCTCCTGATGATTACAGTCAAAAAGTAAATCACTTGCTCACAAAGAATCAATATGGCCATATGTTTGCAAATACTTTGAAAGATTATGTGTCACAAAGAAGGAAGCAGAATGCTCTTATCAATATTGGTGAGAGTCATTTCATTCCATCTGGATACAAGCACGAATTATATGAAGAGGAAAACTAATGTTTAATTCTAAACTAAAAAGTTTTTTCCGTATTGGATCGCTTGATACACCTAAAGATCTAACTAAGCACTTCGAAGTACCTAAGCTGATGGTTGCATTCGATACTGAATCAACTGGCCTTAATACTAAAATAGGTTATGATAAATATCAAAAGAGAGATATTAAAAAAGAAGATTTAGATGAACCGATTTCTTATGGTCTTGTTGTTTATCGTGATGGTGTACACCGACCAGAAGAGAATCAACACTTTCTTGTAAAGCCTCAACAAAAAATAAACCCTGCTGCACAAGCAGTGCATGGATGGTCTGCGGAGAATTTAGAAGCTAGTCACAATGGTCATTACTTTAAGATGGAACCAAATGGGTTTTACATGCCTGCGCTTGATCCAAAAATTGGTATCAATAAGATTGCTAACTTATTGAGTGATTATCAAAAACAAGGTGCAGTTATTGTTGGTGCTAACCACAAGAATTATGACATGGGTCTGCTAAAGAACACCTATATGAAGTATAACAATGGTATGCCATTGCACTCAAGTGGATTTAATCCAAGTTCAGCAAAGATGATTGATGTTATTGAACACGATAGAGCCATTGACCCAGGATATCCAAGTAACCACCCACAATACCGCAGCCGTAGCTTGACTAACCTATGTCAGCACTATGGTGTAGACCCAGGTGGACACAAAGCGCTTGATGATGCTCGTGCCTCTGCAGATGTTTTGCTTAAGCAAATAGAATTTAATAAAAAGAAGGGGTCCCTCTAATGGATTGGAACCTACGTTACGCCACGGTAGGCGAAAGTGGTATTGATTACTCAAAAGCTTCTCCTTGTACAAAGGGTAAAGAATGCGGGTTTTGTAAGCATCTTGACAAGATTGAGGCAGGAAATAAGGACGAAACAGGCAAATCTGTTGACCAAGACCATGCAGAAACCATTAAAAGAGTACGTAAAATGCACCAAGGTAGTATAGAATCCCTTAAAAAGGAACAAAAAAATGCGTAAAATCTCAAGAGCTGAAGAACAATACAATAGCCTAAATTTCCGTACAGCAGATGCTGATGAAGGTGAAAAGTGTATGTCTCCCAATGGAGTATCATACGAATCTGCTGCAGCCACTGGTGGAAGAACCACTTGTGGAAGACCAGCTGTAGGATATGGATTTAACAAGAAACCTACTTGTGGTGGAAAAACTTGTGCCAGGATAGAATATACACATTATTTAGGTTCTGTTAAACCATGGGGGCAAGAAGAACACTTTCGTGTTGTAGATAATGATACTCCACTAACTGAAGGTGGCCCTAGATGTGAAGGCTGCGGAGGTAAAATGCAAGAACATGGTAGCAATGGTTCTGTATGTAGGAATAGAGCATGCAATAAAAGGGATATGGTTATAACTTCTGCCATTACTAAAAATGTTCAAGAGAATAAATGGAAATATTATCCAACACTTTCGACCAATAACGGTGTCTCGCGTAAAGAAACAGAACACTGTGGTCGTTGCGATATTGTTATGGATGAATCTAAAAAGTCTAATCGACCTATCAATAAAACATTTGGTAAAATCTGCAAAGATTGTCACGATGTATTAAAGTCTGGTGAATGATGTCATTCAATGAAAGATATGCTAAAGAAGAAGGCAAAACCTTTACCCCTCCAAAGGGAGTACAATCTGCTGCTCGTAAGGCACTCAAGTGGATTGAAGAAGGACACGCTGGTAGTGGATTTACAGGCGTAGGCCGTGGTCGTGCTCACCAACTCGCTAATGGTGAGGCAGTTAGCTTAAGTACTATTAAGCGCATGCACTCATTCTTTTCACGTCACCGTGTAGACAAGCAAGGTAAAGATTGGAATAAGCCAAGCCCAGGCAAGGTTGCATGGTATGCATGGGGTGGAGACGCTGGTGCATCATGGGCAGCTGGCATTGCTGAGAGCCATGACGGTAAGAAAAAAGAAGCTAGTCTTGCAGACATGGCACACAACGTTGTAACTCACCTTCCCACAGTAGTCCCTGCTGTTGCTGCTGAAGCAGCTGCTATAACTGGGTTGGTAAAAACTATTAAAAAAAATAGAAATAAGCCTGCTCCTGCTACAGGCTCTGATGAAGCATACAATGCTACTGGATTTATGTCACCTAGTCAAATACAAGACTACAAAAACAAAGATGCTGTTGAAAAAAATTCTTCTTTTGATGAACGTTATGCTAACGAAAAGACTGAGGCTTCTTTTCGTGCTATGATGCAAAGTAAGCATGGCAATGTGTTGTTTGATGACAGTGACTGGCGCAATGATTACAGTGATCTAGATTCAGACTGGTAAATAATGAACTGGTCTGAGCGTTATGCTATTGCTAATGAACGTGAATTCAATCAAGCTATGGGCAATGAATTTGGTTCAATGAGCCGTGCATTCATGGATCACTATGCTGATATGTATGGTCGTCATCAAGAGGCTATAGGACAATTAAACCGTAGACTTATGAATACATATGATCCAGATAAAAAAGATATTATGCGTGAAGGAATTGGCAAACATGAACATTGCCGTTTTTTAATTAATGGTATTATGGGTAAACATAACGTTAATGCGGAGACTGGTGATGATGAAGACCATTACAAATCAGTCGCTAATGATGCATTTAATCACAGCAATGGTATACTAAGTAATTAATGGCAAAAGTAACCAAAAATAGTAATGCTAATATTCTTAAGGGACAACAGGATTTCTTCGAGATAGCTAAGAAAAGCTTAATTGAAACGCCTGATCTCCCTGACATTGTCACGTTTGCTGAGCATCGTGAGTTCCTAGGGCGTAGGTTATATCCTCGTCAAAAGACCCTACTTCGCCTTATATGCCTAGAAACAGAGCATATGACTGACTATGATCTAGAAGTTATAGATGAATGGACAAAGGGTTTTGATCGCAACGGCACTAGCATAGGTATCTCTCCAGATATCTGGGATCGTGTCAATTATCTTAAAGCTAATGGGTATAAGCATTTCCGTGAAGTGGTGAACATCACTGGCCGTCGTGGTGGTAAAGGCCACATCGGTGGTATCATCGGTGCTTATATTAACTGGGGTCTGCTTATGCTAGATGATCCTCAGTACCACTATGGAATCGATAAGTCAAAAGACATGTATATGTTCTGTGTGGCTACCAACATTCAACAGGCCAAGCAATTTCAATTTGCTGACCTTGCCAACACTATCATTGATGCTCCATGCTTTCAACCATATATTGCTGATGCTAAAGAACACTTTGTTGCTCTGCGCACACCAGCAGACCTTAGAAGAATTGCTGCCTTTGAAGCCAGAGGCATTCGTCCTAGTCGATTAATTGCCAGTGTTAGAAATATGGCAGTAACAAGTAACTCTAAGGCTAGTCGTGGAGCCGCTGCATTCGGCGTTATGTTTGATGAGTTTGCACACATGCTAGTGGGTACGGGTGGCTCACGTACAAGTGAAGAAGTATACAATGCTATTACTCCTGCATTGGACCAATTTGGTAAAGATGGGTTTATTTATATCCCAACATCGCCGTTTACTAAAGTTGGTAAAGCATATAGCCTATATGAATCAGCTATTGAGCGGGACGCAGAAACAGATACACCAGCTTATCCTGACATGATGATGGCACAGCTACCATCGTGGGGACCTTACGAAGATTGGGATGATCCACGTGCCACTGGTGGTTTTGAATTCCGTGGCGCTCCTCAGACATATGATGATGCTATGAAGCGTTTAGAGAAACGTGAACCTGATGCATTTAAGGTAGAACGTCTTTCCCAATGGGCTGAAGTTACCAATGCTTATCTTAATCCTAAAATGGTTGAGCGTATGTTTGAACCATTTGTAGATGCCGAAGGCGAGACCAGGATCCTTGAACAACAATACGAAGGTAAATTTAGCATAATTTATAACGGTCACTGTGACCCATCAAAGAGTGGTGCAAACACCGCAGCGATGATTGGACACGTTGAGAAGATACCTGACCTAGAAGATGGTGAAGAATGGTATCACGTTATTATTGACTGGATGAAAGTCTGGAACCCAGAAGATTACGATGAGCATCAGCTTGATTATGAAGAGATTGAAGAAGAACTTGTACGTACGCTATGCGATTTCCGTACAACTAAGGTATTTTCATTTGACCAGTACGGTGCATTTGTAACGCTGCCTAGGCTAAAGAAACGTCTAAAGCAAGTGAATCCTCCACATAAGGTTGTCATTCGTGAAGAGAAGTTTACTGCGCAAAGCAATATGCACAGAGCAGAACGTTTCAAGTCTGCAATTGGTATGAATTGGATCCACTCATACCGTGATAACTACGGTCCCGATGGTAGTAGCTTATTGGAACAGGAGCTTAAGTTCCTACAAGAAGTCAATGGTCGAGTGCGCAAACAAGATTTTGGACCTATCCGTACAGAAGACCTTTCCGACTGCATCATGGTAATTGTTGATGGCTTGCTTGAAGACAACTTCGTTAAGCTAGAAATGCGTGACCGACTAAGCAATACTAATCTTTACCCAGGTGCTAAAGGTGGTTACCACACCCGTAATGGGTCAGACAACATACCACTTACTGCTAGAGATAAACTACGTAAGTTTGGTGCTCAAAGATCTGCAAAAGATTATGGTGGTATGAAGAGAGGTCGTTAACCTATTCTTCTTCAATATCAAAGATATCTTTGTTATATTGAGTCGCTGCTGATAACGTATTGAGATATATATCCATTGCACCTTCTAAACCTAGGTCAGCTTCTAAACTGTTTCTAATTTCAGTAGGTGATTTCCCTGTATCTTTTGCAATTGTTATAATACATGTTAATAACATTTTATTATAATAATCCACAATCTTTTCAATTGCTTCAAACCCTACTTCATGTGCTACCAAAGCCATACTAATTTGATCTTGTTTATTAACAAATGGATCTTCCATTACATTTCCTTTCTATTGTAAAACATGTGCTTCTATATACCAGATTTCACCATTGGGTAAAATAGTTTCCCAAAATCCCATAGTGTCCTCATGTTCTTGCCATCCTTCTAAATTCAAAGCATTCTTTGCTGCATCTAAGTTAGAATAAATGCCAGAGATTTCGGCAGCGCCATCTCCAACATCATATAGTAGGGCGTATACTATTGTCATTGTTAAATAACTCCTTCATTGCCCATTCTATACGTTCTTTAGCATCCATGCCACCCCACCAGCCTTCGTCTAGGTTGCGCACTGCTTCGTACCTACATTCCATCATAACAGGACAATCTTTGCATATATTTTTGAGCTTGTGACGTTGGCTTAATGTAGGCATAGAACTAGCATAAATAAAATCACTAGTGTTTTTACCATAACAATTGCCTTCTTCTGCCCAAGTAAGGCCTTTATTATCGGGTAAAGTTTGAACTAACTCTTTTAACTTCCACCTACTAATCTTACTCATATTATTACCTTTCTATCGATGATTGATTTATATTTGCTTTCATACCACTATCTATTCCATCATTATATCCTGATGATGCTACAATTTTACGTTGAGTAGCAGGATGACGATCTAATTTTTGGAAATATTCTTCAATTGCATGTTGTTTATTTCTAACAACTAATGCAACTGATGTATTGTTTGTTTCATTAATAACTTTTGTTTTTGATTCTCTTATACGTTCATTGATTGTTATACAATAACCGCCAAAGAAACCTTTAACCCAAGTTTTAGTATGTATTTTTTCTTTGCTATTCTTTTTAATTTTATTTAGCTTAATAAACATTTCATTGACCATGTCTAAAGATAAAATATTATATAATGTTAAACATAATTCAATATCACTCTTGTATCCATAGATCATGCAATATTCTTCGCCTCGTAAAACTTTGCAAAAGTTATGCTTTGCAATTGAATTAAGCAATACACTCTTATCAATAGCATATGGTTTAGGTGTTTCAATACGTCTAGCAACAATATTTCCTTCACCAATATGATCATGAAGTTGAGCTTCTTCAATTTGATATTTGGTAATTAACTCTTGTGCTAATGATTGTGCTGAACTTACTTCACCAGGTTTGTCACTACTATCTGCAACGCGAAGTAGTTTCTGAACCTTAGAAATAATATCAGACAACTGCATAACCATAGTATTACCTCCTTTCTTTTAGTCTAGCCTCATCGGTGTAGAGACAACTACCTTCTACATACGCCTCACGGCGTTTCGGCTTTATTATAAAGCGTCTTTTAAATCACAGAATAACTTATGAAAATGATCCATTTGTTCTCCCATTGCATTGATTGCTTTATTAAACATATCTGATAAACTTTCATAAAAAGTGATATCAAGAGTGTTTTTGTTTTCGTTATAGATTTTAAACCCATTTAACAACTCATCTAAACGATAACCAATCGTAGAAATATTGTTGATAAGTTCGCTTACTTTCTCTAACTTTTCTTCATTACTTACTGTCATATTACCTAACTTAAATATTTAATGCAACCAATTTAAAATTAATGTTTCATACTTACTATTTTACCTCCATAGGTTTATATTCACTACAATATGTCTCAAACTTGTTTTTACGAGTCCAAGATCCACATTCACGGCATTCTCCAGACTCTAAATCTTCAAATTCTGGATTCTGACTAATGTTCCATAAATGTGCTTCATATTCATGATCGCACCAACAATCTGGTTCATTCATATTTGCTCCTTACTTGATATTATCTAATGCATTATTAAGTATTTCAGTTATTTCTTTTTCTTTATCTCCTGTTTCTGTATTTTGATCAGGAAAAACCCATTCATCAATATTAGGAATGTAAACAGTTTTACCTTTTTCAAATTTAGCAAAAGTAGTAGGCCAATCTATAAGCCAACCATTTTCTTCTGACCATTTTACTACACAATGATATTCCATTATGTTTCCATTTCTATAATTATTTCTTCTAGTTGATTACAACGATCTAATAAATTAGATATAACATCTTTAGCTTCTGCTAATGTAGTTGGTTCTGTTAAACCAAAGTCATTTAATGTTAATTCTATCATTATTAATTAAATCCATAATGCTCAAAGATTTGAGCTCTAGCATCTTCAAGTTCATTATTGAGGTCTTGCAATGTACGATTATCAATACTCTTATCATTACCAAACCAATCAATTAGATCTTGTCTAGTTACTTCATTCATTTTACTCCTTCTCTCTTATATTTGCTACTATGCGTAATGCTTCTGTTCCTTACTATTAGCCTATCTTATCAATGCATGGTGGCTAATCCATACAGACGCCTCCCGGCGTTTCGATTCTTTACTATTCTATTTCCTCAATAATTATATCATTGATAGTATTTTTAATAGCAAATCCATTGTGTTCTAACCATCCCAATGCTTCTTTTTCAATTACATCGTCATCTTCAGAGTCAGATGTAATCGTAGTTATGAGCACAGCATAGTCAAACACAAACTGTACATTATATATATATGTTTTACTCATTCTCCTTCTCTCTTATATTTGCTACTATGCGTAATGCTTCTGCAAATCCTTGAGCAAATCCATTCTCAAAATCAGTTTGCTTAGCCATTGCTAAGTTAATGTGATGACGAGTTTCATTACTCAATTGATAAAAAGATTTGTCTAATTTTTTACCCATTATTATTCCTTTGTTGTAACTAAACTATTAAGATAAATAAATACCTCAAAAGGTACTGGCTCTAGTTCCCAATTCCATACAACATCGTCTTCGTTGTAGTTTTGCCAGTCAACTTTATCATAGTTAACTACCTTAATACCAACAGTTTGGTCAATGTGATTTACAACAACTAACTTCCATGTATCACCATGAAGAGAAAGTCCGATACCATATCCAGTATCAGACATTACATCATCTTTAATCATTTCACTGAAGATAATACGGTTAAGGTATTCGTCATCACTCCAACGACCCTTGCCACGTACTATAGCGTCAGCTACAACGTTTTCTAGATGACTAGCTCCCCAATGGGTATATAGATAGATAGAATGCTCTGATCCATATGTACCAATAAGTTGTACTTGTCCACGGTCTCCCATGATTACCTACTTTCTTACTTGTTTGTTTATTTGTTTAACGTCTCCCGACGTAGTGCCTTGAGTAGGAGTCGAACCTACTCTACGACCATCAAGGCTACCATTTACCACCAACTATCGTAATATATTTCCATATCTTGTCCAATAGCTTTCATAGCATCATCAATAAACTTAAGGTCAATTTCTCTATCTTCTGGTAAACTTTCACCAAAGAAAAAACCTTGAGTTACTGGGAGTTTTTCATGTATTACAGCATGTCTTAAATTAACAAGGTCTTGAAATGTTACTCGAACTGGTTGACAGTTAAAAACACCTTCTCCACCTTTACTTTCATATAACTTTTCCATCCAACCTTGAATGTTAGGATGTTTACGCCATTGAGCAATTAAAAAGACTTTATCTTCAGATTGTTCATGAGTCCAAACATAACTTAAATCTGTATTGTTTGGATGAGGCATAACAGCATATGCATATTGGTCTAATCCCATTATGTTTCCTTTCTTACTTATTTATTTACTTGTTTGTGTCTCCCGACAGCACCCCAAGATAGAATCGAACTATCTTACAACCATTTGGGGTTACCTTAGTTAGCTAGGCCAACTAATAGGAATTTCTTTACCATTAATAACAATGATTTTAGGTGTTTCCATTGCTTTATCAACAGCTTCAGATACTTCTTTAATTGTTTCCATCATAATAGATGGCATTGCTGCTAAACGTTGTTTCACCTCAGCTTCAACTGCTTGTTGCATTTCTGCATCAGACATAGTTGGAGCTAAAAACTCTTCCATAATTGGATCTTCTTCAATAGCATCTTCTGTTGTTACTGCTGCAGAAGTTGTTGCAGAAGGAACAGAAGTTTTATTTATATAACTTCCGTTAATAATATAATATGGATAAAGTAAGGATTTCTTACCAGGAGCACCTTCATTTAACGATATAGACAACATCTTAGTAAGGAATTCTTCACGACCAGCTTCTTTGCTTGTGTGTTTAGAATTCACATCTTTGATGTAATCTTCAATTACAGCTTTAGCTGCTTTGTGATCAGTAAAGTAGAATCTACCAATTACACGACGAGCACGAGCATCTTCTGAATTGTACCACGTACAACGTACAAATACTTCAGAATAATAATCTCCGTGTTCTTTGTGTACAGTAAATGCTAGGTCTACAACATCACGAGTACGGTTGGAAGTCCAACCAGCACCATTAGCTTTAGCTACCCAAGTCATTTCTGACATATTATCTCACTTTCTTTTTCTTACTATTGACCTATCTCATCAGTGCATGGAGGTCATCCCATACATACCCCTCCCGGGGTTATCGACTAATTAATCGATTGACTGCAATGGTACACCAAAATAGTCATTAAGACCTTCTTGTACACCACAAGGTGAACAAATATCAGTCTTGTTATCAACCCTAGACAAAGCAGGATATCCTGTCCAAGATTCTTTACAAAGTGGACATATAAATGTTTTTACTGTCATGATTTTTCTATCATCCCTTCAGGCATTTTACAATAGCCATTTTCTATTAAATCCATAGCCATACGACCATAGTGTCCTTGTAGTTTCCAAGCCATACCATTGTCAATTAACTCTTGAAAAAGTTGGATAATTTCATTACCATCAAGTTCATCTTGTTCATAACTTATTATTTTATTTGTTAAATCATTAATAATCATTATTTATCTTCTTCAAGTTGCCAATTAAATTTATCATCTTGTACTTGATTTAATTCATCATACAATGATTGAGCCATTTTTGCATGTTCTTCAGGCGTAGAAGGTACTTGTGACCTAAAATCAACACCAAATACAACGCCTACGTTACTAGCAAATGTAATAAGGTTTTGTAAAACCTCAGTACCTGCTTTAACAGCTTGGTCAAATGTATGTTTGAAGTCATCTGACTCTACATAACTATTAAACTCTGAAGGAAGTTCACCAGTTACATATTGACGATAAGCTTCAATGGTTGTCTGAATTGTGATTTGCATTTTAATACACATCATCAAATTATCAACTTCATTTTTAATGAGTTGTAATTTTAATTCATCTGACATGTTGTCCATCTTACTCTCTTTCTTGTTTAACTATTATCTGACTTGTCTCATCAGTACCCAAGTTGTCATCTTAGGTATACCCCTCACGGGGTTATCGACTAACGATAATGTCTATATATTTTTGTATCATAAGATTCATCAAAATCTGGTTGTTCAGGAGATGGTGCTCCTTGCCATTCAGATAAAGTCTTAAGAAACCATGTTTCTGCTGCTGCATCATCTTTACCATAAAAAACATAGCATAATGTTAACACAGCATCAACTGCTTCTTTAGCTATCCAACTACTTGTAAACTCCCTGGTCAAAAGTATTTCTTTCTTTTTTGTACCAGGAATAGGACGCATTACTTGTAATATAGCATTATGATTCATAAGATTACTTTGTACGCCTGCTTTTAATGATAAATATAAATTAACATTAGTTCTATAATAAACAGTAGTCTTACAATTCCATGATACTTCATCACGAGAACGACGCCAATTAACTTGTCTTGACATGTTCTTCCTTTATTTTAATTATAACCAATTGCTAAAATCTTTTAATAATTGATGTATTTCTCCAGTTGTATAACCATCTTCAATGTTATTAACTTCTTCACCGTTAACGTTATATATACCTGAATCTAAATTCCCTGCTAGTTTCTTTAATAAATCAAGAAACAATTCTTGAAATTTAGGAAGTTGGTCTGGAGTATCGAATGATATTTCGATCTTCATCTTGTTTCCTTGTTGCTCACCGCTTACTCTCATAATTCCTCCTCATGGTTATTACTGCATTCACAATCTGATGCGTGAAAAGATTTATCACTAAATTCTTCTCCAAATAAATACTTAGCATGCTTTTGAATAATCTTAAGAAGAGTTGCCATGTTAATGTTTACAATCTCTGATATGCTTTTGATTGATTCACCAACAATTGGTATTTTATCTTCATCAACTTCATGCCAATGCTCAACCGCACCATGTAACCACATAGTAGGTTCACCCATATCCATGAATAGTGTCTTAATTTCACCTATCATATTACCATAGTTGATTCTGTCACTAGTTTCATGGTCTAAGGCAGCAGTGAATTGCTGTTCATCCATAATTACTCCTTACTTGTTTTGTTTGTTTAAGTGGGCATTTTAACGTCATACCCAGGACGGAGAGTTACAAAAGCTCACTCACAAGGCTAGTGGTTACCTTCACACCACTCAGGTCGTTGGCTCACCTATACCACCAACAGGTCGCTAATTAAGGTTTAGACTGACCTCCATGAGCTTCCCCTCATGATGAGTATGTAGTACGATACAAGCGTGTGGGTGCGTTTGAGTCTGCACCACAATTAGACTCGGTCCCATATAACCGATAAAAGTTATATGGGATTGCCACGTTTTTTGGGTCAGTGACCTAGACCTCATAGTGTGTTGTTAAGGATGTTACTTCCTACCTAAGCTTCCCCTTTAGGCTGGGTTTGTGAATACAAGACTTGCAACTAGGCACTCTGGATTAATACAACATCCAATCTGGCGGGTTGACATAGCTGGCATCACAGATCAATAAAGCCCCCTGGCCTATCCAGAAGGGCTATGGAGATGCAACAACAAGAAGGAAAAGCACTCTCCATAACCCATCTCAATAGGCTATGTAGAGACTTCATTCTTGTTAATAATTGATATTAAAGAATCTCTTCTGCCGAGGCAATAATCTTCTTTAATTCACTTGGAAAATATACTCCGTTATTCTCAAGAGATATTTGAAGCTCTTTAAGAATATCAACAAAATTACGAATCATCTCAATTAAGAGATTACGTTGCATTTCCAGTGATTCAGCCTTTTCATTGTAAAGGCCAACCAATTTATTAACCTTACCAAAAGTCTCAACTAGTTTCAATGCACGATTGCGCATTGCTTCAAGGTCTTCACTTTCAGTAAACTTGTCACGAATATTCTGCAACTGTTCTTCTGTTACTATCATTTTATTTACTTTCTTACTTGTAGCCACACTTAATGGTAGTGACCTTCACCATGGGTAAAACAATTTACTATTCACTATCTTTTGGCATGTAATGATCTTGATGGCCACAACGACCTTCGTTTTCATCACATAAAGGGTGGTGTTGATCATGAAGCATGAATGGTGCACCAAGAACTTTAACAGCTTCTTTTTGCATTTCTTCATAAAACTCATTTAACTGATTAATTGCAAGCCCAAGCCCAAGTGGGAATACTTTTGTAATAAGATTTAAGTCATCTTCTGACCTATCCTCATCTAATAGCATTGCTGCAATTTTAGTAAATGGTTCCATGATTGTACCCATCTCAACGCCCCAATCTTTAATACGATTGAGGTAATCAGCATGAGCAATACGTGCCTCTGCTGCTTCGTCAAGTGTTAGGTCGAGATCAAACTCTTCCATATTACTCCTTTTATTGCTTACTTACAGGACCAATTACGGCCCACTGCATACCAAATAGTATGCATGGCACCTGAGGGTCGCTTGATAGACCCCCAGGTCTCTGAGTTTATATAACGTTACTCAGGGAACGCGTGATTAAGACTTGCCAAGCAAAGCAGAACGAATAGGACCGGCAGGCTTATTAATAAGCTTACCTTTCTTAAACATTGATACTGCTTCTTCAACACTAGGAATCATAATGATCTTGTGTTTCTTGACGAGTTTAGCACACTGAATGATTATTTGATCATTCTGTCCACTACCCATAGATGTAACTTGGCCGTCACTGACCCAGACAATGTCTTCGCCATGCTTACGACGACGAATTGCCCACGTCAATGCAGTACCGTCAACACCATTGTTCATACCACCGATGTCACCGGTGTCTCGAACACGCCAACCACGATCAGCGAGTAGCCAAGCGTTGGGGCTGTCGCCACCACAATCACTATATGCCATAATGACTGCGGCAGGAGCTGCCTCAACAATCTCTTCGATGTCTGACTGTTTCAAATTCATAGAACCTGATATGTCAATAACAACGATGCCACCCTTAACTTTGATTTTCTGTCCAAAGATCCTACGTTCTGGATCTGTAAGCAGACGTGATGGGTAAGAGACACGACGACCTGATTGCATACCACGCTTTTTACGGCGCATATAACCTTTAACCTCAACGGTTAGTGGCTTGTCATCAGCCCAGACTAACTTACCAAATTCGCCATTGTCATAGTCAAATTCGAAATCATCTGGCATATCATCAGTGTTGAGTGTAACAGGTTGATCACCAAGTGTATTCTTGTCAGGATCAAACTTATCAGGATCACCATAGTTAGCTGCACGCTGCTCTTCTTTCTTGCTGTGTATATCCTTAATGTCTTTAGGGGCTTTGTACCCAGAAGACACATAGTCAGCAATATCAGAAGCAGCATACAGAGTGTGACGAAAACCAGTTGGGATATTAAAATTACTGTTAAACCTTACTGGAATGGTATCACCTAACTCAGATGCTGTGCCATTGAAATTGGTTTTCATTGACTTATTGAGTTGACGCAGTCGTTGACTCCATTCAGGTCTAACGGAACGAATTCCGCTAGCAAAAGAGTCGAAACTCTTAGTGCTATGATTCTGAACAGTGAATTGAACTGCTGCATCCCAAGATCGCATATCACCAGCTGTAGCCAACCGCTTACCAAAAGTCTTTTCAGCTCCGGTAGGCTCGTGATCCAACTGCTTGACTTTAGCAAACTGTTCTGTAATCGCATTGATGCGAGCTTGCTCAGCAACACGTAATACATCGGCTGTAATACCGTTGTTATTGTATGCTTTAGCAATACCAGAATAGATTGATGAGTCAAGAGGAGTAACACGAGCTTCGATAAGCTTCTCAAGCTGTAGACGCTGTGAATGGCTATCCCCCGAAAGAGGAATAGCCATTATACCAGCAATGAAGTCTACTTTAGCTCCGAAGTCACCGACAGTTGGAACAATTTCCCAATTGATTGGATCCTTAACATCCTCACGGAATGAAGTAATAACGTTTGGTAACGGCATTACTTCATCTTCAAGGTAGCTTGGAGTCACTTCACTCATGATAGTGTGAACTCAGGAGTGAGTGTACCAATCTTGAGAGCATCGATGATTGGATCAGCCATTTTGCCGAACACCATACGAGCTGCACGCTCTACGCCAAAGCCAGGAGCAGAACGAAGCTGCTCGAAAGCCTTGAATGAACGTAGAGAAGCACGTTGGCCAGGTCGGCCTGCAACAATAACTGCTGCAAGCTGACGCAATTCCACAGGCAATGCTGCGATCAAAGCTGCTGGATGAGCAGCATCAATCTTGATTGCAATTGGGAATCTGTCCTTAAGTGCAGTTGGCAACTCGTCCATGTCTTCCAAGTTAGTGGTCATCACAGCCGAGAACCCTGGATTTGGAGTAAACAACTCTCCAGTGTAGGGGTGCTTGAATGATGATGATTCAACACTGTCTAGGAATGCAAGCAAAGTTGACTGTACGTCACCACCAGCTTTGTCGATCTCGTCAACAACGAGTCGAGCACCAGTAGTACCATTGCCGATCCAGGAGCGTAATGCAGCACCTGGGACAAAGGTGAATCCACCAACCTCGTTAGGCATAACTGAACCTGATACGTCAGCATTTGTCATATCCTCTGAGCAGATAAGACGCTCGGAGCCAGCTTCATTGATGCCGAAGTTGAGGCCAGAGTATGTCTTACCAGTGCCTGGAGGGCCGTAAAGGATGACACGGTCTACACCGGCCGCCAGCACGTCCTCCAAGTCCTTGTAGCATTGAGGGACAGGGATGCCTTGGTATGTTGCTTCACTCATGATTTACTTACTTTCTTCTTGTTTATTTTAGTTTGTAGTGCTTCCTTAGCACCAGGGCAGTCACTTATGTGACTCCGGCACTGCAGGTGGGAATCGAACCCACAACATCCTCCATGCTGCAGTCCCCCTTATTTAGGGAAATATACTACTTTATTGCATGTACAGTCATTTTGCCATTGTGACGGTCAAAGTTAACTTTAACTTTCTTGTAACCCTTGACTCGTGCCTCTTTACGCAATTTAGTTTCAATTGCTTGAGCATTCATCTGATGGATAGGCAAGATAGCAGCTAATTCCTTATAACCAATAACATGACTATTTCCATCAAGGATTTCGTCAAGCCACCAATTCAATTCAGACCATTTAATTATTACTGATGGTTTTGTATAAGGACGACGCAATGATTTGCTACGTGCATTCATTGAATTAACCTTAGTTGGCGGTTTAGCTTTGGTAGCTACGGCTGCTGTTCCCTTACTTGCAGGTTTAACAGAACTATCAAATGATTCAATCAATTCGATAACCTGAATAACTTGACTTCGGGTAGCAGGACGCCCAAGAACTGTGTCAGTTAACTCTAACGCAGTCTTGATCACCTGGCTCATCTTACTGTTGGACATTATGTCCTCCTTCTTTGTTTGTTGTTTTTGTTGTGCCTCCCGGCAGCACCCCAGGCAAGAGTCGAACTTACCTTACGACCATCGGGGATACCGTATTACTTACATATCTTCAAATCTGGACCCCATTCGGGAACCAAACTGTGATTACGTTGGTAATACCAGACAGCCACAAGTGATTGTTGATCACCAGTTGCTGCCTGTGGTGTAGCAGGCAATCCATGTATGTACCCTCTAGCATAATTCCATATGGATGGAATAAACTGATACCAACCAGCCGCCTTAGTGTGTATCTCAACACTAGTTAAGTGGTTTCTAGACTCATGGTATCGAATACAGGCAAACTGTGCTTGTATATGGATAGGCAATTGTCTTGTTGGATCAGTTGCAGAAGGCCATGCGGCTGTTACATCTGTGGACATTGTATTCCATTGCATCAGAGCAGGAACCTCGTGCTTAACCACAATTGGCATGGTTTTCTCATACCAGTGCAGATTAGCCTTAGTTACTGTCTGAACCTGATGTGGAAGCGCGGGCGGGCGTGCAGCAAATACTTGCCCCGAAATTCCTAAACTTCCCATCAATAGCAATGAAGTACATATACACAGCTTACGCAGTGTTTCCATGTACCTTGCTCCTTTCTTATTTGGAGTGATTCTTACTAACTTCTTTATTAATCACCCCATCGGCCCCCTCCCCTCATCGGGAGGAGACCTGTGCAATGATTAAAACTGGCTTACACCATCACGCTCTGGATTGTACAAATCAATATGCTGATTCTGTACAAGATGGAAGAAAGAGTTCGCGATCTTATGTTCCGTACAGCTATTAACTGACTGGAACGGACCGTGCTTAACCTCTGAACGGATCACTTTCTTAGTGTCCTGAAACAGAGATTTTGCGGTGACCTCTTTCAACCTGGGAGTACTAGATATAAGTTGCCAGACACCCGCGGGGGAGACTTCCATCTTAACCACCGCAAAGGTATCTGACAAATCAAAACAACCAACGTGTATATGATGACGGCCAAAGTACTCCAGCCACTCATCAAAGACATAGCCCAAAGGACTATCTTCTACACGTACTTGATTGTACTTCCAGCACGCGCTGTGAAGTGTCATTAGCATAACACTACCTTACTTTCTTGTTATTTACTTAGCTTGCATACCCCCAAGCCAGGGAAGGATATATCTGTACTCCCGTACATAGATAACCCTGTAGCCACCACCATACCTTTATATGATGATGACTACACAGCCACCTATAAACTGCATGTATACCTAAGGTATCCACACCACTTTACACCACATCGCTCCACATCAAACCACTATGCTCCATATGAGTACCATTATAGTGGTAAAGAGAGTGCCTTAGATATGTGTAAACATGTCTCAAAATATGCCCATTTTTATAATATATAGGAAATAAACGGCCACATAGCATAATAAGCTATTACCTTACTATGATCCGATCTTATGCCCTAAGTAAATAAGCTATTATATGTATATCGGATCGATATAATGTTCCACGTGGAACATACTGACTAACATATGCGGAGATCCAATACACCCGTATATTATTTCCTTACTAGGGTATTAGCTTATTAGCATAATAGCCTATACGTTCCACGTGAAACATATCGAACTTGAATTAGAAGCTTAGCTCTATTCCATCCAGAGCCCACTCTGATACTAATGGGCATATGGTATAGGTAAGTTTGATGGGCTTAGATGAGTAGTTTGTTTCCCCGACGACATGCGCGGAGATAGTATCTTCCTCATCATTAATAACCCACTTGGTAGGTGCTATACCATAGAACTCAGTCATACTAATGACTGCCATTTCCACGGATGGAAAACTATCTTGTATAACACCACACCTGGTCTTAGCCTTATGGACAATCCTATCCCATAGAGTAGGCCGGTCAATCCAAGTTATCACAAATCGCTCTTCGATCATGATTATATTCCTTTCTCTTACTTATATTTAGTTTCCCCATAAGGGAGCACCTCGGAGGGGAATCGAACCCCTCCAAGCCCACCAGGGCGAGGTTACCTACTACTTACAACCTATTACAGGTTGTTCTTGATGCTCTTGAATGTCTCAAGGAATAGCATCTGCTGGAACAGCTTCTTCTGGTCCTCAGCCATCTCTTCCACAGTCTCCTGTGAGAGCTTGTTGAGTGCTTCAGAGTACGTGTTGATAACACCGCTGGCCTGAACGTGGTTCAGAACGGTGTCGTACACTACAGGTGAACCGAGAGCGATTGCACGGTTCTTGGTAGCACCTGTCTCTGGAAGCATGTAGAACTTCTGCTGTGCCAGATCCTTAACGTACAGCTTGATGCGTAGCTCAGCACCGTTCAGCTTCTCGTACTGCTCAATTGCAGTTACGATGCCACTGGTTACGTACTGGCGCTGACGCAGCACCTCGTAGTACTGACGACCCTTCTTGTCCGTCAACAGTCCAGAGTTGATAATGAACTGTGTACGGGAACGGTTGTACTTACCCGAGTACGCCATAGATGGAGTAACGATGTCGCTTGGCTCGATGCGAGTAGCAACTTCTACAAGCTTACGACCGTACTCGAGGTTCTGGTTAGTGAACACATCGAATACACGTCCCATGCTGTAGTCGTTGTCTTGCTTAGCCATGCTGATAGCGTTGCCAGCAATCTGGTCGTAGGTGAATCCACCCAAGATCAGATACTGAACAGCGTCCACCAACATCGTGTGCTCTGCTGACGACTCCACTGATGTGTCAACGAAGGCTGCACGTAATACTTCTTGTGCCTCCTCTGCTGTCATTGATACAGTGTTGGATACATTGAATTCTGACATATTGTCTTCCTTCTTTTCTTATTTATTTGTTTCCTCAGTTCCGCTGAGTTACCGGTACTGCTGTTACTCCTGCATCCCTGCAGTGGTAACGTCCCTAGGTCAGATTTGACCCTGACCCTCCGTTGGACTGGAGTCTAGGTGGATAGCCTAGATAGGGTAACCCGTTAGTCTGTCAAGACTACGAAGTTAGGCTTGATATCCTCTACCCTGACTTCGTTATAATCGTTGCATATGACGACCTCGATATCACCTGTGCCACTGATAACAGTGACACAAAGATCTGCCCCGAGTAGACCAGGTATAAACTTCCTATCTGGATCTTTGCGTACCGAGTTCCATCTGTTTTGTACAGCCAACAGAAGTGAACCTCCATACAGCTCTCTAGGTTGAGGCTCAGGTGTATCTGACCAGATCATTGTTGACCAGGCTAGAATTGTCTCTGACATATATTTCCTTTCTTACTTGTTATTTACTGCAGATGTCTCACGACATGTAGCCACCACCGAGTTACCCCGGTGATGCCAGCCTGTCTAGAGGCTTAGTTACAACCACCACACTCACAACCGCAGTCAGAACAGCAGTGTGTGCGACGTGGTTCCTCAGGTTCAATTACTTCAACCATTGGGGGAGCAAGCTCACCAGACTCAAACTCATCTAGGAACTCATTCCAGTCATGGAGACCCTGAAGTTGATTGTATTTGTATAAGCTAATGCTCATATTTATCATTTCCTTACTTATTTGTTATTGACAATCACAGTGATGAGCGTAGCCACGACTGAGGCCACACCTGCAACACAACAAACAATCTGTGCTATGCCCATAGTTGTGTACCACGCCATCTGTACAGCTACTGTTGCTGTTATTACAGACAACAATAAACTGCTCAATAAGACTATGATGATGTCTATACGGTTCATTTTCATGCTCCTTGTTTTTCTTACTTGTGTATTTGATGTTGCAAGGCATGGTCCTTAGTTGTACTAACTATATGAGATAGTCCAAAGAAGTTCATAACCTTTTTGTCTATTCGACGCAAGCATCAAAGTAAGGCGTAAAATAGGGAGACAGATTTTTGCCTTTTCCAGAAACAAAGGGTTTTAGATGGGACCCCTATTGTAGGGAAAAGGTGCCTTAAAAAAAATGGCGGGGACCCCTTGGGGCATTTTTAGAAACATTGTAAAATAGGGTGCTACTTACTATAGGATATAGACACGAAAGGATTCGTCATGCCATTTATCCCCGACCCACTATCCCCATTGGATATTAAGAATGTAAGAATAGCAAGTCTTTCTAAGACAGCTAATAATGCTCAACATCACGAAGATATGATAGCTCATCATCATAGCGTTGCCAAATCTTTGGATAACCTTGCTCAAAGGTATCAAATAAATGGTGATAAAGATTCATACAACAACTTTACAAGTAAAGCAATGGAACACCGTAATATTGCTGATGCTCACAGAGAAGTAAGAGACTATATGAACAATGTACCAAAACCTGATGACAATCGAGACTATGTTAATTCTGCTGGTACATACCAAAGGGCTGAATGTGAACAATGCAATGGTAAAGGTGTTTCTAGGAAAAACACACAATGTGGACATTGCCGTGGCACTGGTTCTAAGATTACTTTCAATAATAATCCAAAATAATGGCTACAGCAAAACCAAAGACAACAAAGATAGAAGCACCTATAGAGGAAGCTCTACAAGGCCTCAGTGATGTTCTACAAGAAGAAGCTAAAGTAGAAGAAGTAGTTATTGCGGAAGCTGTCGAAGAAGCTTTGGTAGAAGAGCCTGTAGCCGTAGAAGCAATCGTAGAGGCCTCACAAGCCCCTGTAGAGGAAGTAACCCCTCCAGTAGCACCATTCGGTAGCAAACCTATTTGGCATGGTGCAATGACAGGTCAAATCCATAAGCAAAGGAACCAGTAATATGAACTGGAACCAACGTTACGCTAATGATAATTCATTATATGACTTTTCTAACTTTTATGAAAAGTTCAATAGCGATGCTGATAAGTATAATAAAGGAAAAGCTGAAGAGTATGAAAATTACCATAATGGTA